ATTTAAACAATAGTAAAGATAACATAAAAATAATGCGGCGGGCGATAGTATTTGAAGGCGAGAAATCATGTCTCCTTTATGCTAGTTATTTTGGAGAAGAAAATGATATTTCAGTAGCTTGTTGCGGAAGTTCTTTGATAAGTTATCAAGTTAAATTACTTTTATCTCTTGGAGTTCAAGAAATTATTGTGGCTTTTGATAAACAATTTCAAAAATCTGGAGATGAAGAATTTAAAAAATGGACTAAGAAACTAACTGATATTCATAAGAAATATAGTCCATATGTTCAAATCTCTTTTGTTTTTGATAAAAAAGGAGATAAACTTAATTATAAAATGAGTCCGATAGATAATGGAAAAGAAATTTTCTTAGAATTATTTAAAGAAAGGATATATTTATAATAAAGATTTTATAAAAAGAATAGGATTATCATAAAATGAAATATAAACTTATAAAACCTGTTAATTCTAAATACTCTGCTTTAGAACAGGTACTTACTAATAGAGGAATATCATATGAAGATATTCCACATTACATAAATACAACAGATAAAGATATTAACTCTCCATTATTACTAGGAGAAGCACAATTATTAATTGCAGCAAAAATATTAATATCTTGTATTAGCAAACAACAATATGTAGTAGTTGTAGTGGATGCAGATTGCGATGGTTTCACCAGCTCTGCGTCACTTATAAATTATTTATATGAAGCGTTTCCCGCGTGGACGCAAAAATATATAAGATGGATAATACATGAAGGAAAACAGCATGGATTAAGTGATTGTTATGATTATATTATTGAACAACATTTTGCTTTAGTTATTGTTCCTGATGCTGGGTCTAACGATTATTCATATCATGCTAAATTAAAAGAAAATAATATTCCAGTTATAGTGCTTGACCACCATGAAGCTGAATACGCATCTGAAGATGCTATAATTATTAACAATCAACTTAGTGACTATCCCAATAAAAATTTAAGTGGAGTTGGTATAACTTATCAGTTTTGTAAATATATAGATAGTTTATTAAATAAAAATTATGCTGATAAATTTTTAGACCTTGTAGCTCTTGGTAATACCGCAGATATGATGAGCCTTCAATCTATAGAAACAAAACATTTAATTAATAAAGGATTCGAGCCTGAAAATATTCATAATCCTTTTATTTATAATATGTGGCAAAAGAACCAATTTAAGCTAGGCGAACATATAACTTCATGGGGCGCTGCATTTTATATTGCTCCTTTTGTTAATGCAATGGTAAGAAGTGGAACTCAAGAGGAAAAAGAATTATTATTTGAGTCAATGCTTTCAATGAAGGCTTTTGATATGATACCTTCAAATAAAAGAGGACATAAATTAGGCGAAGAGGAACAAAGAGTAGAACAGGCAATAAGAACTTGTACTAATGTAAAAAATAGACAAACAAGAGCGCAAGATGCAGGAATGGAATTTTTAGAAAATAAGATTGCGGAAGATAATATGCTTGAACATAAAGTATTGTTGTTTCTTATAGAACCTGGGCAAATAGACCGAAATATTGCGGGATTGGTGGCTAATAAACTCATGGCACGTTATCAAAGACCTTGCTGTGTTCTTACAAGAGTAGAAGAAGATAATGAAATCTCTTATCAAGGTTCTGCAAGAGGATGCGACCAAGTTGGAGTTACTCATTTTAAAGATATTTGCGCGGGTACTGGTCTAACGCTTTTTACAGCAGGACATCAAGGCGCCTTTGGTCTAGGAATCCGCGAACAAGATATTAATGATTTTATTGCCGCTACAGATGAAGCATTAAAAGATATGCCTTCAGAAGCATTATATTATGTTGATTACATCTATGAAGGTAATGAAGTAAATCCTCAAAATATACTTGATATTGCAGAGATGGACGGTTTTTGGGGAAAAGACCTCGAAGAAAGTCTCATAGCAATTAAAGGTTTAAAAGTTACTAAAGATATGGTTACACTAATGTCTCCTGATAGGACTCCTACATTAAAAATTGTTTTACCTAATAAAGTATCTATTATTAAGTTTGGCTCTAGTCAAGAAGAATATAATAAAATAGCTACAGATGGTTATGTAAAGATTGACTTAGTGGGAAAGTGTAATCGTAATGAATGGAACGGATATGTAAATGCACAAATATTACTTGAAGATTATGAGATTGTAGATTCATCTAAATACTTCTTTTAACTATTCGGGCTGCAGACACTCGCATCTTCAAATTTAAAATAGGTTTTGGAAATTTTTCATCTAAAACCTATTTTTTGATTTTTATATAAAAATATGATATAATAATTATAGAAAATAAAAGATATAAGAAGTTATTAAAGGAGATAATAAATTATGACTGATGATATTAAAGATTTATATAAAAAATTAAACATTACTATGATTGATAAAGATGAATTAAATAAAATTGTTAAAGATAGATTAGATTTTGGGTTTGATAGCATTTATTTTAGATATGCAATTGCAATTGATGAATTAGCAATATTAAAAGAAGAGCGCGCCCGCAATAATTGTCAATCTTTTAATAGAGAAGTGTGGGCTAATAGTCAAAAACAACATTTTTATCATATTTTAGAGCAATTTTCGCAAGCTCATAAAATGGAGAATAATTAAAATGATATTAACCAATCGTCAAAATGAAGGACTTAAAATCGCATTAACTAGATATAAAAACCATGAAAAGTATACTGTAATTTCAGGATATGCAGGTACAGGGAAGTCGACCCTAGTTAAATTTATTATAGAAGCATTAGATGTAGATGAAGATAGAGTTTGCTTTGCGTGCTTTACAGGTAAAGCTGCACAGGTTCTTTTAAAAAAAGGTAATAAGAATGTAAAAACTTTACATAAATTATTATATAAGAGTTTTCCTAAATCAGATGGAACTTTTGGTCGTATTCCCGTTGAATCTATTCCATATGATATTATAATTGTAGATGAAGTATCTATGGCACCTAAATCTTTAATGACTTTACTTGCAACTTATAATGTTCATATAATTTGCTTAGGGGACCCATTTCAGTTACCACCTGTAGATAAAGACGAGGATAATCATTTATTAGACCACCCGCATATATTCCTTGATGAAATAATGCGACAAGCGCAAGAATCAGAAATAATTCGTTTAACTATGGATATTAGAGCTGGTAAATCAATAAAACCAATTCAAGGAAATGAAGTTATAGTATCTCATAAGGATGAACTTAATACAGGTATGTTACAATGGGCAGACCAAGTAATATGTGCAACAAATGCTACAAGAGTAGCGTTAAATACTCAAATGCGTCAATTGTCGGGATTAAATAATTTGAAACCTCAAAATGGAGACAAAATCGTCTGTTTGAGGAATTATTGGGATAGCTTTTCGGACGATGGTGAAGACCCGCTAATTAATGGTACTATTGGTTGGATTGATAATTGTTTTACTACTTTTGTACAGTTGCCAAGATGGGCGGAAGGTCAGCAGATTCCTATTTTAAATTGTAATTTTAAAACTGATAGTAATTCTATTTTTAGCTCTCTTGATATGGATAGAGATATGATAATTACAGGTGAAAGTAGTTTAAATTGGAAAACTTCTTTTAAATTATCTAAAAATCCTAAAACTAGACTTTTAGTACCAAAACAATTCACTTATGGATACGCAATAACTTGCCATAAGGCGCAAGGTAGCGAATTTGAAAAAGTTTTAGTCGTAGAAGAAAAATTTCCATTTGATAAAGAAGAGCATGCTCGATGGCTCTATACCGCGGCTACGCGCGCCTCAGAGAAACTTGTAATTATTCAAAAAGATTAAAGGAGATAAATATGGGCGGAAAATATTCTATTACAGCAAGAAATATAAATGATAATTCATGGGAGATATGTGATTATAGTTTAAATTTATTTCAATTTATTTTTAAAGGAATTTATTGTTTAATTAAATATGATGTTGTAAATTTAGGTAAACATGGGAAATAATAATGAATTGGACATCTAAAGAAATAAAATGTTATTTTTATCAAACTAATATAAATAAAGTATTATTAAATAATGATAAAGCAGGAGTCAGATTAGTTGCTATATTAGATTTATTGAATAATACAATTAGTGAATATGATATTACAGATATAGTAGGAGAATTAATATATATAGTTCTTCTATTGATATAGGAGAGGCAATTGATTTATATTATGAAGAGGTAAATAAATATTATGACAAAGAATGATGTAAAAAAACTATACTTTTTAATAAACCAGTTTATACTTTACTTAGTAATGAAGAAACTGGATATAGATTAGATATAGAATTAGATTTATTTAATGATAATATGTTATATGTAATTACAAATGTTAAAGATAGAAATAAAGGCGAATTGTGTTTACCTAGTTCTGGTATAAATGAGGTAATTGATAGATATTTTAAACTTATAGGAGAAAATAATAATGTTAGTTTTACAATATAATTTAGAAAAAAATGATTTAAATGCAGTAGCTGAATTGTACAATGATATAGTCAAACGTTGTCCAGATGAAACTGTTATTGCTCTACCAGATGGAATGAGTTTATTAGAACTAGATGATGAATCTTTAAATAATATAGTAAAAAATCTTCTCCATTATGCTAGTTTGAGAGGAATGTCTTATAGTAAAGAGTACTAAGCACTCTTTTTGATTTTTAATAAAAATTATGATATAATTATTATATAAAATAAAGATGGAGAGATAAGATGAATAAAATAGATAGATTCGAGATTCATAGTCACGACATGTATAGCAACATTCGTCTTCTTGATTGTATCAATCGTCCAAAAGATTTAGTTAATAGGGCGATTGATTTAGGTTTAGCAGGTATTTCTATAACTAACCATGATTGCTTATCTAGTCATATGGAATTAAATATATATCAAAATGAAATTCAAAAAGAACATCCTAATTTTAAAATTGCATTAGGAAATGAAATATATTTATGTCAAAATAGAGAAAATGGACAAAAATATTATCATTTTATATTAATAGCAAAAAATATGCAAGGTCATAAAGCTCTAAGAGAATTATCTTCAAGAGCATGGATGAACTCTTATTATGATAGAGGTATGGAAAGAGTTGTTACATTATATTCAGATTTGGCGGAAATCGTACATAAATATCCTAACTCTTTAATTGCAACAACCGCATGTTTAGGAGGCGAACTATCTACTCAAACATTAAATTTAATTAATACAGAAAAAGTTAATGATGTTGAAGAAGCTAGAAATGCACATAATCGTATTGTAGATTTTGTTCTTTGGTGTCAGGAATTATTTGGTGACGACTTTTATATAGAGTGCGCGCCCGGCTGTTCAAAAGACCAAATGGCAGTTAATAAAAGATTATTTAGTATATCTCAAGCTTTTGAAATTCCAATGGTAATTGGCACTGATGCTCATTATCTTAAAAAGGAAGATAGATTTGTTCATAAAGCATATCTTAATTCAAAAGGTGGGGAGCGTGAAGTAGATGATTTCTATGAATATTCATATCTTCAAACCAATGAAGAAATTATAAGTAACCTTTCAAAAAGTTTTGAAAATGAAAAATCTATTATTATTGAACAAATGTTTGATAATAGTATGGAAATATATCAAAAAATTGAGAATTATGATTTAAGGCATCCGCAACAAATTCCAAAAGTAGAAGTTAAAAATTATCCTAAATCTTCATGGTGGGGAGTTAATAATCCATATGCAGATGAAATGACCAAGTATCCAATTCTTAAAAGTATGTTTACTTCTGATGATAAAGTAGAAAGATATTGGATAAATGAATGTTGGAATAATTTAAATGAGAAAATTGGAAATTGGGCAGATAATGAAGAATATGTTCAAAGACTTGAAGAAGAAGCTGATATAAAAAGAACAATAGGAGAAAAACTTGAAACTAATATGTTCTCTTATCCTGTAACTTTACAACATTATGTAAATTTATTTTGGGAGTGCGGCAGTATAGTTGGCGCGGGACGTGGCTCAAGTTGCTCAGGACTGAATCATTATCTTCTTGGTATTACACAATTGGACCCACTAGAGTGGAATTTACCATTCTGGAGATATTTAAATAAAGAGCGTACAGAGCTAGGCGATATCGATTTAGATTTATGTCCAAGTAAACGTCCACTCATTCTTAAAAGAATAAAAGAAGAGCGTGGACAGAACTTCAAAGATGGTATTGATGATTTATCAAGGAAAAATTTAGGTTGTACTCTTATTGCAACGTTTGGAACGGAAGGAACAAAATCTACTATATTAACTGCTTGCCGCGGATATAGAAGTGAAGATTATCCAGATGGAATAGATTCTGATACAGCTCAGTATATGGCTTCATTAATTCCTTCTGAGAGAGGATTTTTATGGACATTATCTGAAGTTCTTTATGGCGACCCCGATAAAGATAGAAAGCCAATTAAAACTTTTATTAATGAAGTGAATCAATACCCAGGTCTATTAGATATTATGATTGCAATAGAAGGGTTAGTAAATAAACGTAGCAGTCATGCATCTGGAGTTATCTTATTTGACGAGGACCCATATGAGTTTGGTTGCTTTATGAGAACTCCGAAAGGAGAAATTATTACTCAATATGACCTTCATATGTGCGAGGCTGCAGGTATGACAAAGTATGATTTCTTGGTTACAGAAGTACAAGATAAACTTGTAGAAGCTATTAAACTTTTACAAAAATATAATGAAATAGATAGCTCATTATCATTAAGAGAAGTATATGATAAATATTTTCATCCTTCTGTTTTACCTATTGAAGATAATAAAATATGGAAAGTTTTACATGAAAATAGTGTTTTAAATATTTTTCAGTTTGATTCAGAAGTAGGAAGTCAAGCCGCAAAGAAAATTAAGCCTAGTAGTATCTTAGAAATGGCGGATGCCAATGGATTAATGAGATTAATGACTTCAGAAAAAGGTCAAGAAACTCCAATGGAAAAATATATTAGATTTAAGAATAATATTAATCTTTGGTATAAAGAAATGGATAACGCTGGATTGACAAAAGAAGAGCAGGAAACTTTAAAACCATATTTCTTAAAATCTCATGGAGTTCCACCTAGCCAAGAACAATTAATGATGATGTTAATGGATAAAGATATTTGTGCTTTTACTCTTGCAGAAGCGAACGCCGCACGAAAGATAGTTGGTAAAAAACAGATGTCTAAGATTCCAGAATTAAAAGAAAAAGTTCTTACTCAAGCTAAGTCTAAAAATCTTGGACATTATGTTTGGGAGAATGGAATCGGCCCTCAAATGGGGTATTCGTTCTCGGTCATTCATGCATTAGCCTACTCTTTTATAGGTTTTCAAACTATGTATATAGCAACAAAATGGAATCCTATATATTGGAATACCGCATGTTTAATAGTAAATAGCGGCTCTCTTGAAGATGAAGATTCTGAATATGAAAATGATGAAGAAACTGAAACAACTCAAAAGAAAGAAAAAGGAACTGATTATGCTAAAGTAGCTAAGGCTTTAGGAGATATTATTTCAAAAGGAATTAAAGTATCTTTAGTAGATATTAATAAATCTAATTTTAGTTTTGAACCTGATATTGAAAATAATCAAATTCTTTTTGGTATGAAGGCTTTAGGCGGGGTTAATACTGATATAATAAATAAAATAATTGCGGGACGCCCTTATGAGAATTTTACCGACTTTTTAAACCGCTGTCCGCTTAATAAAACTGCTATGATTTCATTAATCAAAGCAGGTAGTTTTGATAATCTAGAACTTGAATGGGCGAAAGAATTAAATATTGAACCAAGAATGTTAATTATGGTTTATTATATTTCAAAAGTAAGTGAGCCAAAGAAAAGATTAACTTTACAAAATTTTAATGGATTAATTCAAAAAGATTTAGTACCAGCAGATTTAGATTTTACAAAACGAATATTCATTTTTAATAAGTATTTAAAGGCTAATAAAAAAGTTAATAAATATTATGTTTTTGATGAAACGTGCGAAAGGTTTTATTCTCAATTCTTTAATATGGAAACATTAGAAGTAATAAATGGGTATACTTGTATCTTACAAACTGAATGGGATAAAATTTATCAAAAAGAAATGGATAATGCGCGAGCTTGGCTTGGAGAGCATCAAAGTGAGGTTTTAAAAGAATTTAACTATCTTTTATTCCAAGAAACTTGGGATAAATATGCACAAGGCAGTATTTCCGCATGGGAAATGGAAAGTTTATGTTTTTATTATCACGAACATGAGCTTAAAGATGTTAATATCCAAAAATATGGAATATCAGATTTCTTTCAAATGTCAGAAACTCCTGAAGTAGATTATTTCTTTAAAAGAAATGGTAAAGAAATTCCTATTTATAAAACTTATAAAATAATTGGAACTGTTATTGGTAAAAATGATACACGTTCTTCAGTCTCTGTTTTAACCACTACTGGTGTTGTAAATGTTAAATTTACTAAAGAATATTATGCTATGTATAACCGCCAAATTTCTGAAATTCAAGAAGATGGAAGCAAGAAGGTTAAAGAAAAAGGTTGGTTCAATCGAGGTACAAAAATAATGGTAACAGGATTTAGGCGTGAAGATACGTTTGTTGGAAAAACCTATAAGGCAACTCCAACGCATCAATTATATATAATAGAAAATATAGATAAAGATGGAAATATGGAACTTAGACATGAAAGATTTGAAGTAAATAATGGAGAATAATAATGATTAAATATAAAACTAAAATTTTCTTTGGAACTAGTTCAAATTGTTTTTATGACAACGCTGATGAACAATTTAACAAATGGATTGAAGAACATCCTAATATTGAAATATTAAAATTTAAATATGAACAAGCTAGATATGGAGACCATTCAATTTGTATTTTATATCAAGAGGTAGATAATGGAGAATAAAAAATACACAATCCTTGCGTTATTCGGAGAGAGTGGCGCAGGGAAAGATACTATTAAAAAAGCAATAGTTAATAATATGGATAATATAAATGGAATTGTGTCTTATACTACTAGACCATCAAGAGAAAAAGAAGTAGATAATGTTGATTATCATTTTGTTAGTAATGCGGAGTTCGCTAATATGGTACTAGATGGCTCAATGTTAGAAGCTACAAGTTTCAATGAATGGTTCTATGGAACAGCGATTTCCGCACTTCAAAAAGATAAAATTAATATTGGAGTCTTTAATCCACAAGCTATTGAATGTTTACTTCAAGATTCTCGATTAAATGTTATTCCTATTTATGTATATTGCTCTGATAAAAATAGATTACTTCGCTCCCTTAAGAGAGAAAAGAATCCAGATTGTTCTGAAATATGCAGAAGATTTCTTGCAGATAAAAAAGATTTTTCTGACGCAGATTTTGACTATATAGTATATAGTAACAATAATAAGAATACAAATGAAAAAAAAATGGTATCTCAAATGAAAGGCATTTTAAAAGAATTGGTCATAGCAAATTAATCTCTTTTAAAAAAATTTCATATTTATAGTAAAATCCTTAATATAATTTAAATACATAGGAGGTATTTATGAAAATTCAAAAACGTGATGGCACAACACAGCTATTCGACCAAAATAAAATAATTGATGCGATATTTGGAGCGTTTAAAGAGGTTGATGGAGAATTAAGTGACTACGCATATGCAAAAGCTGGAAATATAGCTGATTATATTCAAGAGCAGGCAGAAAATGCAGACCATATTCTTAATGTAGAAGAAATTCAAGATATGGTTGAAAAAGGTCTTATGAGTACAAAACGTAAAGACGTTGCTAGAGCATACATCACTTATCGTAATGAAAGAACTCGCGCAAGAGAAAGAAATAGTGAAATTATAAAAGGTATTTCTAACAAAATATCTGCGGCTAATGTTGAAAATCAAAATGCTAATCTTGATGAAAAGTCTTTTGGTGGAAGGATAGGTTCTGCTAGTGATGAGGTTATGAAAAAGTATGCGTTGGATTATTGTATGTCAGTTATGGCAAAAAATAATCACTTAAATAATAAAATTTATGTGCATGATTTATCTCATTATCCTGTTGGTGACCATAACTGTCTTTCTATTCCTTTTGACCCGCTATTGGCAAATGGATTTAATACCAGACAAACAGATGTGCGCCCTGCGCAATCTGTAAGTACAGCTTTTCAATTAGTGGCTGTTATTTTTCAATTACAGTCCCTTCAACAATTTGGAGGTGTCTCTGCGACGCATTTAGACTGGACTATGGTTCCTTATGTACAAAAATCATTTATTAAACATTTTCAAGATGGTTTAACTTATATTGAACAAAAATCTGAATATAAAGTTAATCGTTTTAAAAAATGGTTTGAGCATTTAGATAATCAAAGTATTGATAATGCAGAATTAAAAGAGAAACATCCTTTAGTATATAAATATGCTATTGATAAAACTGAAAAAGAAGTTTATCAAGCTGTTGAAGGAATGTATCATAATCTCAATACACTTCAGTCAAGGAGCGGCAACCAATTACCTTTTACTTCAATTAACTATGGTACTTGTACTTTACCAGAAGGTCGTATGATAACTAAAGCATTATTGGAAGTTTCAAAAGAAGGAATTGGAAAATTGCATAAAACTTCAATATTCCCTTGTGGTATCTTTCAGTACATGAAAGGTGTTAATGATAGACCTGGAACCCCTAACTATGATTTATATAGATTAGCTCTTGAATCAACAGCTAAAAGATTATATCCAAATTATGCTAATGTTGATTGGAGCGGGAATGCGGGTTATGACCGCAATGACCCAAGTACATATTTTTCAACAATGGGCTGCCGCACAGCTAATGGTTGGGATATTAATGGATTTGGTCAAAGAAAAGATGGAAGAGGAAATATTTGTCCTGTAACGATTATTATGCCTACTCTTGCTATGGAAGCAAAAGAAGATGCTAATGCATGGAGTCCAGAGCCTAATCAAGCAAGAGAGCAAGATACAGTAGATTCATTTTTTGAAATTCTTGATAAAAAAATTAATGAAGCAAAAGATATGCTAATTGAAAGATTTAATTGGATTTGTTCTCAATCTGTTGACTCTGCAAAATTTATGTATGAAAATAATGTAATGGAAGGATACATTCCAGAAGAAGGTATTCGTTCAGCATTAAAGCATGGAACTCTTGCAATAGGACAGCTTGGATTAGCAGAAACACTTCAAATTCTTATTGGGGCAGACCAGACAACAGAAAAAGGTATGAAATTAGCAAAAAGAATTGAACAACTTTTTAAAGATAGATGTGCTGAATTTAAGGAAGAATATAAACTTAATTTTGGGGTATATTATACTCCAGCTGAGAATCTTTGCTATACCGCTATGAAAAAATTTAAAGCTAAATATGGCGAAATTCCAAATGTATCTGATAAAGAGTTTTTTACTAATTCAATTCATGTTCCAGTATGGAAATCTATGTCCCCTTTTGATAAGATTGATATTGAATCTCAACTTACTGGATATAGTTCTGCGGGATGCATTACCTATGTAGAGCTTGATGGCGGAGTTAAAAATAATATAGATGCATTAGAGACTATTGTTAATTATGCAATGGCTAAGGATATACCTTATTTCGCGATCAATGTACCTAATGACACTTGTTTAGAGTGCGGATATACTGATGAATTAGGAGAAGAATGTCCAATGTGTAATAGCGAACATATTCAACGTCTTCGTAGAGTAACAGGCTATCTCACTGGAAACTATACAACTGCCTTTAACAAAGGAAAACAACAAGAGGTTGAAATGAGGGTAAAACACAGATGAGATATGCTAGTATAATTGGAAATGATGTAGTGAATGGAGAGAACGTATGCGTCTCTCTCTTCACTCAAGGTTGCCATAGACATTGCAAAGGTTGTTTTAATTCTTCTACCTGGGACTTTAATGGCGGAATTGAAATAGATGAAAATGAATTAACAGAAAAAATACTTTCTTTAATTAATAAAAATAATATACAACGGAACTTAAGTATCTTAGGCGGGGAGCCGCTGTGCGAAGAAAATAGAGAATATATTTTAAGATTAATTCTTAAAGTAAAAGAAATTTATCCAAATATAAAAATTTTTATATGGACTGGATATGATATTGAAGATATATTTTTAAATCCTTGTATTGCAAATATATTACAAAATATAGATGTAATAATTGATGGAGCTTATATTGAAGAAGAACGTGATATTACATTAAAATGGCGAGGAAGTAAAAATCAAAGAATTTTGACAAAAGAAAAAATAAATGATATAATATCAATAGGAAAAACAATAAAAGGAGAATAAATATGTCAGATGTAGATGTAGCATTAGGAACTGTATATGAAGTAGCTAAAAGTGCTGCCAAATTAGAAGCTCCTCTTACTCATACTGATTTAAATAAAAGATTAAGAGAAATTAAACAGTTCTTTTTAGCTCAAAATGATAAATATTTTATGTTATTAAATAGAGAAACATATAATTTTACTTTATTTAATTTAGGAAATAAAGATGATATAACAATAAAGAAAATAATGGAAGGTCTAAAAGAATGTTTAGATAATCGCGGGGACGTCATTTCAATCGATTTAACTGAGGCTAAAGATGCCTTTGAAATATGGATTTCCGCAGATGATGAAGCTCTTGTTTATTATTTATTTCCTTATGATACTGGAGTTATTGAGTGAGGCATAAATATGAAGAAAATAATAGGTGTGATAAAGCCATTTGATATGAAACAGAATTTTTATGTTTATGAAGATGGTAATAAATTAGATTCAGCTTCTCCAACTATAGATGAAATAAGTGAAACTATTTTTGCTCTTATGCAAGAATATGATGTAAGTCAATTAGATTTAGTTGGTCCAAAACAATATAATAAAGGACTAAGTAAAAAGATTAAAGAAGCTGAAATGGTTAAATATGATAAAAATACACTTGAGATAAATATAGTTTAAAGAATTAGGAGATAAAAGGATATGAGCAAATATTTAATTAAGGTTGATGAAACCTATAGAGCAGATACGGAAAGAGAGGCTGCGCAATTAATAAATGATGCTAAAGCTGATACTGGATTTACTCTTGATAAATATACTTCTGTTCATCGTGAGCGCAAGCAAAAAGGAGAGGTAGTGGAAGAGTGGTATAGAGTTACCCTTACCAAGGTTTTTGATGATGAAAAAGAGCCTATTGGTTCTGCAACAGTAAGTTATAATACATCAGGAAGTGCCTTTTCGGAGGATGAGTAAATGGAAAATATAAAAATTAAATTATTAAATGAAAATGCTAAAGTTCCAACAAGAGGAAGTGAAAAAGCTGCGGGATATGACTTACATGCTGCAACAACTAAACCTATAGAAATCGGTGCTCATAATGTTGAAAAAATTGGAACGGGAATTTCAATTGAATTGCCAGAAAATACTTTTGGAGCTATATTTGCAAGAAGCGGTTTAGCTACTAAAAAGGGACTTAGACCAGCTAACTGTGTAGGTGTTATAGACTCAGATTATAGGGGAGAATGTATTGTTGCTCTTCGTAATGATACAGATGAAGAAATGATTATTGAAGCTGGTGAAAGAATTGCTCAACTAGTTATAATGCCATTTATACCTGTTGATTTTACTGTAGTAGATGAATTGAGCGATACAGAACGCGGAGATGGCGGTTTTGGTAGCACAGGGACTAATTAATGATTGGAATGGCTGAAATGAGTTGGAAAGAAAGCTTAGAATGGCAAGCTAAAGAGAAAGCTTTTCTTGATACTAAAGATTTAAAGCCTTTTCTTAAAAAAGACAGAGGTATTTATGATATAATAGATGCTATAGAAGATACTTTTGGCAAGGATTACACAGAAGAATCTTTTATCTTTAATTGCATGGACTCTAACGAGTTTATTGAATATTTAGAAGATAGATATTCAGATATTCAATTTTATGAAGAACCTAGAGTATTATGAAAAATATAAAAACAATAGAAGAAATATCAATAATAATAAATAATTATGAGCCTATTATTGATGAAGAAGATGATTGGTCTTTATTTTATTATTTATATCTAAAAGAATTGATAAATGATAAGAGTGATAAATAATTCACTCTTATTTTTTATGTTTAAATAAAAGTTGACAAAACTAAATTTTTGTGTTATAATCTAGTTATAGAACAGGAGGAATGTGGATGAAAATATTAAGCTTGGATGCTTCCACTAAGGCAACAGGATATGCAATTTTTAACGAACAAAAATTAGAAAGTTATGGTTGTATTACTGCATCATCAACAGATTTAATAAAACGTATAAATAAAATGATTACTGAACTAGAGCAAATTTTAACAAAAGAAAAAATAGATAAAATTATTTTAGAGGAAGTTAGACCAGAACAAGGTTTACAGAATATCAAAACACATAAGGCGTTAATGTACCTTCAAGCGGCAATTGCTTTTTTAATACATGAACGCTTTAATACAATAGAAGTAGAATATACTTATCCTAATGAATGGCGGGCGGCATGTGGTATACACACAGGACGAGGTGTAAAGCGCGAGACACTGAAGTCCGCGGATATAAAATTTGTAAAAGAAAATTTTGGGATTACTGTTAATGATGATGAGGCAGATGCTATAGGAATAGGATACGCATATGTTAATAAATTAAGTAATGAAATAAACTGGGAATAAAAAAATAGGAGAAGTAGTTGGCGCTACTTCTCCTTATTGGCTTTTATATTATAATTAGGTCTGATATTTCTATCAATTAGGTCTATAATATATAAGTTATTTTTTCATTTCTTTTTCTTCCATTGTTTCCTTATAATGTTCATGTACCATATAAGGCAATGTATGATGAACTACTTCTTCTTCATCTTTTTCCATCGCTTTTGAGATATGACAGTAATAGATAGCTTCTTCTATATCTTTAATCATATCTATTACTTCACCTAGCTCATGCGCATCAACTGCTTTTAAATCGTTCATATGTGACATTGCAGTATCTATTAATGTATTTTTAATATATTTTAATTTGTCCATATTTTATCTCCTTATGCCACTCTTTCTACTAATAAATTTGCATTTTGTACACTAATTGCCTGAGTGCTAATATTTTTAACTGCTATTTGAGTGCAACATCCAATAGGAACATCTATAAATACTGCGCTAGAAACATTATTAAATTGAGCAACAGTAGATGTAGTGGAAATCATAGTTGAGCTATCTAAAGGTTCTCCATTTGCGGAAATTGATATAGAGATAGCTCCAGCTGTGCCCGTAGATGGAATTGCTATATTTCCACTAAAAGTTACTTTAAATCTTGCGCGGCATTGGCGAGTAATGCCGCGCAATGTAACTAATCCACTACCACTACGGTGTAGAATGGAGCAATTTCCGCTAATAGGCTCGCTTGTAAATAATACATCTTGATTTGCGGCAACTGTTTGAACCGCATTTGCTGTATATTCAGCCATTTTGTATTTTACCTCCAATAAGTTATTTAATTTTAATTAAGCTCCACATTCACAACCATATCCAAGTCCATATCCAATATATGGATTAGCTACTTGATATGCAGGTATTGGAGCTGGTCTTAATTGACTAACAAGATAGTTGTTCTGTGCACACTGACTAGCTGCGAATTTCAAGTTCTGATTTTCTGCCTGTAATGTAGAAAGTTTATCTTGAACTAAGAAATCTAAAATGCTTCTTGTCGCACAATTCTGGTTATCAATGATGTCTCTTGTTGTGTTTTGAATAGTGTTTTTAACATCGCAAGTGTTTGATGCAAGCTGGAACTCAATATCTTTTTGACCAGCTCTATTATCGCAGCAGCATTGAGCCATTTGAGATTGAAGTGCATTTGTGTTCTGCATATTTGCAACAGTATTAGCATTAATATCTTGCTGTAATGCGTTAGTATTCTGCATATTAGCAATAGTCACACCAGTAATGTCTTGCTGTAATGCATTAGTATTTTGATTTAATGTGTTAGTTAAACCACCAAAACCTGCACACATAGTTTGCTGAGCATTAGCAAAACCATTTAACATACCTGTGTTCATAGCATAGAAGCCATCACAAAGTCCTTGCTGAACTCCTCTAACTGAACTTTCAAGCTGATTAAAATTCATATCTTGACATAAATCAGCTCTTGTTAAAGCACCTTGAGCAGCTGCGGAATTAGCTCCTCCGAATCCATTACCTCCCCATCCAGAGAATATGAATAAGAATAAGATAATAATCCACCAAGCACCATTACCCATAAAGCTGTCTCCATAACCATTTCTACCTGATGCAGCCGCGATATCAGTAAGACTATAGCCTTCTCCTGAATTAAACATAAGTTACCTCCTATTAAAAATATTTATTTATTAAAATTTACAAACCTAGCATTTGTCTAAAATTTGCAAATTCTTTATCATAATCTTTTCCTTGCTCTTTGCAAGCATTCCTAGCTACTTCTTCTATTCCTTTTGTATCTCCTTTTTTAGCAAGGTCTAATAAATTAGCCATCATTGGATTATTAGATGACCTTTGTTCTAACATATTAATTACAAATTGTTGCGGATTTCCGCTGCTACAAATAAATTGTATAAATTGCATAGGATTCATATTAGAAGCCATTCTTTGCCACCTCTTTCTTTACTTGTGGAGCCTCAACTGAAGGCTGCGCCAAGAACATATCTATTTTATTTTCTAATGTTTCAATTTTTTGTAATATCATTTCTTCATTACTTTTCTTTATTTCTGTTTGAGTTTGCGCCATAGGCTTAAAAGTAATAACACTTGTAGTACCATTGTTATTCCATGATTTAATATAAATTTCACTCAAATCTGCTTTAGGAAAAATTCCGTATCCGCCTATTGGAACTTCTGTAGCTCTAACAATATCTTCGCTATCAACTATTTTTCCATTTAAACTCTGTTGTGGCTGATTATTCATTTGATATGTAGGTTGCATTTGTTGAGGCTGTTGCATAGGCATTGGATATTGATTACTATATGGATATACATTATTCATATAATAATTTGGATTGTAATAGGTCATATAACTATCTCCTTTCTCTCATCTTTGACATTATTATATGAATTTTGCTTTGTAGTAAATTTCTTAATTTGCCCCAAATTTTCATTAAAATTTATTAAATTGTTAAAATTTAGTACCTAGTTAATTTTAGTTATAAGAGATGAACATTTCCAAATTTTAGACAAAAAAATAGCTGAGAATAGCATTAATTGCTATTCTCAGCTTGTATTTTATTTAATACCATAAATATTTGTAATTTTATATTTTTTATCATTATCATCAGTAAAAGTCTTAAAACTTAAAGTTTTAACATCATCTTCTTCAATTACTTTAATTTCATTTGAACGAATATTTGCAACTTGTAATACAGTGCTAGATATTAATTTAATATCATATTGAACTGAAATTAATCCATTTGAATCTATGTCTATTAAAGAATAAGATAATTTAATTGGATTATTATAAGCAAGAATTGGAATTTGCTTAATCTCCATTGTACTTCCATTATATTCAGAAAATATCATTAAATATTTAAAATCTGTACTAGAAACTCCCGTATTTAATGTAATAGTAGCATTTTCTGTTAAACTAAAATCATTTAAAGTTTTTAATAAAACAAAAGTATCTTGATTTAAATAATCTTCCACTGTAGTCCCGCTATTTAAAAAAACTTTATCTGCTTTTATTGTAAAATTATCTTCTTTTAAATAATCTTCTACACTAGTTCCACTTTTTAAATTGACATTTTCTGCACTGGCTCCAAGGTCAATCATAGTAAAACTTCCATCATCATCTTTTACTGATACTCTTTTACAAACCGCCATATTTTACCTCACTCGCATATAAAATCTATAATAGTGCTTGCATCTTCTTTTTGATTAAAACGAATTGAAGTAATATTAACTCCATAGTCAGTTTCTAATATACCTGTTTTTCCTAATTCAAAAAGAACATTATTTATATATACTTCATGTCTTGTTTTAGATTGGATACCTAGTTTAATAATAGAATTAATATCAGAATTTTGTTCTGATATTAAATCCATTATTTCCTCATTCTCTTCAAAAGGTCCAATTATTTGATTATAAAAGCCATTCATATTAGTTCTCCTCAAGTATAAACCAAATGCCGCCATCATTTAAGGCACTCATTTTAGTTGTAATATCAGAGTCAGAAGCTTTTCCAACGATAATTGGAGTGCTAGATAAAGAACCTAAATAATACCAAGACATAGCATCATAATCAAAAGCGTAAAAGAATTTATCTGTAGATGAAATTTCTACAATTATTACTTTACCACTATCAGTTCCAGTTAATCCATTTGGGTATAATTGATTTAAATAAACTGATGTAATAGTTGAAGAACTACTTAAATTATTATCATCTTCTTTTTTTAAATGAGGTCCAATTAATAATCCACTATAATCTCTAATAGCTCCTAAATCTAGCCAGCCATTTATATTATTATAAGTTGCAGCAATCCCTTGATTTATTAGTTCTTGCCTCTTTTCGGGGTCGCTATAAAGTATTAAGAAATGGTAATTATCTTCATTAATAGCCATTTTCATAATATAATTTAATGGGGAACCTATATCTTCTTCATCGCCTGTATTATAAGTTACATGAAGTTTTTGGTTACCCGGACTAGCTAAATTAGTATCATCAGAATTTACTTTCATATTAGAGACTACTTTAAGATATTTCTCATGTTCAGTTTTAGTTCCATTATTATAAGTAACTGTGATTGTTCCATCATCAGCTATTTTTACATCTGTAGCCCATACTAAATTTTTAGTATAATCTGTTGTCCCATTATTATATTTAACTGTTAGTAATCCTTCATCAGTTAAAGAAATGGAAGAAATCCATTGGATTTTTTTATCAAAAACATCAGTTGATTTATCATTATAGGTAACTGTGATAGTTCCATTAGCGGCGACCTCAACACTTGTTATCCATTTTATTTTATTATTTAAAACTACATCATTACCTGTTGTATATTTTAAAGTAACTGTTCCATCTTCCGCTAATATTACATTATTAACCCAGCGTAAATTAGTATCATATTTAGTGCCTTCATTATAAGTTACATTAAAAGCGCCTGTAGTGCCATTTAATGTAATAGAAGTAATCCACTTAACTAATTTAGGATAGGTTATTGTATCATTATGTGAATACTCAATAGTAAAAGTACCATCATTATCGAGTGTGATTCCAGTTATCATATTATAATCACCTAAATACATAGTAACTGGCTCTCCGCTTTCTAATTTATCATAATGATAATAGTCATATACTAATACTTTTCTTTTGTTATCTATATCATCATCGCGCCCGTCGTAATTTTGAATTGAAGTACTTGCTTCTATTACTCTAAAGTTTTTAAAAGCATCTCCTTTAATACCTTTTGGAATACTAACATTCCATTTTTCATAAAATGGATGTTGCTTATCATCACTTCTATCTATTAAATCAGTATTACTGAAATTAGAAGTGTTATTATCTCTATTATAATATGGACTTACTGAACTAGCAATAAAATCAATTACTGTATAAGGAATTTTAAAACCTATATAAGCAGTACAGTCTTCTTCATTTTCATCTCTGATACTACAGTAATTCCATTGAATTTCATCATTATAAGTATCACCATCTTTACCAGGAACCAGATTCTCAGTAGGAGCGTATGAGCCTTCTCCTCTTCTAATATCATATCCTTCAGTAGCTTGCTTTTTGTCTACTTCCATCATAGTCATTAGTTCTAACATTGGCGCTTTACCTGCGGGACCTACTATAGTACCAACATATAAAGCTCCACCAAGGTCATTTAAATAATCATAACCTCTTCGATATATCTTACCATTATCAGGGTCATTCTTATTTACTGTATTAATTAATACATATTCTCCAAAATTAACTAATTCAAATTGAGGTCCTTTGGTAAAATCTTCAGCCATGGCGCTAACTGATGCATAATCTTTAACTATAACGAAAGACGCGCCAGCTTTTCCGCCATAAAAACTTCCTAACATCCTTTTTCCTCCTTAATATTGAAAATCCATAATGAAATAATCTAATCCATCAGAGTAAAAAGTGGATTCTTTTAAAATAAATCCAATAGATTGAATAGTTAATCCATTATTAATTTCATATATTCCAGTTCTTCCAATTCTAATTTGTTCTCCATTTATACACATAATTAGACCAGGCGGACCCTGGATACCTATCTTACTTAATTCAGATAGTCCCGCATAAGAACTACTTAAATAATCTATAACATTATAAATTGAATAAAATTCAATAATTTCACATGACATAACTCGACCATGAGTATCTTTTAATGTATTTTCTATAGAATAATCTAAAGCAATTCTATTTAATTCTAAAATAATTTGGTCATATGTAGAATTTGGTGTAATTATTAATTCAAAATAAGTATAGTCTGAACCATAATCTACACTATAATAATCTACACTTTGAATGGTATCTTCATCAATAGAAGAGTTCTCTAACTTTAATGTAAAATCCTGTACAGAATCTGTTCTTTGTTTTACTCTAAATTTTAAATAATAACTAGTTTTACTATTTAAAATATTAGCTCCTTGAAGTTGTATACATATATCATCAAATTGAGTAATTCCAGAATCATTTTTTACTGTTGTGAGTGTATACGTTTGAGGATTTTGATATGAGTCAGCTGATAGTTGAGTTCTTCTAAATTGTCCAATACTATAACTCATTGTAGTCTCCTTTCTATATTAAAATCTCTCAAGCGCTCTTGTACAAGAAATTGACATCGTACTTGTAATATCAAGAGGAAGAGAAATTGTATTAATCATATAATCTCCATAAATACCACTTTCATTATCTCGTACTGTTATTCTAGTATTTGGTTCTAAATAATAAATGGGTATTGCACTTAAAGTAATGCTTTCATTATAACTAGTATATTGATATAATAATTCTCTTACTGCTTCATATGCGGAATTAGATTCTCCTCCGCTAGCTATCATACTATATATTGAACTATCTAATTGAATATAATCTTGTCCTTTATTTTCACATTCTGTTCTTAAAGTTGCAATATCTTCATCTGATGTATCAAGTAAAATTAAATCAGGTATTTCTGGTTCAAAGATACAATTTATACTGTCATCACTAACTACTTTTGTGCGGCGACCGATATTAGAAACGCTAAACTCAGATATTGCCGCAGTAGAGTCAATAAAATCTAAATAATATTCAATTCCACTTGGAGTTTTTAATGCACTAGCATAAAATTCGCCCTTCTCTACGTCGTATAACTTAGGCCATTCGTTCAAAAGCTCAGTATAATAATAATTAGAATCACTACCAAATGGTTCACTTTCAACACCAGATAAATATAATTCTGTTCTCCAATCTTTAGTAGTTATATTTACTTGACCTTCAGAAACTTTTGTGTATTCTTGATTAGCGGCATCCCATTTATAAATAAGCTGGGTATCTTCCGCCATATAGAAGGTTTCCGCAACTCCTTTTTTAGGAAAATAACTTTTACTAGAATATTTAATAGGACTTTTAGCTTTTGTTAATCCATCATCGGGGTCTTCATAAAAAAAACAAGGATATGTATTTCCAATAGTAGGTTTGCTATCAATAGCAAGATGATAGCGTATTGGAATTTCTATTCCTTCTGAATTTTCTTTTAATCCCCATACTATAAAATCATTCTTAATCATTCCATATTGCGGAGTGTTAGAATAAGAAATAATTAAAGAGCCATCATCAAAAGTATAAACAGATTTACCTTTGCTCATATCTATTAAATAATCATCTTTAGTCATTTTATCTAGTTCTATAGATGCTTGTGAAGTATTTAAATAATTTTTTATCTCTTGAAAAATAAAATTTCCATCTATATCATAAAAATATTCATAATTACCTAATGTATTTTTTATTTTATCCAATATATCACATACAGAATTACCAGCATCCCCAATTAATTCATCAGGGTAAATAAAATCAGTATAAATATAGCCTATATCTTCTCCATATTCATACATTTTATAATTACCTGCTGCAACTGCTGTAGCTTCATTAGTTGTCGCTATATATTGCACAGTTTCACCAGATATTTTCTTTATAATATAAATTGGAGAACTTCCAACCCATTTCATAACTTTTTTAATTCTGGTATCTATATCACTAATAATAATTTTACCTAATTGCTCTCCACCAAAATGATTTACTAGCTCTTGTATAATTTGATAAATAGTTGGATATGTTAAAACTATATTACCATTTTCATCTGTAGTTTCATATTCATGGAATGTAACAGAAGAAGGAATGATGCCTCCGCAGTCTCCATTTAATAAACACATTTTATCTTTTAGTTGTAAAGATATATTAACACCGCTTGTTGAATGTGTTATAGAAGGATTAATAATAACATAAGTTCCTTGCGGAAACCAGATAATAGGATACTCTGAATATTTATTTGTGGTATTTTTAATTCCTACTTCTAATTTAATTTTCTTATTAATAGAAATTAAATTATTTACATTAGTTAAATCATTTTCATATTCATAAGCAATCATATTTACTGTTCCAGTTCTTCTTACACTAGAAGAACCATTTAAATTAAGATTTCCGCCAGTTGCATATCCTTGAATTTCTTTAATAGGATTTTCTTTAAAGTCTAAAAGAACAATTTTTACATATTGTTCTTTTAGTTTTAAAGAGTCTATTTCTTTTAAGAAAGCAGAGTCATTTAAATATGAATATTTCATTAATACTCTCCTTTCATAACTTCACAATAATAATCAACTAATGCGTCAACACTACATAACACATCATTTTCATTACCAAACAGACACCACTGACCTTTATAATAAATATATCTATTACTATCTTTATCAAAATAACGCTGTAGATATACCATATACTCTTGAGCGGTTTTTAATTCTACATCACTTGAATTAATAGTTATAGTATCTGTATCATTGTTATAATTTTGAACTTCTAATCCTAAAGAAGCAATCCAATATACTCCATTTTCAATAGGACTAGCAATATCATCTACACTAGTAACTTTCATACCAGTATCTTTAAATTGAGTAGGCAACATATTATTAGTATCTAAGCCTGTATATTCATCAAGATGGACTCCACCAAAATATAGTCCTTCAATAGTTGCATCATCATTATAAAGTTGTAATGTTTCTGTCTCTCCTATAACTTCTCTATAAAAATCATCGTCAGAAGAGTCCTTAACATAAACTACAGTTCCCCTGTCAGCTTCTATATTAACACCATTAACTGAAATTAATTTTTGATAATATGTTGGATAATCAAGTAAATATTTTAAATAAATCTTATTAATAATAGATTCATTAACTGCAAAATTGCCCCAGCATTGTCCAACTTTTTGATAATAATAAACTTGACTAGCTAATGTACTAACATTTTCAATTTCACTTAAATTACATATATAATCAATAGTAACATCACTTGCAACTGGAACAGCTAAAGATGTAATTTGTATATCTTCATCCCTTAATTCATAAAATCCTTTATCACTTACTATGATAGGATTACCATTTATATAAAGAATATAACCTTGAATTAAATTAGCATATTTAGTTTGCACGGAAGTCGCGGGTAAGATTCCTAAAGCAGGGTCATCCGCAATTAAATAAGGTTTAGAATTAAATTCAACTCTTAAATAACTTAAATAATTAACAACATTTTTAAATCCATCACTTGCACTATTTGAATATTTATCTTGAATAATATTTAATATATCTTTATTAGCAGGTAAGACTTCTTGTATCTGTCCTAGCTTAGAAGAAGAATATTGAAGATAAGTATCGTATCCGCCACTTGACTGAATATTATACGTATTATAATTAGTAATATTAGCTTCCGCAACTTCATATGCTGTTGCTGAAAATGAATATATCATTCTACCTAAAGTTTGATTAGGAGTAAAACTAATATCCATTAATTTAACTAATATATTACCTTCTGTTGTAGAGCGAAATAGTTTTACATTATCTTTATATAAAAAGTCCATAACTAAATCTCTGAATTTTTTCTCATATATTCTATCATTATATTCATTAATTTTATAAACTTGATTATACTCATTATATAAATCAATATTGCTTTGATAAACCTCTTCTTCTGTTGCAAATAAATTATTCTCATCACAAAAGCGAGTGATTAATCCAGTCATAGGAAACTGCCTATATTTCATATTGCCATTTCTTCTAATAAAAGAATATTGAGAGCCTATTGTATCAGTTTTACTTTCCGCAATAACATATTTAAATGAACTAATTTCATTATCAAATTTTAATTTTAATTGTTTATCTCCATAAGATAAGAAACTATACTCTAAAGAAATCATTATTGGAGACTCTATCTCAATAATAGAACCTCTATCGCCTCTTGAATTTCTTCTTTGTGCGCAATATTTATACCAGATTCCACTTTCAACGGTATTGTCATACCAAGTAAAATCAAGCATATCACTTCCTATAATAGCAACAGTATAAATATCTTCCCAAATTAAAAAATTACTTGTACTAGATGCTCGTCTAATAGTTATATTACCAGTAAATCTATCAACGGTCTTACCTAATATATGGATTTTTACTCTGCCTTCTTCTTCATCAGATTCCGCAGTCATAGTTGCATTTAATTTCTCAATACCATAACCAATAATAATAAAATTAAATACTTTTGTTTCAGTATATAAATTATTAGTAGTATAAGTTATGTAAGCTGAATATGAAATTCCTTCTTCCAATTGATAATCTAAAGTATAATTAATTTCATTTGGATTATAAGAATTGGAAAAAATTTCTCCACTATCTGCTAATGGAGTATCTAATTTATCTCTATTGTAAATTTGAATCCTATAACTTTTTAAATATTCTTTTTCAATAGTAGAATTAGCTGAATAATACATTTGTCCAATAAAATCTACAATTGAAGTTGTAAATATTGTTTGGTCACTTGTATTATCTTCAAACCCTTTAATATATAAAGTCGGTTGTTGTATACCTTTTATTATACAAACTGTAGACCATTCAGAAAAATATTTTTCATTATCTGTCAACCATGAAGCTATTTTTTTAGTATCTTCTGGTGCGGTTGCACTTGAACTAGTAAATCTAATTTGCACTTTATAAAATTGATTTAATTCAAACCCATCCTCTAAATCAGAAGGATTAATTACTATATAATATTTATCATCTGAGTCTCTTGATGAATCTGAATTAATATTAGTTATTTTAATTCCAGTAGGGTAACCTTCTGAATTTAATGCAGACATATTTGTACTTTGATTATTTACTATAACTTGTGCATTTAGAATATCATCTAAGCTATTATATGCAGATAATGAAAAATATATTTTACAAGGCTGGGTTCTAACAAAAGCAGGCATAAATGTATCTACAATTGGAGGATATAAATTATTTCCAATTCCCGCCATAATAAAATCTCCTTTTTTCTCTTTTTTACTTTATTGCGGAGGTTGCTTGGGTAACGACCGCAGTTCTTCCATTAAGCTCTCTACAAAAGAATTTCCTTTTTCTTGTTTATAATGTTCAAACCTTTTTTCTATACAATCTAAACTATAATCATCTATCCATTTTTTTTGATAACAAAAATAATGATGTTCTTTTGTAATAAAAGCTTTTATATCATCTTTGTCTGAATTTATTAATAAATTAATTTTTTCAGATAAATCATTAATCTGTTCATTAATTTGCTTAAAACCTTCACTCATTTCTTGTTCTTTTTTATGAAAAGAATCACTAACTGTATTAAGTTCTGCCCTAATACTATCTTTATCCTCTTTCTCTTTTAAATTTTTATTATAACCTTGCTGTAATCTCGTTTTAGTCCAATCATAGAAAGTAATAGCTTCTTTTATAGCTAAACAAAAAACAATAAAGAAAATTATAATTTCCGATATGGAATAGCTTTCTAATAATTGTAACATATTAATTATAAAACCTCCTAAATTAAATCTCAATATATTTTAAAATCAAATATATTGAGATTAATTTAGATAGACCAATTATTGTTCTAAAGCTGAAATACGCTCTTCTAATTGTTCAATATAACTTGCTATAGAACCCTTTTCTTTAATATTCCAATTACCAATAAAATCAAGTAAAGTATCTCCAGTTGGTAAATCTACATTTGCAGCTTCACATCCAATAGGAACTTCTTCATTGAAATTATTAATTTCATCTATAACTTTAGCTATCTTTAACTTGTCCATTATTTTTTCCCTCTTCTTGAATTTTTGCTAATTCATATTTTAAAGTATCATAATAAGTTTCTTCTAAATCTTTAACTATTAACTGAAAGATATAATAAACTGAAGAAATAGGTAAATTACTTTTATTAATTATATCTATAATTTCTGATTTAAATTTTTCACATTTTAAATTTATATTTAATTCTTCCATTTTTATCCTTTAACTTATTCCTGGTTGCCCTAAGTTTCTTAATTGACCAGATAATTGATTAATCCAACCATTTATAGTATTAATTGAATTATAAGTATTTCTAACATCTGTTGCTAGTCCATTAGCTGTATTTTGAGCCGTCTCCGCGGCTGATTTAGCTGTAGCGGCAGCACTATTAGCTGTATTAGCTGTATTTTGTGCAGTATTAGCTGCTGATTGAGCAGTCGCTGCTGCGGATTTAGCTGCATTAATAGCTTCATTCGCAGTTTGCATAGCTTTTGAATTATTAATAATGGTATTAATTTGATTTACAGCTTCACCATCAATCCTAACCGCTGTTATAACTCCACTTGAAGAAACTTTAAAAGAATTATTAGCTCCAAGAGCAATACCATTAGTTCCTATATATACACCATCATTAGCATCACTAAAAGCAGATTTACCATTATATAAACTATTACTCGTAATAGTAAATCCACCAATATTACCCTTTTTAGCAGTAATTTCTCCTTCAACCACGGCACTTTTAGCAGTTAAATTTCCATTTTTATCTACACAGAATTTATTACTTGAACCAAGAGCAATCCCATCCGTTCCAATATAAATTCCATTAGAAGAATCACTATAAGAAATTTTACCATTATATAATTTATTAGTAGTAATAACAAATCCATTTTTACCACCGATATATCCAGTATTTGCAGTGATATCACCTTCAATAACTGCGCTAATCGCATGAACTATACCAGTACTTGTAGTATAAAAATTCCCGCTACCATATCTAATTTCTGGAGTGGTTAAATCAATCATCATACCAGTTTTATTAGATGTGCTATAATTACCTGAATATATCTGAGCCTTATTACTCTCAGGGTCAATAATTATTTGCCCCTTACCATTAGCTCCAAATCTCGCTTTACCAGTCTCTGCGTCTAAAAAGATACTTCTAGTACCTTTAGCATATCCAAATAATCCAATATCTGCGGAAGTCTGTCCTGATTCCTTAACTTTTCCCATTAAAACTCCAGTAAAGCTGTTATCAGTCTCTTTAATACCAGCGCCCACCTGTGGAGCTAAAATAAAACCGCCATCTGCATCTATATTAATACTATTACCATCCCAGCCATTTAATGCAGAATTTCCATATCTATTTAGCATTAAATGAATTGGTATATGTATTCTGGCTACTTCAGTTCCAGATGCTTTAATAATACACTCAACTGCATTAGTAACACATTGTCCGTCAAAGCTATCTAAAGGTTTAACCGCCTTTTGATTAATAGCAAGAGTGTCAGAAACACTTCTATTCCCTAAATTTATACTACTAACCCATGAACTTTCATATATTCTACCTAAATAACTCCATGTATAAGTTAATCCATAAGAACTTAATACACCTATATCTTCATAATAATTATTAATATATTTAGTAACTAAAATTTCAAAAGGATTAACATTATCATATTTAGGACTTTGACCATCTGAAGTATATGTAGCATATCTAAAACCTGTATATTCTTTTAAATTAACTCTATAATTATTATTACTTAATTTAACAGTAATAATTGGCATCGTTGCATAGTAAACTACATCATCATATTCAATAGTAACTTTAGCTATATGCGCGGGAGTTGTGTCTGTAAAGCCGCTAAAGCTAAATGTCCCTGTACTTTCATCTACACTCAATGCGCTTGTATCTGAAATACTACTTGTATATTTATTCTTTAAAATACTCCATTTAATAGTAGCTTTTTTACCTTCTGTAGAATTAGCAGAACTTACACTATCTAATATCTTATTTTCATTATGCCACAATTGCGCTCTAAAGAATTTATTACTATTAACAGGAGTATAGTTAATCGACCAACTTTTATTAGTTAATTGAGTAATTGTAGGATATAAAGGTGCAGTAGCTCCGCTCGCTATATTAGGAACAATTTTACAAGTAAATTCAGTACCATTAGTTCCAGGTTCACCTTCTTTTATAAAAGTAAAATCTGTTACCGCAGATAAGCTCATTCCTTGATAATTAACTAATAATTGTATATTATTTCTAGTTTTAGTAATATCATATCTATCTGAAATCTTATAACTTAAAGACATTATATTACTATAAGTTTCAGTTTTATTTTCTGCATCTGTAGAAGTTGGCGTATAACTACTAGGAATACTAATCATAGTATTTGAAGAAGGAACTATCCATTGTATATTACAACGTTTAACTACATCATCATCTATTCTATTACCTAGATTATCATATAAATTAAATGTTAATGCTTTTATATCAATAGGAGAATCTAATGAAGCGCTGGCTGGACTTACACCATTCTCATTATATTTATATACATAAGCACCATCATTTATAATTAAACTATAAGCACCTTCCGCCTCAAGTTTATTAGTTAAAGTAATTGAAGCTGTACCTATATATAAATTAGCAAAATAAACTGTACATTGATAAGTGCTAAAATTTGTAATTGTATTTACATTTAAATGATAAATTGTATTACCTTCAACTCTTGTTATTTTTTCATATTCATCAAGTTTATTCTTTAAATTATTAATTCTTTCTTTATTAGCCTCATACATAAGTTGTTGACTATCTATTAAAGACATTAATATATTATATTCATTTAATGTGCTAGCATAATCAGCATTTTCTTGCGGAGTTTCTGCTAAACTTTGAAAAGTCCCGCTATTATCAACAACAGCCCAAGAGTAAGAATATCCACTAGGCGACTTCCCGCCTACTAAGCATTGTAACGTAGGATAACCTATATCAAAATAAAATTGAGTCCCTACATCTGAAACAATAGAAACATCATATTCAGATGATAAATTTTTAATAATAATAGTTTTAGTAATAACTGTACCGTCATAAACAACTGCACATTTATATTTTACTTCTTTTGCAGTTACATCACTCTTTTTAACTGTAAAATTATAAGACGCGGGAATCCATTCTATAATAGCATCTTCAGTTGCAGTTGCCGCAGAAATTACATTAAAATTATTTAAGCACTTCCAACCTTGACCGCCATATTTGTTATAATACTGACTATTACTTGTTACCCCAACGTGTTCAATAAACCAATAAAAAGGAAGAGATTGAGAATCATTATCAATTACTTTGCCCTTCACGCGGACTTGCGCCTGTAAGGTCCGTACTTCTGAATCTAAAGAAGTATCATCAAAATATTTTCCTTGCGGAGTTGCGATTGTTAAACTATAATTGTTGATATCATCCTCGCTAAGCGGCTCTGCGCCATACAATTCAATATCATTCACAAATATATCATCTACACATAAATTTTCATCTTTACTATTAGGGAAATTATATGTAAATATACTTATATAATTAATTTCTTTAAAATTCTTATTATCTATTTCAAATATTCCATATTGTCTAGTTTCTGAAATTAACTTATATGGATTACCTGTCATTTTATCTACATCTATTGTATAATATCTTGTAACTGTTTCATTCGTTGCATTATCTATAAAATCTAAAGCAAAAATAATACCATAGTTACCTCGATATTGTTGTTCTACAGGAAGAGATGTTTTAAATAAAGCTCCGCATATTATAGTATTAGAAGTTTTTATATATTCATTAATAGCAGTTTTATTTAAAGTAATTAAATTTTGATTACTATTATAAGTCTTGCTATATAAAACTTTAGTATAAGCATCTTTTCTATAAGAACTCATTGAGAATTTATTTGTTGATGAAATACAGTTACTTCCAACTATTTCATATGCCTCGTCACCTTCTACTGTTGCAACATAATTAATTCCAAGTTTTTTAGTTGTGCCTAAGATAGTTTTATCTTTACTCATGTCATTACCTGGAACTAAGATATATACAGAGGCTCCCGCAGTATAACTAACATCAGTTCCGCTTGAATAAGCATAGAATGTACTATCTTGGTATTTTACTTTATACTTACCTATAGTTGAATCTGTACACTCTACAATAGTCGCTTGAATAGTTTTATCATAGCTTGCCTGTGAAATTGCTCTATCAACAATTAATTCAATAGCATCACAGATAGAGGTTTCTATACTATTCATACCTTTATCTCCTTTTCTCTCTTAATTCTATCATAATATTATTTTTTTGTCAAGTTAATTATCCATAAATGGTTAAAAGGGAGAGTATTAAACTCTCCCTTTATTTATCTAGTTGTGCTAAATGCTCGTTGTGAAGCAATATTTACTAAGTTATTGAAAGCATCTTGGATTTCATTTGAACTCTGTACATTAGGGAAGTTAGCCTCTATATGTACATTTTGTTCAAGAGTATCCGAAAATGCGGAAATGCCGCTTATAGAAGTATCAAGTCCAGATATAAGTCCTGATAATCTACTTAAGATATTTGTATTTAAATTATCAAATACACTAGCAATATCTCTTACAATATTTACTGCACTTAGAATATTCTTTGTATCGTCTGCATTTAATACAAGTTCTTTTTGATGAAGCATCGCAACTTTACCATCACTACCCCATTCACCTGTGTATCCACCTGTATCATACTTAGTCCAATAATCGCTATCTGCATATCCTACACTTCTATTATTTTTAAATACTTCATAAGGATGTGTCCAATCTCCGCCTTCATTTCCAACATAAACTATTTTTACTCCAGAACTATCTAAACTCTCTTTACTTCCACTATATGTATAATAATATCCTGTAGAATCATTTTGACTTGCATAAACTTTTAATTTATATTGTTCAGTTGCAGCTGTTGAAGTTGAAGAAGAAGAAGCTTTATTTGAAGTACTGCTACTACCACTTCCTGTAGAACTCGCACCTGAAGATGTCGTAGTTGAAACACTTGGTGCAGAATAACTATAATTATAATTATTGCCATTAACAGCGCTCGCTGCAGCTGCATTAGCCGCATTTTGAGCTTGAATAAATGCATAAGCTGCTTCAGTAGCTGCTATAGCTGCCTGCTGAGCTGCTTTATATTCATTAATCAAATCATTTAAGTTAGATATTACTGCTTGAATTGCATCAATTTCTTCCATGTACTTAAGAATTAAATCATCATTAGCATAAAGAAGTTCTTGAGCAGCCTCTATATTCATGTCATAACCTGCTGCCATAGAGTCAAAATCGATACCTGCCGCTTCTTCCAGTTCATCTAAACTATTCTGATAATCCATTGTAGTTTCATTTAACTGTTCAAATGCATCTTGACATGTGGGTATTAAACCACCGTCACCCGCGAATACATCAGCCATATGTTGAACACCAGAATCCCATTGAGGAACTAAAGTATTCATAAATACATCTAATTCTTCATCCGTCATGTTTCTAAATGCTTCAATATTCATTCCAGTCATATCTTCAAATGACTCAGCATCTGCCGCATATAATCCTTCAAGAGAAATAAAAGTAGATTCCTGCAAGTTCTGTCTAATCTCTTCATTCTGTTCTACAAGTCCATTAATTAAATCTCCATATTGCTCTTGTAGTAATTTAGTCCTCTCTAACCTCTCTTCATCTGTGAGTGACATATCTGTCATAATCTCAACATATTTCTCTTGAAACTCAACATAATATTCATAAATCTCATCAAGATTTTCTTTATATTGGTCTTTATCTAAATTATATAAACTATTTTGCACGGCAAGTAAATCTTGCTGTGCTTGAGCAATACTATCTTCGTCTGCAACAAATTGATAACTATAATTTCCTTGAGAATCACGTCTTAATCTCATACTTGACTTATTTTGTTGAGCTTCTTGTAGAGCAATTTCTTTTAGAGCTATCTCATATAAAGCATTAGCGCGGTCAACATCATATTGAGTTAATTTATCTTTAGTTTGTAACATACTTATCTGCTCATCCATTAAACTATTTAATTTCTGTTGAGCAGTTATATTTCCACTATAATCATTAATGGCATCTACATATTTACTTTCTAACTCTTGAATTGCATATAAACTATTAATAGTATCTAAATATTGGTCAGCATTTTTATTAATTAAATCCCACTCATCATCAACATAATCTAAACCTAATCCGCTTGTAACTTTCTTATTTAATTCATCAAATATCTGATTAATAGAATTAGTATACTTATCAATGAGATTCTGAACGGCATCTTCAACAGCATCATTCAATTCAGATAATGCAGTTTCCCATTCTTCTTCCCATTTTTCTTTAGCTTCTGCATCAGTTTCTATATCCATCATTTCTTTAGCATAAGCTACACGTTTCTTTAAGAAGTCTAATTCTTTATTATTATTTTGTTCCATTTGAGAATAATAATTAGCCATTTGCGCATATGCGGTATCGCCATAGAGAAGTCCAATTACATTCATATCATGGTCAATTAAATCTAAAATATATTCATATTGGTCTACTTGCTTTTCAAAAGCGTCAGTAGCTTCATCAATCATATCAAGATATGTATCTTTAATTTCATCAACTAAATCAACAATATCTTCTAATTCAGTCATTAATTCTTCATAATATTTCTGTAAATCTTCCATCGCGGAAACTTTATCATCTCCATAAGCTGAAGCCCAACCTTCAGATTCTATCTGTCTAATCTGGTCCATAGTGCTATTAACTTGTTCAGTTAATTTCTGAATTGAGCCAGTTCCTGTTCCCGCAGTATTAAAATAAGACTCATAATCCTTTAGACCTTGCTGAGCGTCCTTAATCAGCTCATCCGCATCCTTAAATGGATTAGTTCTATCCGCTTGATTGAGCACTTTCCGCTGAAATTCATTGAAATCTCTTTCCGCTTCTGACATATCAAGTCTGATTTCAATTTCCATTGTAAATTTTTCAATGTTAATTTCAATCTCTTGATTGATAGCATCTTGAATTGAATCTTCCAACTCAGGAATGGTTTGAGATATTAATTCATCATATTCATCAAGTCTCTTTTTAAATTCTTCATACTCTGTCTTAGCTTGCTCGATAGTATCTTTAAAATTAGACTGTTCATCTTTTGACATAGCATTATATTGAGCAATTAAATCATTTAAGTAATTAAGTTTAGCTTGCATTACTTCTGTATAATTGCTAATATAACCTTCATCATCAAATGTAATACCTTGAAGAGCTAATATCTGTTGCAGTTCTGCCATTTCTTGCTTAGCAAGCTCAATTTTAGTTTTATAAGCAGCTTTTTGTTTCTCTAATACTTCTAACTGTTTATTTAAATTATTAATTAAATCTTTACCAGTTAATTTCTCTTCTTGCTTTTGAAGTCTATTTAAAGATTCTGTTAATGCTTTTATTTGTAAATTAATATCATGGAAAATATCAATTTCATCTTTTTCTTCCATCTTATCCATTCTATCTGGATTAGATGAGCTACCAGATGAAGATTTACTAGTTCCAGGAGATTTTCCACCAGAATTCTTAGATGAATAATTACTATATGAACTATTTGCTTTGCGAGTTATACCTTTTATTTTAGGAGTAGAACCTGATTTATCAGTAGACATCGCAACAGCTTCAACATATTCAGTATAAGTATAAGGGTCTCCTTGAGTAGTCTTAGTACTCATTACTTTAGGATATTTTTGAGTATTAAATATTCCTGGAACTTCACCCCATTCTTCTACTTCAGTTGTTGTAACTGTCTGGTGTCCAGTTCTTTCGACTGGAATTTGCGCAGTTTCAAATTCAACATCAAATCCCATTGTACCAAATAGTGCATTAGCTTGGTCAACAGTTAATTGAGCAGAATTAATAATTTCTTGCATAGCTTGCATAAATTTAGCTTCATCTGCTGATAAATTATCTATATCAAGAGAAGTTCCTATTTCAATTGAATCAGGAATATTATCTAATAAATTATTAATATCATTCATTAAACTTTGAGTCATGTTCTCGTCTAATTCATTATGAGCAACAATATTAACAACTATATCATTAGTTAAAGATTCTCTTAAACTTTCAATTGCAACTTCATCACCAGTAGCTGCTTTTTCGATTTCAGCTAAATTGCTTGTTATAAAATCACTATCAATATAAGTAGAATCAATCCCAAAAATATCCCCTAATGCATCTGCAACTCCACTTAAAGCCTCTCCAAATTCTTGACTAGATTTACTACTCTTCTTTAATACACTTGACCAATCATCTATATTATCTGCAAGAGTGTCAATAGCTTTATTCATATGAACAACTGCGTTAGCAACTGTAACCGCGGCATCTGCATCCTTAGAGAGACTATCCGCAAAATCTTCATTATACTCCGCAGTCTGCATAATATATTCAGCATATTCTTGAATTTCATCTTTATATTCAGAAGTTTTAGCTTTACTAAGACCTAAAGCATCAATTTCGTCATCTATAGAAGACATAGCGCTGCTAACAGCATCTTCAATATTCCATTCCCAACCAACAAAACCAGATTGAAAAGCCTCTTGAAAATCCTCCGCAGAAGCAAAACCAATTTCACTAAGAGCCTCTTTTCCACCAAAAGCTTCATAAAGGTCATCCGCACTCATATTAAATAACTCTTCTAATTCATTAGCACTTATATCACTAAAAATATCAGAAAAATCTATAGTTGGTATGCCTTCTTCTCCACTTGCTTCAAAATCACTCGTAGAATTTATTATAGCAGATGTAAAATCAGCATTATATTTCCTACCCATTTCATCAGCGCTACTAACTAAAGTTTGTAAAGACTTAACAAAATTATCTTCTGTATTAACTATTGAATCAGCGTATTCCTGTTGAATACTTTGAAAATCAGCATCATATGCGAGAGCCTCTCGCATAGTTTGAAGAGAAACTTTATCAATAACTTTTTCTCCAGTGCCGCTTGTTAAAGTTCCTGTCGTTCCTCTCCAATTACTTTTAGCCTTATAAGTATTATCAATATCTAAATTTTGAATTTTTTCAGCATATAATTTAATTAAAGACTCATTATCTATAGTTTCATTCTCACCTATATATCCTGTTTGACGTAAATAAGCTTGAAGTTTATCATTCTTAGAGGTAACATTTTTAATATCATCTTCAATTCCACTAATTTTATCTTCTAGTAAATCTCCGCTATCAGCCTTATCTTGAATAGATTTTTTAGTAATAATATCAACCAACTGATTCGCAAAAGCTGTATCTACATTCCCCTCTTCGTCTGTAGCCATTGCAGTTATTTCACTGCCATATTTGCTTGAAATAGTCTGACTTAATAATTGTTCTGCATAATAATTATTAGCTTCTATAGTTTTATTTATAGAATCAACAAGTTCATCAAAAGCATCTTTATTTTTAATAATAGCATCAATATTTTCTATCTCAATATCAGATAAACTACCTAAATTTAATAAATTTTGTTCTAAAGCATCATTATCTTTTAAAACAACATCATAGCTATCTCCAAGTTGACTTTTCAATTCTCTAAAAGCATTACTTACTTCTTCTATTTCATCATTTGTAAAAGTACGCACATCAGTTCCATCATAATATGGGTCTGAATTATCAAGAACTACTGAGCCTATGCTACGACGCGTATTTGTAAAACTACTTGTTAATTCAGCTTGATTTGATTTAATTTGAGCAAGATATTTTTGTATTACTGCATTATTAACTTTATCTTCTGCTTCTGCTAAAACACTATCTAAAGCGTCTTGATTTATTGTAATTAATCCATTTTTCATAGACCAATCATCAAATAAACCATATGTCTCAATTAATTCTTTAGCTTTTTCATTAGCTTCCTCTAAGGATTCTGCATATTCATCTGTTCTTTTGTCTAAATCCGCTAATGCATCAATAGCATCATCATAGTCAGATATAGTGTCTTTTAAATTAGATGCAGCTTCATTTAATTCATTATATCTATCTGTTAAATTTTCAACTTGTTCTGCTGCGGCTTCCGCGGCATCCGCATCTGCATTATAAGCTTTTACAGATGCCCAAATTACAGCGACAACTCCACTAACTGCCAATAATGTAGCTCCAAGAGCTATCCCTACGGGTCCAAGAAGAAGTTCTTTAAACATTCCTAAAGCCACACTTAATGAAGTTGTAACTGTAGTAGTTTTTAATTCTACCCCCGCGAGTCCTGCGATTTTTAAAGCCAAAGATGAAATACCAGTAGCTAGTCCTGGAACTATTTGACTTATATTTTTAAAATTACTAATTATCATTGGTAATGAAACTAATAATGAAGTGATAATAGATTCTGTTTTTTCTGCAATTGTTAAATTTTCATTATTAGCAGTTTTAATTGCCCCTAATATTGTCGTCAAACCAGAAATAATTGTCATAGTACCAGAAATAGCTTGTGTTAGCATTTGCTGCCTTTGAGTTTGCTCAACAACAGTTGAAACAATGCCTTCTCTAGCCTGCTGCTCTTCTCTTAATTTATTTAAAGTCCCATCTTCAGCTTGTTGTTTATGTTGTAATGCTTCAGTTAATTGATTAACCGTATTAATTTGTTCAGATATAGTGTTATGCTGTTCTTGTAAGATTTGTTTTAATTTAGAGGCATCAACTATTTCTTCATCATCTAAAGCGTTCATAATCTCAGAGACAGCCTCTCTTGACTCTTCAGTTTGTAACATAGATAAATCTAAATCATTTAAGACTGAATATAACTCTATTCGTTCTAAATCTCCACCTCTAGCTGTTTTATCTGCATCTGTTAATTCTGAATATAATCTTGTTGCTCTTATTAAAGCTTGCTCTTGCTGTCTATAACTTGATAAAAATTGCTGTTCATATCCTAATCTTTCTTGATACTCTGCTGTTGTAGCATTAGCATCATTTAATATTGATTCAGATATTTGACGATATGATTCTATTTCTACAATTTCTTGCTCTAATTCTCCAATTTTTTTCTGCTCTGTCATTAACTCATTATATTGTTCTTGAGTTAAGGCTTGTCTAATTGGTAAAATTTGTTGGGCAATTTCAATTTCTTTATTAACCTGCGCACTATCTGAAGTAACAATTTCACCTTGTGCAGCATGAGCGCTTATAATATTTTGCTTTAATACAATAGCGTCTAAATTAGACCTATAAGCCTCAACATTAATAACACTTTGACTAATGGCTTTACCAATTTGATTGCTAAAAACATTAGCAACTACACTACCCATATGAACAAGAGAATTAATTCCACCATTTAAACCAGTTAAATAATTATTAAAAAGACTTAATAACCCTGTCATAGCATCCGCGGTATCATTAATTGCATCTGCATTAAATAAAATATTATATGTCTTTTCTGCTTCTGTGCTTAACTGTTGTAAATGAGCAGCAGTGCTTTCCATATAAATATCTTGCTGTTCTTGTAAAGTTCCAGCTGCATTTTGAGCAACTTCTAAAGTTTCAGTATAATCACTCCAATTATCAAATAATGCAATTAAATTATTATACTGACGAGTACCAGCCATAGTTTGAGCTAAAGATATTTGTTGCTCTCTAGTGAAGTCACTCCATTTTCCGCCAATTTCTTCAATAACTTCACCCATATCTCTTAATTTACCATTAGCATCAAGTACGTTAATACCCATTTCTGCCATAGCGCCAGAATATGTGCCTAATGTAGCACCTTCCTCATCTACCCCAGCTTCAATGTCTGACATACGAGCATAAATAGTCTTTAGTGCAGTACCAACAGATTCGGGAGCCTGACGAGTTACAGATACAATAGTAGCTAACTGAGCAGCTAACTGGTCTTCACCTACACCAAGAGCTGCGGCAGCTGATGCAACCTTAGACATACCTGTAGATAATTCTTCCAAGTCAGATGCGGTTGATGCTGCTACGGCCGCCATTCTATCTACATATAATTCCGCTTCTTCTGCGCTAACTTTATAACCATTCCAAACTGCAGTCAGCTCTTCAGATACTTCTGATGTAGACTGCCCTGTTACGTTTGCGGTTTTCAGGGTTATATCTGACCTAGCCGCAACTTCTTCATCACTTAAACCTTGCTGATAGTAAATTAAACTCGCATTAGTGTACGCAGTAGTTGACTGTCCCAATGCTTTAGCTGCCTTATTCGCCTGAACAGCGAACTCCGCCATATCATCCGCAGATTTATTTGTAACTATTCTTATATTATTTAAAGATTCATCTAAGTCTAATGTATAATAATAAGCCTGTTGAATTGAACTAGATACTTTATTCATAATAGCAGATGCAAGATTATATCTTACAGTATTACTTAAAGTAATAGCCATTTCATCTAACCATTTATTACTCTGTTTTAATTGTAAATTAGTATTCAATACCGCAGATGCAAACTGATTATATGCAGTGGCACCCGCAGCACCAGATGATTCCATTACAGTCTTTAATTGGCTAACACTACCATAAGTATTTTTAATGCTAGTATTAACTTTACTTAAATCTAATTGATTTAATTTGCTATTCCAAGAACTATTTAAAATACTTTCTAACTGTCTTGCGGCAGTAGAAGCCTCCTTTAATTCATTTGTTAAAGTCCCAGATTGCATGGCTTGATTAGCTTGTTGCTGAATTTGTTGTAACGCAGATTTTATTTCATTTAATCCGCTTCTATCAACATTAAAACCAATTTGAAAATTAATTTTATTAGCCATTTCTCCTTTTTCCTCCTAAACATAATAAAATGCCTTTACTATTATTAATAGTAAAGGCATATCTTTTAATCTATTTTGACCTATTTAATTGGAACTACATTAGAATTATCTAAAGGTCTATTACCATTTGCCGCAGTTGCAAAATCTATAACTGCTTGATATTTCTCTGGGTCGAATGAATTAACTATATCCGCAGCAGCTTGCGCATTAGTAGGAAGATTGTTAATAACATTAGAAATAATTGCCGCAGTAGTAGTATTATATCTAGTTCTTTCCGCGATTACTGCTTCCATATAATTAAACAACTCATTATATTCATCTTCTTCCATGGCTTGAAGAAAAGCATCTATAAATCCATTAGTTTTTAAAGTATCATATATTTTATTTTCATTCTCTTTTTGTTTATCTGTAAAAGATAAATTACTATACATATATATTAAATGAAGGTTAAAATACATATCAATTTTCATTGGATTATAAATTCCATCTTCTTGAGCTTTTTGAAGTGTAATATTAATTAAAGAATATTTATCATCAATAGGTAAATATTTTAAAACTTCAATCTTTTGTCCATCAAAATCAAAAGTATTAATATCACTGTTTACTTTTAATTTTAAATTAGCATAACTTACTTTTGTCATTTTCCTTACTCCTTTTATCTCTTTATATAATAATTATATTACAAATTTTTTCTTTTGTCAAATTAAATTTCCTTCATATTTACTCTATATGAAACACTAATCTTATTTTGATGAATTTGTTGTAAAATATTTGAAATTCTTTGTTCCCAAGTATCTGCTCTATTATTTTCAAAAGTAAGACTTTGTAATACAGGTTTAAAAATAAAACTAGAAAAATCATTAGATAAAATATCTGATATCCTTTGAACATAAACTCTTCCTTTTACAACATCTATAGCCACAAAAGTATCTGCTATTGTAGCATCTGTTTTTAATAAGTTACCTGCGGCAAGCGCCTCGTATGCGATATGTTGTTTTAAAATTTCATCTGCATCACTAGTATTAGAACTCATATTTTTTGCACTTTGCATATGTAAATTTAACCAGTGATTCCCAAATTGATTTTCTGTTGTAACTAAAGATGATATTAAACTAACATCTTGTAAATGCGGAGTTAAAATGTTTCCTTTAGGAGTATATGCTTTAACAGAAGCCTCAACTTTTTGGTTTTTAATTGTGATAGAAGCATCAACTTTATTTTGAGAACTTCTAATTTGATATAAATTAATTCCTGTATCTTGTTGAAAAATTTGCTGTACCTCTTTAGAAATCATAGTTTCATCTATCTGAAAAGTGCTAGTTATAGCGCCAGTTTTTAATGCCTCTTTTGTATAATTAATTAATTCTTTTTGACCAAGATTTTGTGCAACATCATCCGCCATATTTACTAAAGTTTCTCCATATACACCATTAAATGTAGCCTTATTAGCTTCATTTAACGATATTGTTTGAACAAATGCTTTTAAAGCCGTTAAAGTATTAGAATCCGCTTTAATCTTAAATAAAGAAGAAAGATTTCCATATATAGTAGATATTCCTAAACTATTAAAAAAACCATCAAAATTATTAATAATAGTTTGGATTCTTCCTTCTAAATCCTTAAATTTATGATTAGGATTTTCCATATCTTTATTTAAACTATCAATATTATCATAAAGTCTATTTCTATATTTAATAGCTTCTTCTATTTTTACTAAACTATTATCAGATATAATATTTTTATTTGTTAAATAAGTTACTTTACCTATATTTTTACCCACCTCAGATAAAATTTTAGCCTTTGTATTTGTAGAAAAATCATTTTCTGCTTGAGAATAATTTAATTGTAATTGAGCTAATTGTCTAGCTTCATTTTGATTTGATTCATTTGCAACTCTTCTTTTTAATTCTTCTAAGGTAGCTTGAGAAATATCTCTATTTTTTAATACCTGAATTTGCTGTTGATTTTTAGCTTTTTGAGCATTATAACTATTTATAAAATATTGAGGGCTTTCTCCATACTGAGCTGTTCCATATTGTTGATAATTTTTAAAATTTAAATGAATATAATTACCTATCGCACTCATAATTATCACCTCATAAACAAAAATAAGAGGGCGTTTCCGCCCTCTTTATATTTTATTAGTCTGATTCACTTTCAGCTTTAACAGTTGTTGAAGAATGGTCATGTGTATCCATGATAGTATGACCTGTTGCTTCACTAGCTCCAATTTCATCATTTGCAATCTGCATTACACAAAGAACTTTCTTTGTCTTATCAAATAATGTATAGCCTGGGTAAGCATCCATAGTAAATGTAAATGTACTTGGGTCTCCAGTTGAAGCCATTGTAAATGTAAAGTTAGACTGAATCTTAACATTAGGGAATGTTAAATTAGCAGGTAAATCTACACCATCACTCTGACGTCTAAATAATGTATCTGCCTCTACATAGTAGTAACCAGCAAAATGTTCAGCATCAATCTGTAACTCTTCAACATCAGCTTCATCTTTAAGAATATAATAATCAACAAATACAGAATCTCCAGCTTTAACTGTAGTATCTGTAATTGTAATTTTGTTATCTTTTACAGCAATAGCACTTGTATCTATAACAGTCTTAATAGAACCATCTTCTTCTGTTAAAGCTACAAAAGTAAGTCCTGTTGTATCACAAACTGCTTCTCCTACTGCAATAGCATCTGTTAAATCTACAACTAAACTCTTAGTATCGCCATCTCCAGTTACTTCACTTACTGTTGTATAAGTAGTTGTATGGAAATGAATCTTGTCTGTCTCACTATGTTTACCAGTTCCAAATAAACCCGCACCTGATAAAATAGCAAATCCCATTGGAGATAAAAGAGCATCCTCAACTGTGAATGTAAGAGTCTTCTCACCTTCCCAACCTATTAATCTAGTATTTCCACGTCCACCACTAGCATATACTGTAGTAGCAGCTCCTTCCATTGTGGAAGTTTTTGCAGTATCAATATAGAGAACAGGCTGACCCTTTTTAAAAGTTTTAGTACCAATATTTACATCAGACTTAGCCTTAAATACGATATTCGCGCACTCACGTACACCAAATTTCATATATGTTTTCCTCCTTGTTTAATTTCAAAATATAAGATTTATGAATGAAGGTCCTTCATCCAATTATCTACTTCTTTTACATCTTTTGCGCCTGCAAGTTTAGTATCAATATACAAATCAAATGATTGCTTTAATTCAAATCTATTAAATTCTTCAAACAATTGATATACAGTATATTCATTTAAAACTTCATAAGGTAATTGAAGTCCAACAGTAAGAATTGACATATATCTATTTAAAATAGAAATTTTAGTTGTTTTCTTTGTTGCGGCAACCTTCGCACGCGCCTTTTTAAACTTAGCAGCAAGTTCCGCTGCTTTAGGTCCACTTGGATTATAAGCTAGACCTTGGTCTTCATTTTGTCTTAAACAAAATATCTCTACAATAATGTCTTTAAATTCTTCAAAATTATTACTGTTAATTTTATGAATTTTAGTTAAATCTTCCTCTTCTATTAAATTTATAGACTCTTTATCAAGAGCAATTCTATAATTTGGAAACATTAAAGATAGCACCATCATCGCACTAATTCTATGTTGTTGCATAGCAGAGTTTCTTTTATCTTTCATTATTGACATTAATACATCAAAATTTGTTTTATTCTCTAAATTAACTTTGTCCTCTTCACCTAATAAATCTTTTGAAAAATTTAATATTTCACAACCAAGAAAGAAAGCATCTTCACCTATAAAAGCTATTTCTTTTATTCGCGGCTGGTGGATAGAAACTTGAGCCTTCGGAAAAGGAACATCTATCCCACTTGATAAAGTTAAATAATCAAGCATTAATCCTCTTTAGGCGGAATCTTATCATCAGACATATGAACTGCTCTGTATGATAAGCTATAACCAGATAGATTTTCATCTAAAATTAATTCATTACATCCCGCGAATTGCAATGTTCCAATCCCAGATAATTTAGTTCCATTAAGTAATCCATCTATAATTCCCGCAATTCTTATAGGTCTTAATCTATAATCACCTATATCCCAATAATCAGTATGACATAAAATGTCAAATGTTACTGTACAATCTCTTGCCTCTGTATTTGAAGATGGAGTAAAATTATCAAAACCAATAATTATATATGACATTACATCTGCATGCTCTGGCATCCTAATTTTTGGTTCAAGTTTTATATAACCTTTTTTTCTTAATTCTGTTAAAGACATATTAATTGCCTTATTATAAGTTTCATCAGTTGTATTATCTAAACAATCTTTTGTATTTATAATAAGCAATCTTTTTAATTCATCACTATAAGGATGACTTTCTATAAAAAGTTTCCTTATAATAGCTTCAAAATCCTTTTCACAAGATAAAAAAGATGATTTTATTTTTGATACTCTTGCTAAATCTCTTTTCATCTTATTCTCCTTTTATCTCAAATTAAATTGATTTTATCTCAATAATAAGTTCAATATTAATACCATAAGCATCTTTACATATTAAAACAAATTTACCACTCTTACCTGTATCAATTCCAATTACAACAGAGCTATAATCTTCACTAGTCTCCATTATAATGGCTTTAGAAGTATTAAGATATTCATCTTTTTCATTTTTCTTAATATCTTTAACCATCCATTCTCGTCCGATAGTTCCTTGTAATGTATATGTATATCTCTCATAAGGAGATACAATAGTAGGACCATCTATATACTTTTCTTCTTCAGGCAAGGTTTCCGCGTTCTCTAATTTTATCTTCTCTTGTTCTTCATAGTGGTCATTAAGTTCATTGGTAAAATATTCACCTAAACAAACTTCAATAATATTATTTCCATAATAAGGATTAGCAACTTTAACTTCCCAATTCTTGTTTCCTATTTTAAGATTTTGAAATCTATGAAAATAATCAAGAGTATTATCATCTTTGGTAATATAAATAACTAAAGAATAATTTAAAAGACTCCAATTAGTATTTTGTTTTAAATTCCAATCTATTTCAGTCTCTACTGGACCTCTAACATAAATATGATACTTTTTATCATTAATTGTAACTTCTTCTTCACATTTGTATATTTCCGCTCTAAAATAAGCATCTTCTTCAATCTTCTCTAAAAAAACAAGCCAATAGGTATCAGTTTGTTTCCATTTAAAAACATCTCCACATTTCATACCTATTTCTTCAAGCTGAGTTTTTCCATTTGGCTTTTGAACAATTTCATTCCCATCTTCATCTATTCTTCCAAGACAAACATCTTTATATGGAATAGAAATTATTTTACAATCATAATCAGCTTTTGTTTTTTCTGTATTAATTAAACAACGAAATTCTCTACCATCAGCTAAAATCGCGGTTTCCGCCTGATAGGAATATAAAAGTGACCTTTTAAGACTCCTTTCTTTATCATTTTGGAATCGACGCTCCGCGCTACTTCCGCCTCTGTAATCTAATCTTGTTCTTAATCCTTCAAGCCCTGACATATCTGTTCTCTTAAATTACTTATTAAACTTAAACATTCAAAGATTGTTCTTCTAAATAATTGAAAATCTTCTTGTTCAGTTAAAGTAAATAGTCCCTCTAATTTACATAATAAAGGAAATAAAATATCTTGCTGGTCGATTAACAATCTATTCATCCCTGTAAGCTCAACTATAATAGTTTGTAAAGGACTTTCCCAATCTAAATTTTCTTCCCTCTCAGGTAATAATTTATAAATTAAGTTAGTTAATCTTTTTAAACTTTTATCTATTGAGCTGTCATTTATTATAATATTATGTTTTAATTTCATATTAACTTCTCCTTGTATTATTTACAAAAGAAGAAGTCATTATAGTACTAAAAGTAGATTGAATAGTACCATCATCACTTATTTTTCTTCGTTTGTATAATCTTTGTAAATGGAATCCTTCTCTTTCATAATCCTTCTTTAACGCAAGAAGTTTCTGCATATGATTTGCTTGACTTGTAAATTTAAAATCTGAACCGCTATATTTCATGCGGGTATTCTCTACACTTGCCAATTGCTGACTTAACCAAACAACTATCATATAAGAAGATAATATACTTATTTCTTCTTGAGTCAAAAGACAATTGAAATTACCTGCCCCATAAATAGTAAGCGGGACTTCAACTCCATCGCTCTCTACACCTTGATAAGTTTCTTCTTCAGTCCAGCCTAATTCATAATCATTAAGATTATGTCTAGGAAATTCAAACCAAGGTATTGCCTCAATTAATAACTCTTCTAATAATCTAAATGTATCTAATTCTGTAAGTTCAAGATACATATCATCAGTGATTTTATTTAAAAAACTATCATATATTAAAGAGAAGGATGTAGTTTGACGCGCTTCTTCAGCCATAATACATCCTCCATTCTACAATTATTCTTTATTTACTACAGTGTATTTTGGAGCTTCAGTACGGCGCGCGGTTGTCACTGTAGATGCGGCGGTTGTAACTACTCTACGCTTTGGAGCCTGAGTTGCGCTCGATGTATCCTCATCTCCGCCATCAAATTTAGTATTTCTAACTTCAATTGCTTTTGTTACATCAAATTTTAATTTTTCTAAAATTGCGTTTCTCTTAGACATATCATTCAAAGGCAGAGAAACCGCTAAATCCTTAACTTCATCCAATACTCCATCTGGAGCGAAATCTAATAAATCAAGAAATTCATTTAAACTACCTGTATTTAAAATACGCTTAATATCATCTGTTGAATAAAAATATTCAGGTTCAACTTTTATACCAATAGCTTCAAGAGCTTCTTCATTTCTTACAACTAAATAATCTTCTAGTAATGTCATTCCGCCAGGAGTAAAAGATAATTTTTCTAATTCTTCAAAAGTAATTTCTTTTGTTTCTCTTGCAGCAAATTGACGATTAACTCCCATTTCTGGAATTTGATAGCCTACTCGTCCAGAGTTCCTATTTGCAATTTTAATTAAAGTATTTTTATCCATATTTATTTTTTCTCCTTTTATCTCTATTATGAAAAAATTGGGAGAATACTATAATTTTCATTATTCTATTCTCCCAATAAAATTATTTTCTAGACCCCTTGATAATTATCTTCTAGTCCTTTATTACTTTTACTTAGACTAGTATTCTTATATACACAAATGCCTGGATTTACTAAATATGTAGCAACACCAACTTTTTGGTATGTCTGAAGTTCTGTAGACCAATCGCGGTTTTCAAAAGACTTAACTTGAGCAGAGCCTTCAAAGGCAACTTTTACAGGCTTCTCAGCTCCAGTAGGAATAATATAGCAAATTGAAGGGTCAATTACTTTCTGAGCATTTGTCTCATCTTCAAAAGATTGAGGAAGAATAATTACATTATGCCCTTTATAAGATGTAAAATAACCATTATTCCAAATTTGGTCTTTCATCGCATCTGAGGCCCATGCTTCTTGAGGAATCATAGTAGAGGCAAATTCAAAAGTACAATAAATAGTAGATTTACCATAAGCATCTGCTGTAGCAAGTAATCTATCCATTTCTTTCTCATAGAAAGTAGATTGAACTGTCTTATTTATTGCCTTAATATTCTCTATAGTAGCTTCAAGAGACTTTGCAATTTCTCTATAAATAGTTTCATCAAGTCCCTCAAGAACTAAACTATAATAATCGTTAAGTGTAAATCTCTTATCGAGCATTTCTTCCCACTCAACTCTAGCAGCTCCACCGTATGCGCTAGTTGGTACTTCTAATGTATAACCATCAAGCTTGAAGGTTTCATATCTACCAGCTAAACCTACTTTTGTTACAAACTGCTTAGCACGTTTTCTAGATGCTTCACTAATATTAACTTTAAATACAGGTTTTGTACCCTGTGCGTATGTCTTAACATCTGCAAACTGTCCATAATTTTGAAGAACCTTAACTGGGAGCACCTCAGTTAAACCAACTTCAAGTAATGTATAAATCAAATTCTGATTTTCTCGGAAATTTTGAGGAGTATTTCCTAACTCATTTAATTCTTTAATAAAAGTATTATTAAGAGCCTCACCAGACAAAACCTTATCGCCAAAAGAATATGTTGCGGAAGGATTCAATGAAGCTCTAGCATTAGCTCTAGCTAATTCAATTAAATTTTCTTTACTTAATGCCATTATCTATTTTCCTCCTATTACGCAATTCTCATAATCTTAACGCCTGGTTGCCCATCAGCCATTGTATAAACTTTAACAACTTGGAATACTGGACCTGTTTTATCAGCATTCTCGCCATCCTCTAAAATTAAATATCCAGTTGTCTTATCAACACAAAGTTTATTCCCAACATCCAATGAAATACCATCAACATCGAAATTCTCTGTTAAATCAGCTCCTAATGTGATAGGACTATTTTTTCCTTCTGATTTTCCAAAAGTATTTGTTGTATAAACATCTCCTAATACAGTAGAAATTAATCTAGGAACAATTTCTCCATCTGTATAATTATCAGCAATCATAGCAAAATCTTTATTGCTTTGCTTTCTTTCATCATATAATTTTATTTCATTATAGATAAGCATCCATTCACCAGGTCCAGTAAGATTTACTTTACCAGTAGCATAATCATATTTAGCAAATCTACCATTTTCAATTATAGTTCCCATTGCTTTAGTATCAACAGGAAGCATAGCTAAAATTTGACCAGTGATAATACCTGAAAGATGGTTAGGCTCTACTTGACCAAAGCCTCTTCTACCAATCTGTGTAGTTTCAGCCATATTTCAATTCTCCTCCTATATAAAATGTTAATTTTTAGAATTTTCTGTTTCTTCTACGGCTTTAACCCAATCTGGGATTCCACTATTCATATTATCATTTAAATTGAAAGTAGTTACAACTGACTTATCAGAAGTTCCTTCTGTCTTAGTCTGTGGTTGTCCAGCCGCAATTGTTTTCTTTGCATAAATAACTGAAAGTTTAGCTTCAATATCATCTAAACTAAACTTAGATTTATTAGCTATAATATCTTTCTTATCTTCATCATCTAACATATAAAAGCGATTAATTAATTCGTCTTTTTCTTTATTTTCAATGTTAGCTTTAAATTTCTTAAGAGCTTGATAATCTTCTTGGATAGCCGCGAACTTAGCATTTAACTCTGCATACTGACTTTCAAGCAACGAATATTTCTTTTTAGTTTCATCTTCATCACTCTTCTTGTCATCTTCCTTAGTTGTCTTATCCTCAGAATTAGACGCATCAGAGTTATCTTTATTCTGACTATCATCATTTTTATTCTTATCATCTTCTTCTTCTTTATTAACAAATTCAGTTGCAGCAGAATTTGTTCCTTCAGTAGAAGTTGCCCCTTCTGTATTAATTTGATTTTCAGCAGTATTGTCTAAATTAAAATTGTCCTTAACCGCTGAAGAATCTTGAATTCCAGAAGTATTATTCTCCATAGTTTGTCCTCCTTCTAATGCAAAACGTAACTCTTGCATCATAGTATATAAAGTTCTTTTAAAATCATCATCAACCTTAGTAAAGTTAGCACTTACTTTTGACGCGGTAATGGAAGAACCTTCAAAACAAGGCTCAACATCTTCACCTAAAACACACAACTTTGAAAAAATTGCGTCATTTATAATGAAAAAATCCATGCCTGTTTTATAATTTTTTGTCCATTCACCTTTAACTGTATTTTCATCTAATTCCATTGAATGTGGCTTACCATCGCCCTCAACAATAGATTGGCACTCTTCAAATTGACCTGTCCATAGATAGCCTGTTGTCATTAAATACTCTCTTTTAATAGTATTTCCTAAGCCATCTTCATCTTCAAATGTTTGAAACCAAACTTTAGCGTCAGGAGAGACAAAACCATAAGGAACTGTCATACATTCAAATTTAATGCCTTCATCATCAAATATAATTCTCTCACCGTGGTCTGCGAAATCTTCTTTAGACTCTTTATAATATCCTACAATAGGCGCTCCTCTAAGAGTCTTAGCCATCTCTGTCGCAACATTTTTATCTATATAACTATGGTTGCGGTTTTCACCTAAATAGAGAACTTTAATTTCGCAAGTACTAAGTAAAGGATTAATATCCATGGGTTTGAGATTTATAAATTCAGGCTTATCTATAGTAGCAATAGACTGATGCATTTATATTTCTCCTCTAACTTGCACTTTCTATATTTTTCAAAGTTTTTTCAGATTTCTCTGAATCTTCTTTTTCATTTCTGCCCACTTCTCCATTACTTTTTGTTCCATCTGTATTAGATTGTTTTGAAGTGTTACTATTATTATTGCTCTTTTTACTTAACATATCCGCGCTCATAGTATTAGATGACATTGGTGGAATAAATACATTAACCAAATCAAGTATATCATTCTCAAAATAAGCATTTGCTAAAATTGAACTTTGAGACTGACCAAGAGCAATTTGAGGCAACATCTTTGAATACCCTAATTGAGTCTGTTCCTTATACAATTTAGCTAAATCTTTATAATTATAAATTGTTGTAGGTAAGATTTGAACTTTATAACAAAGTTTCTTTGGACTCTTATTGAATGGAGTTAATAAATCATTTAAAAATGCTTCAAACTGTAATACTAGATTATTCATTGAAGCCTCATCATTTAAAATTGATTTTTCAAGAGCAATATTACCATCTGTATTAAATAAGTTCTGCGCTGTACCAGATTCATTATAAACAGTACGTTCTACCTTACTTAATTCATCAACTGTTGTTGTGGTATTCTTATCCGCCATATCCGCAACATCAACATCTGCAAAAGTAGTTAAGACATCAATGCCTATTGCTTTTCCAAGCATATTAACCGCATTATTATGTAACTCTTTTGCTTCATCTACATCAAAGATTAAATCACCATTTTTATCTAACGGCATTTTCTGAATAATAATCTTTAATAATTTCTGTTGCATTTTTCTTCTATCTAACTCTTGCGCGGCGTCCAGGTCTATAATGGCGGGAATGACAGAAATAAAAGCTGGATAATCTTCTCCATTAATATTAAATTTTATAACACTTTTAGTATCTAATAGATACCAACCTGATGTATCTCCTGGATAGTCTGGTACTAAACGTCCGTTGCGGAAAGCATCATATCCTTTTCTAAACTCCGCAGGAAATAAATTTAACATTTTAGTTTTTTGAATTTCATCTCTAAATATATCATCAAAAAACCTCATATTAAATTCTACTGCTGGGCGTTGATTAACAGAAAATCTAGAACGACAATATTCCACAGGAAGTTCTTGAATTACCATTTTATCATTTTGAGGTATTAAATATCCATAGTAACATCCATTTCGTAAAACTTTTAATGCGGTGTCTCCGCAAAAACGCTTTACTTCAAAGTTATCAAGATAAGTTAAGCTCTTATTAAAGCCATCAACAATTTTAGTTTGATTTACTTTATCTCCATAAACATAAGGAGTTACCATCCAATCATATCTATATAAATATGCCATATATTGACATAATCTACGATAAATACCGCTAGTCTTATAAAAGAAATTAGAAATTTCTTTCATTGTAATTAAATCTCCAGTATGAATAGCTCTTAAAACAGTTTGTTTATCTGCTAATCTTGGACTAATTTTTTTATAATCACCTAGTTTATAAACTGCATCTTCGAGAGATTTAATACCTACTTTTATTTTAGAATAGTCACTAGGAACGCTTCTAGGAATATATACATCTGGGGTGTCTTGTGCAGACCTCATATCGAAGCCTTTTCTCTTTATTTCTTCTCTTCTATTAATCAAGATAGACACCTTAACCTTTCTAATTATAGTATATCATAAAATTCTGTTTTTGTCAAATTTACTTAAATTAATATTTAATAGCCTGCGGCTGTCATGATGTAATCGTAGTCAACTCTAGGTTCATCCCAATAGGGTATAGCAATCAGGGTGTATCCATGCTTAGCACAATACTCCCTTTTTTGCATATCATTAAATTGCTGTTTCCGCAAACCTGACAATCCGCCAAATTTACTCTTCGGCTCATAATGTTGTATCCCTTGAAACTCTATTAAAAAATCTAATTCATCATTATCATCAAAGACAGCAAAATCGAACCTCAACGCACGACCATTCGTACTTACAAGGTCAGGAAAACTATATTCTTCTTGAAAATTTAAGCCGGCATCCGCCAAAATTTCTTCTATCTTGATTTCCCCTCTAGATGCTCTCATTCGTGTCCTCCTTATTATACTTTACTTTAAAAAACTTTTAATTATTTTTCTTACTTCTACCCAAATTTTTAAGTGAAAAACATCATTTGTCCAATTCCGCTATGTCTTCTCTTACGCTTTCTTTCTTCCTCTTGTTTAATATAATATAAACCATACTCAAAAGCAGAAAATTTATCCTTCTTAACTGCTTTAGTCGATTGTTTTAAGATAATATTAATTCCATCATTTTGCTCCACAAGATTCCATTTATATTCATATAATTCGCAAAATTATATCTGTTATTACAGCTCTAGCTTTCACTAGAGATTAGACTATATCTTCATCCTCAATTTCAATTAAGGAGCCTTCCATTTCGATTTAAGGGGTTCTCACCCACCGCATTAGCTTCGGCCCTACTCCTATAGAAGCTTCTCATCTTCCCACGGGATAGTCGTTGAACATTTTATTTATATTTCCAATAACTATTACAACATTTAGAATTATTTTTTAATGCATACCGAATTGCGCCATCAGTTACTTTTAATATTCTTGCCGCCTCTGAAATACTTGGATATTGAATTTCTTTATTATCTATCGTTGTTTGGATAACTGGTTTAACCAATTTATTCAGTTGATAACAAGCATGAATAGTATTTTCACTTTTTGAAACGACTTCTAAGTTTTCTATGTTATTGTTGGTCTTATTTCCATCTTTATGATTAACAACTTGATTAGATAAAATTTCTTGATTTCCCCAAACTTCCATCACTAAGATATGAGCTTGTTTTGATACGTTTTGATTATTAATTCTTAATGTATATCTAATATATCCACTTTTGTTTGGGGTTTGTTTTAATATAATATTGGTTTTAGTATTATATACTTCTCCATCTTTAGATACCATATAATTAGTATTTTGATATTGTTTCCAATCTTTATCACTATTATCTAAATCTATTTTTATTCTTTTTCCAGTCGCTAATTTACTTATTTCAGTTTTTATTGCATGAACTCTATTTTCTGATTGAGTTACCCATTCTAAATTATCTACGCAATTATTTAATTTATTTCCGTCTTTATGATTTACAATAGGCAAATTATCTGGATTAGGAATAAAAGTTTCTGCAACTAATCTATGCACTGCATATCCTTTTTTTCCTTCTTTAGTTGTTAGTCTTACCATTTTATAACCAGTATTATAAACAGTACCAGTTAAAGTTTTATTAGTTTTATGACTATAAATTTCTCCTTGTTCATTTATATCATAATCAGTTTCTATGTTGTTAATAATTAATTTTTTCATAATTACATTCTTACCTCCATAAAGTTTTTCCTTCCATAAGAATGTAAAAATTATATAAATAACTTTGCTGCGGATTGTCCAAAAATTTTAAAATTTTTGGAGTTTCCCGCAATTAGAAAGGTTATTATTCATAAACATTACTGTTTATGCTGCCAAATTACCTAGCATTTGTTCACGAAGAATCGAGGTTAAAACAAAAGGTTTGAGATATTCTGCACGTTTAGTAGCATCCATAGCTTGTCCAACTTTAGTTCCCATTAATTTATTTTTAGCTTGCTGTTCATCAATTAAAAATTTAATTTTTCCACTGGCTAATTGGACTTGAACATAAGCATGAGCTTCTGTATTCATTGGGGCATTTGCTTTAATTAAAAATAAAGCATCTCTTTCCATATCATCAGTTCTATACTTTTTATAGTCACCTTTTTCATCGTTATCTACACCAAAAGGAGGTAAATAAGTACCATCAATATCTTCTTGCCCTTTTACCATGTAATCTACTAATCCAGCTCCGATACCATTAGCATCAAGTGCAATTGCTCTTGCTTTATATTTATAATAAAGTTTTTTAATATTAATAGCTTGTTGTTCAAAATGTTCTTCATCAAAAGTATAAAGGTTAACGAGAGTTTTTAATGAACTTCCTTGCGGCTGCGGCGTTACTTTGATTACACAAACCTCGGTAGTGCAATCCAATCTACCAACGTCAACTCCTAAAACATAATACGCGGATTTCGATGAACGACCGCTGAACTCATACTCTGGTTGCAGTAAAACTCGGTATTTGTCTATTTTTTCAGACGAGAAGAAAGCATTCTCCGCGTCCCCACTCCATTCAGACTCATATTCACGCGCAAAGGACGCATCATTATAAGTTCCATCCATCTTTAATTCTTCAATAAAGCTCTTTTGAAGCAATTTTTCCATAACAGGAACTCGCCAAGTTCCACCTAATACGATAGCTTCATCTGGGTCTATAATTTGTTGAATTAATGTTTGTAGAAGTTTTTCATATGCAAATGTATTCTTCCAACCCGCGGTTGTTACAAATATTTGACTCTTATTTACAGTTTCTTCTTCATGTCTAGAGCCATCAGGTAGTCGCCTGTTGACATTCATGGTAGGTATGATTACTTCATTAAGCATGGTCTGATCTACCAAAATGCACTCCTCAACTAATCCTCCAGTCGCACGTTTACCACGCGAAGACTGTCTTGCCGCCATGATATCTAATCGGCTTTTATTTTTAAATACATATTCAACATTATCCTTAGATGATTTAGATACACCACGCGTCCAATCAATTTCATTTCTTATACCCGGAATTAACTTACATAATTCCTCTACTTTTTCTTTTGCAATACCTGCAGCTTGCTCTTTTCCACCTGTGGTTACGAATAAGTGACTTCCAGGGAATAAGATACAACGAAGCATTAATATCAAAACCGAAAGAAAAGATTTCGAGTACGCTCGTGGAAAGGTCGCGTATGCATATCTATGACGCATAACTCCGCGCAGAAATATGCGTTGATAAAAATATAGAGAGAAATTTTCAGGATTATCTCCACAAAGAAAATCTACAAATATATCTGGGTATTCGCGCCAAAAAGCAATGTACTGCCGCAATATAGGAATTTGCTCTTTAATACGCTCTTCTGACAAACCTATTTTTTTACCTTTAGATAAAGATAATTCCATTAAATCTGCTAATGCCATTATCCTTCCTCCTCAGTAAAAATTTTTAAATCTTTTTCTTTTTGCTCTTGAATCTGGTCAAAAAATTCTTCATAATCTTGTGTTTCTAATGGTTTTTCATCATCTTCAAAATCAAATCCATCATCAGATTCACGCATTTCTTTCTGAATTTGTAATTTCTTAATTGAATCTTCAATTTGTTGACCAAAACCTAAATCTTGAGTTACAAGTTTTTTAACATAATTATTCATGTCTTTTAATGTGACATCAACTTTATCTTGCGGGATGTCAGTAGCATATCTAGGAATGAAACCTTCTTTTTCACACATAGTGACTAATTCACCAACAGAATCAACAAAGTCATTTTTGTCTTCTTTATTCTGCGCTGCGGTAAATTTAGCTGACTTTCGTAACGAATCATACACCCTTGAAAGCTTTTGAAACCCATCCATATCACCCACGTCGATCGCTTGGTTCATCTTAAGATATGTTTTACAGATAAGAATCAAAGTTCCTGTAGTATCAGAATCTTGTATATCAAAAGACTGCATCATTTCAGTATATTTCTTTTCAAGTTCAACCCATTCATTAGGTTTATATAATCTGCCCCATTTCATAGCTAAATATAATCTATCTTCTTCAGTTAAATCTGCCGCGGGATTTGCTAATTCATCCTCGCTCATAAAATTATCTTCATTATATGGATTATTATTACCTATAAATGGCACGGGAGGTGTTGATGTTCCCGCTGCAAAGGCAGCTTCCGCAGCTTGATGCTGAGCTTCTGTACTTGTTAAAGTTTTATACTGTGATTCACTAATTTCTCCACGCTCATAAGCTGCTAATGTATCTTCTTCAAATTTCTTTTGTGCTTCTATTTCTTCTTGTTTCTTTTGTAAATTTTTATTTTGTAATCTTTCAGAATCCGCGTATCCATATGGTTTGCCTGTTTCTTTATCCACATATTGCTTTAATTTCATCTTAGAAAGATATTTACCAAATACCGCCATTCCACTTAATTTAGCTGGATTTTTGGCATAGTCTTTATCTCTTAATACATTCCATTCTTCTGGTAAATATGGGACATCCATTTTTTCCATTAACCATACATAAGTATCAGGATTAAAGGGGTCAACATGCATAGTTAAACATTTCTTACATAATTCAGTTTTACTACCATTTTTATATGTATAAAATTGCTTAACATCCATTGTCTTTCCGCATTTTTGACATACACAACTAGGCATAATAGCCTCCTTTCATTACTTCTTTAAGCTAGTTTTATGGTTTCTACAATCCTTGCATATACTGTAAAATCCATCTTTTGAAGTTTTATTTTTTGAAAAAAATCTATTATCCGCTAATTTAATTTGTCCACATCTTGAGCAACGTTTATATTTACCATACTCTTGTGTTAAATAATACCAATCTATATAATCTTCTTGAGCTTGCTCCGCCAATAACTTAGGAATTTTATTTCTCCATAAAGATGATAAATATTCTACTGAATGTTTAATTCCATGTTTTTCATATAATAATTTTTGTATTTCCGCATTAGGTTTCCCATCAATTTTATAAATCAAGAGATCGTAATAAAGCGGGTATTTATCTTTTAAAGTTTTTTCAATTAAATTATCTAAATCTTCCATTAAAAAATAAGAATCAGACCAAAACTTACCCCAAGAATCTTCTTTTAATCTTGAATAATTACAAAGTAATGCAGAAATATGCTTCGGATTAAAGAATGATACTAGTCCATTACTCTTAATTTCTCCTTCTGGAGTAATTTCTATATGTTCATCAAAAGACATCTTTGAAAAACTTTTTATTGCATTTGTAAAATACATTGGTTGGCGGTAAGCCTTTCTAATTTCATACTGGTCTCTCCGCATTTCAATTAATTGTTTCATTAATAAAAATTTCTTTTTACCAGTTGCCGTCTTAGCTTGTTTTTCAACTTCTTTAATTGCCGCAACTAAATCTTTTAATGCAGGAATTTCATCTATATCCTTTTGAGTAATCTCAATTTTTGGAGTAAAAATAATATTTTTGTCATTTGCAATCATATTATATATACCATCTTCTCCATTTTCAAGCTGCCCTGCTAATCCTTGAAATGATGTTTCTCTCTTGTTTACAGTTACCATTCTATTATCAGTTAAAATTTTCTTTTGTTGTCTTTCTTTCTTATCCATAGCAAAAATAATATAATCGCTCAAAATTTCTAAATATCTGTTAGTAAGCTGTTCAGGAGGAGTTTCATCAATAATTTTTTTAACTAATTCGTTTCTTTCTTCAGGTGTTTTTAAAGAATAATCTAATTTCCTAGTCGGCTTGATATTCTCTTCAATGATTTGTTCTTCAATTTTTTTATCTGCTTTTTCTTGAATCTTATCATTAAACTCTTCATCAGAAAGAAGTGAATTTTTATTTTCCATAAAGCGCTCCTTTCTTTTCTTCCCATAATTATATTATAATACAAAATTTTTCTTTTGTCAAACTAGGACGAAAAACTTTAATTGATTTTCAAAAAAATAAATGATATAATTATATTATAAAAAATAAAGAAGGGTAAATAAATATGTATGAAAATAATAAGATATTTGTAGCGACTGGTTTAGGGGCAGCTATATTAGATGCGGAAAATCATATTAGCACAGTTAGACCAGGCGGAATCCGCATTAATCCACGACCTAAAATATATTGGAATGAAGCCACAAAAGAACAGCAAGAGGATTCAAAAATAATGTGGTGCAGATTTCCTAAAGAAGAACCATATATGATTAGACCTCTTACAAAAGCAGAAAAGAAAGAAAATCGTCTTAATCAAGAGTATAGATTAAGACAAATGTATGATTATATTTTAAATAAGTATGGGTGGCGGATGGCCGCTAGATTCTATAATCAAGCCTCATGGAAAAAACAATTCGATGAAGCTGAAATTGTTATTAATTTTAAAATCCCGCATTGTAAATATGATGAAATGCACCAATGTGATTTAGAGTGCCCATTTTTTAATGGTCAATGTACATATGAAGGAGAATTATAAAATAAAATAAATATAAGGGCTGTAAGGAAAATAAAGCTGGATTAGAGGAGGACTAATCGAGCAACCGCGGAGGTAAAATAAAATAATGAACAATATTAATGAAACACAAGATAAACTTACTAAGATAAAGGAAGTTGCGGAGATATTTTCCAAGGCAAAAAATGAACTATTAAGGTCAGATGAAGAAGTGATATTAAGTTTAAATGAATTTCATATATCGCCTACAGATTTGACAATTGCCGCGTCTTATGTACGAGATATTGCTACTAATTATCAAAATTATTTAAATGCGGGTAATGTAGATATTTTATAAAAGAGGTATTATAACAACATGGAAGAGAAACAAGTATTTCATCCAATAGAAGATGAAACAATAAATAATATAACAAAAACTCTAAAACGTATACAAGAGTTAGAAAGAGAAGAAGAGCAAATATATACAATATTACATAATAAAGAAATTCTTAATAATATGCCTTTAGATTTTATTGTGGAAGGAATAACATTTTATATACCGCGGGAAGCCGCTATAAAGAGCATTGAAGATAGATTACAGGGCGTTAGAAATGAAATTGCGATGCTTAAAACTACGATAAAATGGAGTATGATATGAAAATATTAATTTTATTATTATCAATGATATTTTTTCATATAGTTGATGATTATTATTTACAAGGTTGGTTAGCTTCTGCTAAGCAGAGGTCATGGTGGGAAAAGAACGCTGCGGATGATTTATATAAGAATGATTATATAATGGCTTTGATGGAACACGCTTTTAGTTGGACTTTTATGATTCATATTCCTATTGTTGCGGCGGGGTCGGGGATTCCGCTTAATATGTTGCTTTTGACTTTTGTAATCAATTGGGGTATTCATGCTATAGTTGATGATTTGAAGGCTAATAAGAAAGCTATTAATTTAATACAAGACCAGTTGATACATTTGGTACAGATTATTTTGACGTGGGGAATCTATGTTTTTGGAGGTATGATATGAAAATTGGACACTTAGAAGAAAAAGTAAAAAGAATGGAAGATGAAGTATTACCTAATCTTCTTAATATGATTAATGACTCTAAGAGATTTACAGAAGAAGAATTATCTGCATTAAGAACAGCATATGTAGTTTTAAATAGGGAAGTTAATTATGCGAAAGATGTTATTTATAATACAGATATTGATATAGCATCTTCATTGTAAGGAGGTAAATATGACTATAAAAGAAATGAAAGTAGAAATAGAAAAAAGAGATAAAATAATAAAAGTTTTGAACGATATGATTAATGAATTAGCTATTTCAGATGAATATAAAAAAACTTTAATTACAGTAAGAAAATATTTTTATTTTGACCTTAATGATTTACAAAAAATTTTAGATAATGCAGAAATTGAAGTTGATAATATAATTCGTTTGTGCGAGGAAGATATTTAAAATATATTTGGAGATTTCATTTTTTATATTTTAAAATATATTTGGAGATTTTATTTTTCATATTTTTATTTTTAAAATACATTTGGAGATTTTTTGTACGTGGCATAACACATTTTACATTTCAAAAAAATAAAATCCCAAAATTACTGCCCCACCTTTTGTCATAGGTATGCTGTGTAGCTAGAGAGAATTTTTTTAGATAGTTTTATTGAGACACGCCCAGAATATTATATTATTATTTTTTAATTATGCGGGACAATAAATATATATTAAATAATAAAAAATATTGAATTAATAATTAAATATAATATTATATTTCAATAAAATTGAATAATAAAAATAAAATTTGATTAATAAAATATAAAATAGTTTAATCTTATATCTACTTTAATTAAAATTGGCGCGGCTTTGGTCGCGCAAATCCGAGGTTTCTAACTTGAGTTAGTTGCAATTATTTGTTGTTTGAAAAAGCTAACTCAAGTTAGGCAGGATTAATCCCAGATTGATATCACTAACTAGAACTAGTCGCAACTAACTTGAGTTAGATTAGACTAACTTAAAATGTAAAGTAAAAAAGTTTTGTCTTATAAATTAGTGTAAACTCATTACAGTTAGATACCACTAACTAATGTAAGCTGGAACTAACAAAAAGTAGTTCAGACTAATTTATATTAGTTCAACTAACTGCTAGTTTAAGGGCGGATAAAATAACACATGTAATTTAAAATAGACTGACATAAAAACAATAGACAAAATGCACAAAAGCAAAGCGGTATTTTGTGTATTTTGTCTATTGACGTATGTAGTAAACAATGCTATAATAAATACATAAGATGAAGAAAAGAAAAAAGCAAGACAAAAATAAAAAAATTTTTAAAAAAGTCTTGACAGCATAACTAATAAGGTATATAATAAATATATAAAGAAAAGGAAAGAGAGGATAAATAAAAATGACAAAAAGAGAATTAATGGAAATAATTAAAAACATGGACGATAATACAGAAATAGAGTTTGTAGAAGATACTCAAGATAGAGATGGCTTTTGGGGTCAAAATAAAGTGACAGATATCGTTGGAATAGTAGCAAAAAACGCTGAACCAATTGGAAAATTTTATGGTAATAATATTTATATAAATAACAGAAATTGGGAGCTTAAATAAAATAAAAAAATTTTTAAAAAAGTCTTGACAGCATAACTAATAAGGTATATAATAAATATATAAAGAAAAGGAAAGAGAGGATAAAAATTATGGCAAGAACAAAAACACAAGGTTGGTATTTATTTGAAGATGGAACATACGCATGGTATCATGGTATGAGTGCTCAAGAGAAAAAAATAGAAATTAGAAAACATGGGCAAATAATAAGATTTCAGCCTTCATAAATAGGCTGAAATCTTAATAAACTTATAATTAAGCGTATTATAATAAATATATAAAGAGAGGTAAATAAAATGATAATTCAAGTAACATTAATTTCAAATCAAGGTTATAAACCAGTTAGTACATTAGTAGAAGTTCCTAGTAAACAATATATTATAGATAATAAAAAGAAAATTCAAGAGGACGGAATTATTAAAATTTGTAATAAAAGATATTGGAGTAATAGAGAATTAACACAGTATGGATATACAAAAACAAAAATGAGAGTATATGATAAAGAAAAGATAGAGCAAGAGAATAAAGAGAGATACGAAAAAATTAAAGAAGAAAGAGGTTGGAAATAAATAAGAGAGGTTTTTCAACCTCTCTTTTCATGCGGGCGGTCGGTCTATGTTTCTATAAAGCTTGATTAATTTTCTTTTATTGATTTTTTAAAAAATTTATTATATAATATATATATAAAGTAAATAAAGAAGGGAGTTTATGCAATGGGCAATAATTTGAATGAACTCGCCGCATTACAGTTAGTATTTGAGTTTATACCAGTAAAAGATTTACTTAATGCATCAATGAATTATTTCAGCGAACAAGAAGATACACATTCTCAAGATAATGCGGACGTATGTTTTAAAGCAATTGCTACATTCTTGAAATAATTCTTTCAAGCGATTTCGTACATGGTCATGTGCGGGTCGGCTCAGCTCCAAGATACCTAAGGCTAGAAAAATTTTGTGAAAAACGAGTTTTTTGGTCTTTTTTATTTTGTTCCTAAAATTCAAACAATTGGGCGGGTCGAAAGCTGCCGCGCAGCTTTCGTTTTGCCTTATCATGGTTAGTTGCAACTAATTCCAGTTAGAAAACGAGAACTTAGGTTCGTAAGGCGGTTCCCGCATTTCAGCATTTTATACAAAATTTATTATTTTATTTTGTGCATTTTGTATATTGACTCTATTAGTATAATGTAGTATACTATATATAGAAGGTAAGGAAAGAGAACTGAATAGAAAATAAAAAAATTTTTTTAAAAAATCTCTTGACAGACTTCTGAAAACGTGCTATAATAAATATAGAAAGAGAGAAAGAGAGGTAAACACCATGACATATACAAAAACATTCCAATTCAAAGGTCAAATGATTAATTATTATAATAAAGTAAAGAATAATCCAAACATTGCTTTTTGCACAATGTATACTGATGTAAGAACAGGCTTTACTATTATGTATACTTATAAAAAATAATAAAAAAACTATTGACAAATTAATAAAAACATGGTATTATAATTATAGAAAATAAATTAATTATTTCTTGATAGCTTAATGGAAAAGCTGTTGGCGTTCTGTCTGTGTAGGTTCGATTCCTATGTAAATTCATGGCGAAACAGGTAGCAGGTGATAGGCAAGGTTGTACAATTGGGTACATAAATATACTGTGGTAATCCTTAATGCGACGCACAATGTAAATGCGGGTTCGACTCCCGCTCAAGAAAATTTAAAAAAAGTCTTGACAATATAAATAGCAAGGTGTATACTATATATATAAAGAAAAGAAAAGAGAGGTAATAAAAAATGAACACAAACGAATGTATTAAATATGATATGATAATAGAATATGGAATTGCAACCGCAAATGAAATTAATTTAGTTAGATGTATTTGTAATGGCGATTGGAACACAATATTAGATAATATAGTATATGCTAGAACAGGCTTTAATACATTTGAAAGCTACATTGAAAATGAAATGGAAGAAGAATAAAAAATACTTGACATACAAAAGATAAAATGTTATAATAAATATATAAAGAAAAGAGAGGTAAAATATAATGGCAATAATGTATACAAATAGAGAGGCATTTGAAAAAGTGAAAAGATTTTTAGAAGTTAATCAGTATGATTTTACTTATTCAATTAGTAATGGATTATTTTACATTAAAATAATTTAAAAAATTTTATAAAAAGGATTGACATACTTACAAATTTATATTATAATATATTTATAAGATAAGGAAAGAGAGGTAAACAAAATGACAATAATAGAAGCAAAGGTACAGTGTTTAAAAAGTATGGATAAATACATAAGAGATGAAGTGCAAGATGAAGAAAATTTTGAATTATGGATTGCTGAAGGTGTACCAGATGAAGCTAGTGAAAATGATTATAAATATATAGCTGAAAATGATGAAGAATATAAAGATACTTGCAAATTGTTTTATGAAATACTTATTAATGAAGGCTTAATTAAAAATTAATTATAAGAGAGGTTAAAAACCTCTCTTTTCTTTTTATTTTCCAAGGCGTGCTTGCGGACGCTGCTCTTCGCCAGCACGCCGAAAAATCTATTATATCATACCCAGCAACTTTTGTCAAGAGAAAAAGATGAAAAAAATTGCATAAATTTTATCCCGAAATTTTAGTCATTTTGTATATTGACTTCTGCGGTTGGTGGGAGTATAATATATATATAAGATAAAGGAAAGGGGTTGCGGAGGTCACACTACTTGGATTGGTCGTTTAGTATATGGCTAGGCGGTTGGTTTAAGGTGACTGACAGCCCCATTGGGGAAAATAAAAAAATTTTAAAAAAGTAGTTGACAAGTCACATTAAACGTGCTATAATAAATATATAAAGAAAAGGAAAGAGGTAAAAGACCATGACAAAACAAACAATGATTAGAAATTATAGAAAATTTTCAGCCGCAGATAGCTATATTTTAGGATTTATTTATAAACATGAAGTTTATATGATAGAAGTTAACGAAATTATGCCAAGATACATGAGAGTTGAGCATGAAAGTAGTAAAAAGGGCGGTTGTGCAAAATTACAATTAAGATTGCCTCAAAATTATCAAAAACAATTAATTAAAAAAGGAGCTGTATCAATTGGAAATGAAAACATTTTAAATGGTGATTATAATAAGGGTGTACAGTTTGAAAAAATTATTTCTGAAATGAATGGTCAAGAATTTAGAGGTAAAGACAATGTACCATTTTATGTAAGTGGTGATTTAGAAATTAATGGTAAACAAGTGCAAATTAAATTTAATGGTGCTCAAATAGTAGTTGAAAGAACGCTAGAAAAATTGAAAAAAGCTAAATAAAAAAAATTTAGCTTTTTTCAAAAAAACTATTGACAAATAAAAAATAAAGTATTATAATAAATATATAAAGAAAAGAAAAGAGAGGTAATAAAAATGAATAAAGTATTAGTATTTGACATGGACGGCACTTTAGCAAATTTATATGGAGTTGAAAATTGGTTAGTTGATTTGAGAAGTGAAAATGCAAGACCATATGAAATTGCAAAACCAATGTATGATATGGACACGCTTGCAAGTATCTTAGGATTATTAAAAACTAATGGTTGGGAAATTGTAATCACAAGTTGGTTGGCAAAAGATAGCTCAAAAGAATATGATGAAAAAGTTAGAAAAGCAAAAAAAGAATGGCTTGCAAAATATCAGTTTCCATATGATGAAATTCATCTTGTAAAATATGGCACTACAAAAGCCGATTGCACTAGAAAAAAGGGCGGCTATCAAATTTTAATAGATGACAATGAAAAAATCAGAATTGGTTGGAATTTAGGCGATACAATTAATGCAAATGAAAATATTTTAATTAAATTAGTTGATTTACTAGTTGCGGAATATCGCAACTAGTAGAAAAAGATTTAATTAAAATGCTTGACATACAAAAGAGATAATATAAATGTAAACAAAAAACATTTAAAGAAAGAGGTAATAAAATGGAACACAATATTTTTATTAGAAATAGTTTTGCTAGAATTAAAAATTTTTTATCATTCATGGAAGTTGATTTTATTGAGAAGTCGGAGAATGAAATCATAATCCCACATATTGTAGATAGCGTATCTTTAGAAGAAAATGTAGAAATGTCTGACTTAACAATGTTAGAAGTCATTAATCACTCTACTATGAAATGTGTGGCAGACGAAGGACACTTGCATATTTTGTATGATGAAAAATCTAAATGTTTAAATTTTTTAACAGTGGTTGAAGAATAACTGTTGACAAATGATAAATAAAGTAGTATAATAAATATATAAAGAAAAGAAAGAAGGTTGGCGGTTATGACAGATAAAATTCAACAAGTTCTAAATAACTGGATATGGAGATATAAAGCGGTAAATGGCAAACCGCCAACATATGGCGAACAAATTAACAAATTAAAAGAATTAAAGAAAAAAGAGAGGTAATAAAATGACAAATTTTTATATAGGGTTCTTTAAATTTTACTATAAAGATGAATTAATAAGCTCTTTTACAAATAGAACTTTGGCAGATGAAAAAAATATCCAAAATCAAAAAATTTATTTTACATGGGATAATTTAAAAGAAAATTATAGTAAGTATGGGATATTTTTACCTTTTAATATATGGCAATTTAAAAAAGGTCAAGTAATTGCATTTTTTAATTCAATGACAATAAAACATATCAAAGACATAAAAGAATGGAAAACTAAACAATTAGATAATATGTATATGACTGTCGAATTTAAAGAGGATAATCCACCTTTATCAGTCGTTTTAAACTGGTTTGACAGTGAAAAGGCTATACAATATCTTATGGAAAGAGGTTTAAAAATGTAAATAGTTTATTAAGAGAGGCTTGAGCCTCTTTTTTCTTTTGAGTGGCTCAGCAACGTACGCTACTCTACGTTGCTGAGCCAGTTCCTGTCAAGTAGTAATGTTGCACAAATTTTTTACCAAAATTTTAGTTATTCTGTACATTGACCTTAATCCTATATTATGATATACTTATATTATCAAATGAAAGAGAGGTAACAAAAAAATGAACGAAGAGTATATAAAAATAGTAAATAGCATTGTTAAATTAATATTAGTATTAATTATCTTTATTGCTATTCCACCATTATTAATTAAACAAGTATTAATTATTCTTAATGGATATTTTGCTTGTATTCCAATTTTAAGTTATAAAGAACTTCTTTTTATTCTTATTACTTGTAAAATAACTTTTGGAAAAGTTGAATTAAAATGGGGCGATAAATAAAAAAATAAAATGCTATAATAAATATATCAAATAAAAGAGAGGCAATCAAATATGATAAATAAATTGTATATAGTTAATGAGTGCATTGACATAGCAAATGGTTGTGAAAAAGCGATAGGTATTTTTACAACTGAAGAAAAAGCTAAAAATTGTATTAATACTAAAATTGCTGAAAGAACTGATGATGATTTTTTTGATGAAAATGGAAAATACTACCGATTAGAAGATGTGTGTCGTTTATCTCCTATAGACTGTTTTTCTATTACAACAATGAAAATTGATAAAATCTATTGACAAAAGAAAAATAAAATGATATAATAAATATAAATAAAGGGTGTCGGACTTCTAACAAGTACAGGCGATTGATTTCTTGGTAAAGAAGTTGATTGCTTAGGAAAAGAAGTTCAGCCCTAAAAGAAAGAAGGTGAAAATATGGAACAATACGTTCATTTTTATTTAACAACTCCTTACTGCGGTTTTGATGAGGATAAATATATCTGTTTTAAACAAGAGCAAACAAAAGAACATTTGAATGAATACTTAGATGAATTAGTCCAAGACCATACAGAGTCATTAATGTATTTAGCAACAGAAGATATCGATAGTGATGACTATGAAACCTTAGAAGATTATGATGACGCTATCGAGCAGGCGCAAGAATTTTTTAGGTCAGATTGTTGGGGTAATTTTGATATCATTACAAAAGAAGAATGGCAAGATAATGAGGGTGATTATGCTTAGAGAGGTCTTTTCAGACCTCTCTTTTCTTTTTTATTCTTGACGGGGCAGCCACGTACGCTGCTCTACGTGGCTGCCCGAAAATTCTATTATACCACTCGCCGCACTTTTTGTCAAGGATTTTTAATAAAAAAAATACACAAAAATAATCCTATAATTTTAGTCATTTTAACTATTGTAATTAATAAAAAATTTTAGTATAATATTTATATAAGGTAAGGGAAAGACAGAAACAACACCAAGAAAAAAATAAAAAATTTTAAAAAAAGTCTTGACAAACCTTATAAGAAATGATATAATAAATATATAAAAAGAAAAGGAAAGAGGTAAACAAAAATGAGTAAAGCAGATTTTTTAAAAAAGTATAAAAGTGATTATGTTTTTAGAGCTGAGGCAAGAGCTAAAGGAATTAGAGTTATTCAAGATAATGTTATTTTTTTCAATCCTGATGGGAGCCTCAAGGCAGTTGCTGGGAATTATGTAAAGTAATTCCCACAACAAAAAAAATAAAAAACTCTTGACAAACAAAAAATAAAATAGTATAATAAATATATAGAAAAACAAAAGAGAAAAGAAAAATCTTAAAAAGATTTTTAAAAAAAGTCTTGACAACTGAATAAAGAAATGATATAATAAATATATTAAAGGAAACAAAAACAAATAATTTTAAAGAAAGAAAGAGGTAATGAATTATGACAAACACAAACACAACAAAGGTAGTAAAGGTAACAAAGGCACAGTATTTCGAAATGGTAAGAAATATTGTAGAAAGTGTGGAAACCGCTAATAAAGCCGACATCTTAGCTTTTATCGACCATGAGGTTGAACTTCTACAGAAGAAATCTAATAAGAGTGGTAACACTAAGACACAGCAGGCAAATGAAGCTATCCTAGATACTATTAAGACTGTTCTTGCTGAAACTGATAAGCCTGTTACAATTTCAGAGCTTATGACTGATGATAGATTAAAGACTTATGTAGAAGGTACTGAAACTAAGACCATGACAAATCAGAAACTATCAGCACTAGTTAAGAAATTGTGTGCTACAAATGAGGTTGTAAGAACCGAGGATAAGAAAAAGGCATTTTTCTCACTTGCCTAAGAGAAAAGCAAGGCGGAGCAAATCCGCCTTGCAAATTTAATAAAAATTTAATAAATGAATAAATTAAAAGCCTTGGAAAATTCCCAAGGCTTTTCTTGCATGGGTCGCTCACATACGCTCCTCTATGTGAGCGACCCAAGTCCTGTCAAGTAGTAATGTTGCATAAATTTTCCGCAGAAAATTTGTCTATTTGCCTATTGTAAAAATCCCGTATTAGGTGTATACTATATGAAGAAAAGGAAGAGAGGTAAATAAAAATGAGCATGGATAAAGCTATCAAATATGGGAGGGAACACAGAAAACCTTATTATAAATACTGCGAGCAAATTGATAAAAGTTGTCGCTGTCATGGCGGTTGCCTGTTTTGTTTAGGAAATAGAATGTATCAATTAAAAAAAGAAAATGAAAAAACACTTGACAAATTAAAAGAATTTTATTATAATTAATATATATAAGATAAATAAAAAAGAAAAGAGAGGTAACAAAAAATGGTTAGGATTTTTAAAAATAATGAAAATGATTTAGTATGTGAATGTTGGGGTGGTAGCACTAAGCACCCCGACACTGTATATCATTTTTCAGACTTTGAAAAAAGTCCTTATGTAATTGAAATTTATCAAGTATTCCAATGGTTATGTGAAATTGCTAGTAAACAAATGTTTGTACAACACGCTGTAGAGATTATGAATTACGCTTATAAAAATTGGAACTTATGGGAAAAACAAATAAAGAAGTTGAGGAACTACAAAAGAGATTAGATAATAAAGAAAAAATTTAAAAAAATACTTGACATACAAAAGATAAAGTAGTATAATAAATATATCAAATGAAAGAGAGGTATAAATATGAAAGTACAAGTAGAATTAAGAGCTTCGATAAAATTAGATATAGCTGATAAAACAACTATTGAGCCTTATTTAAAGGCATGTGATACAAATGATTATGTTACTGATAGAATAGATGAAAATAATTTATATAATTATATTATTAATGAAATTTCAAAAAAATATGGCTTAGATAGTACAGCAATGTGTTTAAATGAGGTTTACATTCTAAGCAATGAAAGCAATGATAAATATAATGGGTGTGTATTATACGAAGAATAGATAAAAATACTTGACATACAAAAGATAAAATGTTATAATAAATATATAAAATAAAAAGAAAGAGAGGAATTTTAAAATGACAAAATTAACTTATGTAGTAGGAAATAAAGAGGTAATTTCATATCAAGAGGCAGTTGGACTAGGAAAGGTTTTAGGTATAAGTCCGCAACCTAAATATACTAAATTAAAAGATGAATATTTATTAAATCCAATTTCAGATAAGAGGAGAAATTAAATTATGAAAATTAATAATAAATATACAGGTCAAACAAAATTTGATGATTTAAGTGTTGGAGATGTATTCTTATGGGGTACAAGACCATTTATTTGTATGAAAATTAATGATACAAAAGTTGATAATGAATATCAAAATACAGTTGATTTAGAAATAGGGAACACTTTTTTTATTCCTACAGAAAAGTTTGTTACAAAAGTATCAGCAGAATTAACAATTGATAATATAAGAGAGGTGTAAAAATATGAAATTAAAAGTAACAAAATTTACAGATGAAATTATTGATATCCCAGTTGATATTATTCAACCTTTTATCGAGGTAAGAGATAATATTTCTGATGATGAATGTAATCTTCTAGAAGAATATTTAAAAAATACGCATGGCGAAATTACAAAAACAAGTATTTCATCTGTATATAATGGAGATTTAGTATTTTACGAAGCATAAATTTGAGAGGTCTTTTCAGACCTCTCTTTCTTTTTGCTAAATTGGGTGGCAGGCTGACGTACGCTACTCTACGTCAGCCTGCCAGTTCCTGTCAATATACATATTCAACAAATTTTCTTCCGCATTTTTGTGTATTTTGTATATTGATTATTTTCCCATAAAGATGTATAATAAATATATCAAATAAAAAGAGAGGTAAACAAACATGGGAAGAAGAAAAGAATACTTTTTAGTAATTGACACAGAAACAGCGAACACAATTGAACAGCCACTACCTTATGATGTTGGATATGCAATCACAGATAGAAAAGGTAACATTGTTTTAAGAAGAAGTTATGTAGTTGCGGAAACTTTTTTGGATAATCAAGAAATGATGAAAAGTGCATATTTCGCTGAAAAAATTCCTCAATATTGGGAAGATATTAAAAATGGTGACAGAACAATTAAATCTATTTTTAATATCAGAAAACAAGTACATACTGACATGAAAGCATGGAAAATTAAAAAAGTTGGTGCTTATAACATGGGCTTTGATAAAAGAGCTTTAAACAATGCAATTCGCTATCATAGTAAATCATTAATTAGGTGGTTTTTTCCTTTTGGGACTGAATACTTTTGTATTTGGAACATGGCTTGCCAAACTGTGCTAAATAGAACTACATATATAAAATTTGCTTTACAGAATGGATTAGTTAGTGAAAAAAATAACATTCAAACTTCGGCAGAATGTTGTTATAAATATCTTACAAATTATACTGATTTTGTAGAAAGTCATACAGGTTTAGAAGATGTAGAAATTGAAGTTGAAATTATGGCAAAATGTTTTGCCACTCATAAGAAAATGGATAAATCTATTAATACAGCTTGTTGGCGGTTGCCACAAAAGAAAAGAAAAGAATTAGAATTGAGACAGGTGTTTAAATAACACTTGTCTTTTTTGCACGTCGCAAATTTCCTATTGACATTAAAATGAAAGTATGATATACTTAATATATCAAAAGGAAAGAGAGGTTAAAACAATGGATAAAGAGAAATTAATCAAACAAATTATGGAAGAATGTGAAGCTGATGGTGAACCAGTAACAAAAGAAGAAGCTGCGGAAATGGAATTAAAAAATAAATCAAATGGTAGGCGATATGAGGGAGATATTAAGAGCAAAAAACCTGCAAACCGCACATTAAAAGTTGATACTGAAAAAGTAGAAATTATTAAAGTAATTGCTGAAATGCTAATAGCTGATGAAATTAAAATTATTAATCCGCAACATGAAATTCAAATTAAAATTGGTAATAATGATTATTCAATTACTCTTACAAAACATAGAAAAAAATAATAAAAACTATTGACATACAAAAGATAAAGTGTTATAATAAATATATCAAATGAAACAAATAAACTTTTAAAAAAGAAAGAGAGGATTTTAAAATGAAAGCAATTGCAACTGTAAGTTTTGATGTATTAGTAGATATTGATGAGACCATGTTTGAAAGTAACGAATATACAAATCAATATGGAACTTCTATTATTTATGAGGATAAAGAGGGAAGAGAAAAGGATATTGATGAATATATCGAAAACCTTAAAGAAAAAATGTCTTTTAAAGAACACGAAAATCTGACTATTATTAAAGGTTCAGGTGATTTAATGGCAATTACAGATTTAGAAGGTAACGCATTTTATGAACAATAGAAAAAATAAAGAGGTCTGAAAAGACTTCTTTTTTATTGCGGAAACTGGCAGGCGTGCCCACGGGCGCTTCTCTTCGTGGGCACGCCGAACTTCCATTATATCATACGCTGGGCATTTTGTCAAGGAAAAATTACATTAAAATTTAACAAATTTTTATCCTAAAATTTAGTCATTTTAACTATTGTAATTAATAAAAATTTTTGATATAATAAATATATCAAATGAAGAAAAGAAAAAAGCAAGCACTAAAAAAATTAAAATTTTTAAAAAAAATGCTTGACAAATAAATTTCATTATGATATAATAAATATATAAGAAATAAAGAAAAGCGTCTTAATAGTTTTAGTGAAAACAAGTTTGCTAGCAACAGATAACACTAACAGACAATTTCAAGAGTTTAAAATCTCAAGAAAAAATTTAAAAAAAACACTTGACAACTGAATAAAGAAATGATATAATAAATATATCAAAGGAAACCAATTAATTAAATTTTAAGAAAGAAAGAGGTAATGAATTATGACAAACTCAACAGTAAAGGTAACTAAGAAAGATTATTTTAACATGGTAGCAAAAATTGTAGAGGCTTCTGATACAGCTAACAAGGCTGACATTCTCGCCTTCATCAACCATGAGTTAGAGCTTTTGCAGAAAAAGTCTAATAAGAGTGGCAATACTAAAACACAGGTTGCCAATGAGAAGATTTATGTAACTATTAAAGAGGTTCTCGCAGATTTAAATAAAGCTGTTACAATTTCAGAGCTTATGGTAGATACCAGACTACAGGCTTATGTAGAGGGTGATGAAACTAAAACAATGACAAATCAGAAATTATCAGCTTTGGTTGCAAAGTTGGTTAAGACTGGAGAGGTTGTAAGAACTGAGGATAAGAAAAAGGCATTTTTCTCACTTGCATAGAGTGAGAAAAAGCCCCACAGATAAAAGCCACTTAAATAAGTGGCTTTTTTAATTGCTCGCAGGCTCGCCCGCATACGCTTCTCTCCGCGGGCGAGCCTAGACCTGTCAATAGGTATATTCAACAAATTTTTAACTGCATTATTGTTTATTTTGCCTATTGCTTAAAATCCTGAAATGATGTATACTATATATATAGACAAAAGGAAGGATGAATAAAGCTATTAAAAAAATTTGACAAAATTAAAATTTTCTATTGATTTTTAAAAATTTTTATGTTATAATATTTATATAAGAAAAGAAAAGAGAGGTGCTTAATATGAACTACAATTTCAATGGTAAAACAATTAAAATCCCCGATAAAGAGATTGAAAAGTCAATGAAAAATCTTGAGCTTACAAAAGATGAGGCTATAGAAATGTGGCTAGAGGACGAAGGTTATTTAGATAATGATGAACAAATTGAACTTGATAAGAAAGCTAAAGATAGTAAAATTACAGCTACTATTCATCAAGCTAAAGATATTACACAAAAGAAAACACAAAAGGAAAGATGTCACAAAGAAAATCCTACTAAAGAAATGGTGATTGCGGAAATCGCTAATTTACTTCCTAAGTTTGCTGAAAATATAGAGATTGTTAATAAGGGTAAATTAATTACATTTACAATTGGAAATGACAATTTTAAATTAGACTTAATACAGACAAGGAAGCCAAAAGAAAAGAAGTAGTGCGGATAGGCGGTTATATACCGCCAAAACCGCAGAAAAGAGGGTTAAACATGAAAAATACTATAAAAATTAATTTATTTGATACTTTTAAGGCAGATTTTAATCAAAATATATTAAATTTAATCAAAAATTTAAAAAATTGTAAAATAATTCACTATTATGTTGATAAAAAATTTATAATTGTTAAATGTGATGATGAAATTGCAGAAATTTTGCAAACTTTAAGTAAAATTGATTGCTTTAGTATTGAAAGAGAGGACTAACCTCTCTTTTCTTATGTAAACCGCACGTGCGAGCGAAAAGTCAAGAAAAATATATACAAAAATCAATAAAAATTTTATTAATTTTACCTATTGACAAAGTGCGGTTGAGATGTTATACTTGCAGGAGCGTCTTCTTTAGAGACGCTCCGAGTTCGCGTCCCACACCCCATATGCCCCTTTTTTCGCTAGTTGTTTGACCTTTCGCCCGGCGACCGAAATCCCGAAATTACCTGATATGCCCGCCTTTTTGCTAGTTATTTGACATTCACAAAAATTTTTGATATAATATTAAAAAAAGCTATTTTTTCTACGCACCAAAATTTGCCTCGATAATTTTAGCAATTTGCTACTTTCTGACAAATACTCATAAAACTGTTTTCATAGCACAATTTTTAGGAGCTAACTAAGTTCAATAATAGAAAATTCCGCCTCACTCTCACATTTGAAAAATATAAAAATTTTTGTTATAATATTTATATAAAGTAAAGAAATAAAATAATTAAAAGGAGAAATGATATATATATGAACTTCAAAGACTTACCAATAAAAGACTTATTAAAGCAGGGGTTGACTTCAGATGATATCCTTAATCAGATTGAAGAGGATATAGCAACAGCCTTAGATGAGATAAAACAAGAGCAAGAAGAGGCAACAAAGAATGAGACTATAGAGTTAGCTAGAGCTAATGTAATTCACGCAGTTGATGGATATATGGTCGCTCTTGGCATATCAGAGCCATTTTCACTTACAGATGAAACATTTGATGGTATGGTAGAGATATTAAAGGTACTAGAGAATGAGATTGCCCCAGTCGAAATTAAAGTAACAAAAGTAAATACAAAAGATAAGAATCCAGATGATATAATTGCGGAGTTCCTAAAGAGCCTTCACTAAGGCTCTTTTTTTAATGCGGAAAGCGAATATTGAGTGTCTATGGTCGCGGCCAGGGTTGCATGAGCCTTGATACCGGTCGCACCTCTACTGCCTAAATGTTTGTTAAATATTTGCTAAATTATATAAAACTGCTTATTAAACTTAATTAAATACGATAAATACTCCATTAAAATTATATAAATTAATATATTATATATTATATTATATTATTATTATATAACACCTCTCTATAATATTATACTAATTATACAATATATTTCACTCTAACCCACTCAAATAATTATATATTATATTATATTTATCCACTCTCTTCCAACCTAAAACATAACCTTCTCTTATCTAACCCTCATACTCTTAACATCAACAAAATCCGCCAACTTATTTTTATTATTTTATTAATTCCAGCCAAATCCTCACAAATATATAAAATTTAGTAATTCCCGCCAAATCTTAATAAATTTACCTAACAAAAAAATATTCCTCTCTAATATTTATTTTTATTATTGCCCCACACGCGCAAACACCGACGCCTACCGCAATAACTAATATCATTTATTCCTCTACTTCTCCAAATGTTAATATCAATATCAATAAGCAAAGAACAATACCTAAAACTATTATTCTATTAATAATATCTATCATACAATCATTCTCCTTATAATCAAAAATCAAAATTTCAAACGTTCCTCATATCAAAAATTAAAAATCAAATTTCAAAATAGTCCTACCCGCATCTAAAGACTCTCCCAACAACTTTAGCAAAACCTGTTGAAAATAAGCAAAATACTTAACTATATAATAAAATAATTAACAAGCAATTTTACATATATCATTAAGTATTTTGCTAAATCCCGACAAAAATTGCTTATTTGTCTAAAAGTATATCTATGCGGGCTGATTTCATCCACTACGTGGATGAAACATCCCTTAGAATTAGATTAAAGTTTATAATAATTTTAACAAAATTGTCTGGAATAAGCAAAATACTTGAACAATATATAAAATTATATATTGGTTAAGTAAAAAGCTAAATCCAGACAAAAATGCTACATTTTAATAATTTTATATATTATATATTATAAAATGCTTCTGCATTTAAATCTACTTTAGTCCCAATACATGTATTATAATTAGCATAAGCCTTAGAAGTTCTATAAATTGCAGATTCTTTTAATATTTTATTGCTCTCTCTAATTTGATATGCGGAAAGTCCGGTCATAGCACATAAACTCTCGACTGTATAGGGTTGATTCTTAGATAACATTTCAACACCTATCCAAGTTTTAAGTAATGGAATCCAACTTCTCTTATGATGTTTATCCGCAAGCTGTTTACAAGTTCTTATCATGTTAATACTAATGCCCATTTGCTCTTCCGCTTGTCTATATAATGCGGCAACAAAATAATTATTATTAGTTTTATCAATAGTATAACTAATAATATCTCTTTCTTGTAACATAATTAAAGAATCTTTTAACATTCTTCTATTATTTTCTGTTGTTGGTAAATCTACATATTTAAGAAAATCATCATAACTTCCTCTAAATACTAACATTGGAGTAGTAATAATAGCAAGTAAAACTAAAAAATCCCAACTCATAAATTGAAAAGATTCTGTACTAGTCATTATTTCAGCTTTTTGTTCATTATACATAGTTAAAGCTCTTTTATCATCCATAAGTTCTTCACTATAAGAGGCTTTTTCTCCTCTTCCTTCTTTTATTATCTTAACACCATGTTTCTTTAATATAGATTGCTGAGTACGTGGAAAAGCAGTTTTCATTGAACTCTCTGATACATCATACTTTTTGCATATTTCTTGTAAAGTCATCATTTATTTCCTTTCTATTGAATGATACTTTACTTTAAAATCCAGATTAAAATTTTATCTGATTTTGTCCAAACTTTCGTATCTTTTACCATTCTTCGCCAATTTTAGCAAAAACCTAAAAGTGTTAAATATTTTGTTAAATGTTAACAAACAATTAAAATGTTACTTATCCACAATAGGCTTAGAATCTATAACAACCCTATCTCCATCATGCACTGTACTAACAGAACTTATCATACAACTATATACATCATGTAAATCTTCTCCAGTCACAGACTCCTCAATAAAAGCTCTATTAAATCTCAATCCTTTAACATCTCCAGCAAACTTAGTCCTTATTACATCACCTGTAGTTAAAATACATTCACATTCTTTACTACTTCTATGTACACAACTAATAAGCTCTCGCGGCAACTGCTCTACAATAGACTCAAAGAGTTTCATGCTCCATTCTCTATCTTTATAAATTATTCCAACAGTTCCCAATAACCTATAAATCATTTCTTTTCTCCTTTATATTCAAATCTAGCAAAACTAGCTCCATTCTCAATAACACCATAATTCGCGGAAGCCCCTTTCCCGCACTTAACCAACTTTATATTACGCTTCGCGGCAGCCTTGGTTATATGCTTCCAGTGATGTAGTAAATAGTGGCGTGATACCTGCATTTCCGCACTCAATTCATCTATTGTCATTTTTCCCTTTCTTTAGAATATGTCCCTTTGGGCATGTCCCATATTTAGTTAAATAATATATATTACATTCTTTACAATATCCCCATTCGCCATCCAATGTAACCATAGCAAAATCAATATCAATACCTTTTATTTCTTTTTGTTCTTTTGATTTAGTATTTATTTTTAAATTCATTTTAATTTCTCCTTTATATCTGAAATAGTCTTCTCTTTTCGCGTTTTACTGTATCTACGCTACATCCTGTACGAACACTTATCTCATCAATTGTGTTAATAGTATCCTGTGTTTTAAAATAATTTCTGTGTAACTCACGAGCTGGAAAAGTATCCTTTCTTCCTAACCAACCATGTAATGCCATTTTATCTATTTATTCCTTTCTATTTTTCTTTTATATTAATATTATAATAAAAATTTAGGGAAAAGTCAATTCATATTACTATCATATTAGTTTATTCTTTTCTTTTGTTATAAATTTGATTTTTAAAAAATTAAATGATATAATATTTATATAAATGATAAAGAAAGAGGATTTAAAATATGAAAGCAATTCAAACTGGAAATGAATATAGAATCTATAGCAATAGTATGCACACTTATGATGAGTTGCCTGCTCAAAGCTATTTAGTAAATTTTGACCCAAATCAAGGTTTCTTTTTAACTCTTTATGCTGATATAGAGATTAAAGAAAAGATTTATGGCGTTCATGAAGCAAAAGTAAATAAAGTATTAAATACATTTAATCATTTTAATCGTAATTTAGGTGTAATTTTAAGCGGAGATAAGGGTATTGGTAAGTCTTTATTCTCTAAGATGCTCGCTCAAAAAGCTATAGAGCAAGGATTGCCACTTATAATAGTAAATTCATATGTACGCGGGATAGCGGAATATCTTAACCAAATAGAACAAGAAGTAGTAGTTTTATTTGATGAATTTGATAAAGTATTTCAAAGATTAGATAATTTAGACCCACAGGCAGAGATGCTATCATTATTTGATGGTATTGCTCAAGGAAAAAAGCTCTTTGTAGTAACATGTAATAATTTAAACCAATTAAACTCATTCTTAGTAAATAGACCTGGGCGTTTTCATTATCATTTTAGATTTCAATATCCAACATCAGAAGATATTACTCAATATTTACAAGAGCATCTTGATAAAGTATATTGGACAGAAATAAAGGCAGTTATATCTTTTTCTAAGAAGATTAATTTAAATTATGATTGCCTAAGAGCTATAGCTTTTGAATTAAATTGCGGAAGCCCCTTTGAGGAAGCTATAAAAGATTTAAATATTATTAATCTTAAAGAAGATAGATATAATCTTGTTCTTCAACTTAGCAATGGTGAGCAACTTAGAAAATATAATTATCCAATTGATTTATTTAGTGATGAAGAAAATAGTATTGAATTTGACGATATAATGGGAAGATATGATTTAGGTAAATTATCATTTATTCCTTCTGATAATATCTTTGATACTACTTCAGGAAATTGTATTATACCTCAAAATTCTTTAACATTTAGTCTTTATGATTATCTTAATAATCCAAATGATGAAGAGGATTATAATATATATACTAAATACAAAGATGTAAAGCCAATTAAATTAATTTTCCATCGTCAAAAGGAAACACAAATCCATTATTCTGTATAGCGGCAATCGTAGGTTAGTAGCGCTACTAACCTACCTTCCGCATTTTAGGAGGTATAAAAATAAATGCAAGTAATTGGAATAATATGGTGTATGCTTTTTTTCTTTTGTTTAATATTTCTTTATGGAACTCGAATTATTTATATTATAATAGAATTAATAAAATTGTTATTTAATAATTAAAATAAGGAGAAATAATTATGTTAAAAAGAAATATAATTAGATTAATAATTAGTATATTTTTTATATTACTTTGTTTAGCAGGTGTGCTGTCTGCTTATTATATTCCAAATAATTTTTTAATATTTGCAAATTTAACAGGTGCGGCATGCTGGAGTTTTTTAGCTGGAAATATAACATATGATTTAGTTCAAAGTGCAAAGAGGAAGAAGTAATCTTCCTCTTTATTTTTATTAAAATTTTTATTATAATATATATATAAAGTAAATAAAAAGAAAGAGGTTATTTATATGATAAATTATGAATTAATTGAAAAAGCAGTCACAACAGTAATTAATTTTTTTGAGGAGGAGGGCATTATAGAAACTACAAATACAATCAGAAAAAGAGCTCTCGATTGGTATAATAAGACCGAGATTACAGATGCTAAGATGCTGGCAGCCGCAGTTATTTCAGGCTCATATAGATTTGGAACCTCATGGGATGAATTGATTGAGCTAAAGAATTTTTACTTTCCAACTACTACTATTGCAGAAACTATACAACAGATTGATGAAATGTTAGAAAATGAAGAAATAGAGCAGATGGAGGGTTATATTGAAGCTCATAATATTAGTGTAAATGAACTTTATGATAATACATGGGAAAATTATGATGACTCTTATTATGAAGGATGGTGGGATTAATATGACAAAAGTAGAATGGCTAGAAAAAAATGGTTTTAGTGCTGACGGCTTTACATATAGTGTCTTTGGAGATGATACTTATGCAATTAAAGATGAACTTAAAAATCTTGGTTGTAAATATTCTCCACTCTTAAAATGGCACTCGCCGCAGCTGCTTGATTTAGAGGTTGGTTATGGTATGGTTTGCTTTTCTTTTGATGAACTTATGGAGTGGAATGAGGAAGAGGGTAATGCTTTTTACTTTGAAAATGTAAAGATAATTATTGACAAGAGATTTAAAGAAGCAATTGGACCTAACAATACAGAATATTACAATGCAGAAGTTGGTGAAAGAATCCGTGACCTAACTGTAAAGTATAAGACAACCCGCGGTTTCTTGAGTAAATTTGGTTATACTTATATTCATTCTTTTGTTAGAGATAATTATATTTTTATTTGGTTTACTCAAAAAGAATTAAAATTAGAAAAGGGTGCTGCAATTGAACTTACTGGAACAATAAAAGAGTTTAATGAATATAATGAAGAGAAACAAACAATTTTGACAAGATGCGTTATAAAAGAAATAGAAATAAAATAAAATGGAAGGAAGAAAAAATGGATATTAGCAATATTTATCGTCATAGTTATAATAATTATATTGAAGAAATAAAGAGCTTAATAATGGAAGTAGGTTCTTTAAAATATAAAATTGAAAAATTAGAAAAAGAAAATAAAGAAATAAGAACTTTAATAAAAGATATGCAATCTAATAAAGAATAATGCAAATTTTATTCTTTCTTTATTTTTATTAAAATTTATTATATAATATTTATATAAATAAAAAAGAAGGAGTAAATATGCAAAGAGATTTTTTATTAGACTTATTTAAAAATTGCGATTTTGATGCTCTTACCGCAGAAAATGTCGAAGAACAAGTTATTTATAACTTACCTGAAAATTTTAGCTATGACTATAGTTTTGGGATAAGTAAAGTTTGCATTATTCCAATGGGCGCTGATTATGTTATAAAAATTCCTTTTAGAGGACAAGAAATGTTAGATGATGAAAAACCATATGGAGAAACTTATTATAAAGATTTTAATGGTGCTAATACAACAACTCATTCATATTGGGATTATTGCCTTACAGAAGTATCATATTATAATGAAGCTAAAAAAGAACATATTAATAAGTGCTTTTGTAAAACTCGTTTATTAGGTTTTATAAATAATTATCCTATTTATATTCAAGAAAGAGCATGTACTTTTAGAGAAAAAAATGGTGATGATTTAGATTATAGAAGTGAAAAATCTATTAAAATGAAAAGGTATTGCGAAGAGCATTGTTTTAGATGTTTTGACCCAGAATGGTTAGCAGATGCTTTTGAATATTATGGTTTAAAAACTTTTAATAAACTAATGAACTTTATATATGAATATAACATTACAGATTTACATACAGATAATATAGGATATATAGGAACTCGTCCTGTAATCCTTGATTTTAGTGATTTTTTAGGATAGGGAGGTATAAAATGAAATTAGGTAAATTAATTAAATATATTGATAGTTGTACAAATTTAGTAATTTTTCAAAATGTAGGAATTAAAGATAATGAAGATTGGGAAATTGTTTTTGAAGGTTTGGCATGTGAGGTTCCTTGGTATTTATTAAAGTGTCATTTAATTAAAACAAAAGACAACGAAGGAGATGGCTCTATAGATTGCTTCCCTGATATGGATGATAATGGGAAAAAGAATGGTAATTGTTATATTAGAATAACATTAGGAGATTAATATTATGTCATTAATGAATTGTGATAATTTAGAATGTGGATTAAATGACGGCAAAGGAAGATGTTTTATATTTATGTTTGGAAATATAAATGAAAAAGAATGTCCAGATTATATTTCATATGAAAATATCTCAGGAGGTAATAGTGATGAAAGACAGAGTGATAGTATGCGAACATTATATTAATGAAGGCTCATGTAATTTAGGAAAAGAAGGAACTTTCTGGCATCATTGCCAAACATGCGGAAGTTATAAAAAGAAGGCGGGAGCCAAGCCTGCAAGAACCGACAACCGTAAACAAAAGTTAGATAGAATTAGACGAAAAGAGAATAAAGACCTGTGATGACTGTTGAAGTAATTTGTATTATAGGAATTTTTGTAGGTATTGTAGTATTTATTTGTAGTGAGGAAAATGAATTAGGGATTGTTTTTGCTTTATCAGGACTTACACTTTCAATAGTTCTTTTAGCCTCAACAATGAAATATAGTCCTATTACTGAAGAAAGATGTCGAAATGCAAATATTTCATATGAATTATTTGAAACAATAGTAAAAATAACAGGTAAAGATAAATATGATGTATATGTAATTATGAGACAGGCAGCAGTTGCAGATATGGATTTATATGAAGCTGTTATGTTAATTGACCCAGATTTAACACAGGAAGAAGCTGCCGCAATAATACAAATAAGTGATTATAAACAAAGCAAAGGAGATAATTAAATGGAGCCTTTTATAAAACCTTACTTATTCTATTTAATAAATATAAGTTATTGTTTAAAAGATTTTTGTATTTGGACTTGTGTAGCATGTAGCACTATAACATTTATTGCAGGTATTCTCCTTATAGGAGAAGATGAACTTTCAAAAGTGCAAAGAGAAAATATAAAAAAATGGTTTAAAAAGTTTTTTATATTATCAATATTTTTATGTGTTTTTGCAATACTAATTCCATCAGAAAAAATTTGTTATCAGATGCTTATAGCTTCTCTTGTAACGCCAGATAATCTTAAAGTAGCTGGGCAAACTGCACAAGATATTATTGATTATATTATTCAGGCGGCAGCCGCTTTAATAGGACAATAATAAAATATTTATACTTATAAATAAAATTTATACAATTAAATATAAATATAAAGTAAAAGAGATAAAACCTCAAGGGTTCTTTTAGTGAGGGGAGTAATAAAATGAAAAGAATATTTTATATTATCATACGTATATTTATTGCTAGTATTTTTTTATCTTTAGGATTTTTAATGCCATTGAAAGCCGCGGAATATACAATTACAGATATGCAAGATATTCTTTACACAAATGATAAAACATGCTTTTTTAGTGAAGCTGATGAAAATACAATGATATTAAGTAGTGATGATATAGATAAAAATATTCCTATTTTAGTAATAGGAATTACTAATAATAATTATTATCAAGTAGAAATTAATAATGAAATTCTTTATATACAAAAAGATGGATTAAGCGACAATAGACAGCAAGAAGTTTATAATATAATTATGGCACAGAAATCAGTGTTTCCAGAGGGGATGCACTGGACAAATGATGACTACTATGAGTGGAACGGTGGAATATATGTAGGCGGTTTTGGCTGTGCAGCATTTTGCTTCTACGTAAGCGACAAGGCATTTGGGAACGCAAAGGCTTATATCCATAAGGACTACAGCAACATAAAGGTTGGCGATATGCTAAGAGTTTACAACGACACACATTCAGTAACAGTATTGGAAGTAAGAGAAAACTCGGTAATCGTCGCAGAAGGAAACTACAATTCATCAATCCATTGGGGCAGAGAAATGTCAATGTCAGAAATAATAGACTCACAAAGTTATATAATGAGTAGATATTAATAAATAAGGAGATTTATTATGAGATTAATAAGTTATGATAATAGGGTAAATATACCATATGAATTAAGTTTTATAGAATGTGTACGTAATAGAATGTCACAAGAAGATAAAGATTATCCATATCAAATAGTTGCTCGAATGACCCCTGCTTGTTCTTTTCTTTTGGGGAGATATACTACAATTGAGCATAGGGATTATGTAATGAAAATACTTAATCTTGCGGGAATGGCTGAAAAACCTTCATTTCTTTTTCCTAATGATGAAACTGTAAAAGAAGATTTAGGTGATGATGTAGATGCAGATAATTAGCCAAGATGGTTTGCATCTTATAGATTTAGATAAATATAAATTAGAAATAAAAAAGAAGCATAATAATTTTAATCTTTTGACTAATAAAAATAATATTATTTTGTACACTTCTAAAAAAGAAGAGGTCATTAATCTTATTTGTAATATTATTTGTCATATGAGTATGATTGATGAGCCTCTTTGTGATTTAAGAGAATGGAAAGAAAGAGGGTAGGAATATGAGACTTTTATCTCAGAATAAAAATATTGATATTGCATATGGTTCTAATACTATAGTAAAATTACTTACAAAACTACATAATGAATGTTGCGCAGTTTCTGCCTGCGTTGGAGGAGCACTTTATGTTACAATTGCAAGTTATTCAAAAGAAGAGTATGGAATGAAGGCATTGGAAAATATGAGAGATTCTTATAGTAACTCACAATGTATTTATTTTGTTTTTCCTAGTGAAGAGCAAATAATAGAACAAATAAATAAAGAAAAAGAATTAACAATAGAAAATATTAATAAAATACATTATAAAGGATAGACGATAAGAAATTTCGCCTTTATTTTTATAAAAATTTTTGATATAATATATTTATATTAAAAATAAAAGGGAGAAAATTGAATGTGCTATTTTGATGAAATTATGCCTAAACATTATTTAAAATGTGGTAAAAAATGTAAAATTTGTTGTGAATTATTTAATATGAAGGATAGTTTGTATGCGTGTTGTCTTAATGAATGTAATGAGCATGAAATTTGTCGAGGGTGCCAGAATGGAGTAAATAGTAAAAAATTTAATAAATTCAAAAGGAACAATTAATATGGATAAAATATATTTAATGGCAGACTTACATGGAGATTGGAAATATATAAGAAATTTTCATCAGCGCCACAATATTAATCAAGAGTATAATGAAGCAGATAAAACAATGATTATACTGGGTGATGCGGGGATTCTTTTCTTTGAGAATAAACGAGATGAAGAGTTAAAGAAACATTTAGGTAAATTTCCTTTTACTTTTTTTATAATACGCGGGAACCACGATTTACGTGCCTCAGAACAAGCTATAAAGCATCCTACAGAATGGCACCTAGAACCTTTTTGGGGTAGTTATGTATATGTAGAAAATGATTATCCATATATTAAATATGCTATGGATTATGTAAATATTTATCATATTCCTTATAATGGAGAACATTATAAAACACTAATAGTGCCAGGTGGATACTCTGTAGATAAATATTATCGTGTGATGATGGGCTGGACTTGGAATCCTACAGAACAGCTTTCCGCCCAAGAAATGGAAATGGGAAAAGACCTCATAAAAGAAATGAATTATGAATGTGATTTAATTTTATCCCATACTTGCCCTATTGCATTTGAGCCTACTGATTTATTTATATTTAACTTAGACCAGTCAACTGTAGATAAAACTATGGAGCGGTATTTAGGTGAAATTGAGTATCAAATGAATTATAAAGCTATATTATGGGGACATTATCATGCAGTTAGGGAATATCCACGTCAGATAGGCGTTCCTACATACCAGAATCCGCGTCAGTTAATGTTATATAATACTTCTGCTGTTGATTTATATGATGTAATGAACGAAAAGATGAAAGTTAAAGAACTATAAGAGTAAAGCGAGAGTTTTACTCTTAATTGTTTTTTATTAAAAATTATTATATAATATTTATATAAAATAAAAAGAAAGAAGGAATTTTAAATGTTAGCAAAAAAGTACATTATAGATGAAAAGGATTTAGATAATTTATTAACAGCAAAGATTAAATTAGACTTTCTTTGTGCTATGGGATTAAATAACTGGAGTAGTTTATATAATGATGTTGATAAGCAGAAATATTTAATGGAACGTGCGGATGGAGCTTTTGATGTAGATGATTATAATTTAAATGGAACTATTGATGAAGAAGATGACGCAGGAGAAGAGCCTCTTGAATTTGAAGATATAGCATATTTAGAAATGCAGGATTATGAAGTTTATGAATAATTGGAGGGAATAATATGAGGAACAAAATGGAGAAATCTTATCAACACGCTTTAAATAAAAAGATTAGAGAACTTAATAAAGTCTGTGAAAACGACGACCTTTGGAGAGGACGTTTCGTAGTAAGGCAAGTTAAAGCAAGATGGGAGCAATTTCGAGATGGCTCAGGTGGTATTCTTTATGTTATATTAAGAGTTTATGATAAAAAGACTAAATATTATAAAAATTATCCTTTAGATTATTTCAAAACAAATCCTTTTATTAATTGGAACTTAACAATGGATATAATGAATACTTTTATCGTAGATGATTTAGATGTTTGGCGGAATGAGAAGCCAAGAGAAGATAAAGTTGATTGGCGGAAGGTCCCGATTCCCGAGCATATGACCGAGCTTCCGCATAATTTATATGAAGGAGGCTATATATAATGCTGAAATATCCTGATAGAGATGTTAGAGAAAAAGATGAAAAATCTTTATTACAAGAATTAATTAATGGTGATAATGTAAAAGTTGGAGATAGAGTTGCTATTTGTCATCATCCATGCACTTGTATTCATATAGATAATAATGATTATTTTTTTTCTTTTGATGAAATATTTGCTAAAGTTTTATGGGACGATATAGTGGACATTTTAACAGAAATTTATAATACAGGCTTAGTATATAATAAAATTGCAATTTTTGATAAAAATACACTAAAAGATATAGATTATTTATTTATTCCAGATACTTATCAATTATTTGGAACTGAGGGAGAAAAAAATAAAGATAAGCACTTTACTTGGTATAAAAGGTATGGAAATTTAGCAAGAGTGAAAGGAGATTATCTTTCTAAAAAATTAATACCATATTGGACAAGTAATGATGATACTTTTGGATATGGCATGGTAGTCAGTAGCACAGGTCAAGATGATTATATAATAAAAACTGATGATACTATTGGTGTTCCAGTATTTTTTAAAATGCATAAGGAGGTTTAAAGAATGTTAAACGAGAGACAAGAAAGAGAGCTCGCGTACTTGGTGAAAATAGACGCGATTATTCCTATTAAGGGTTCAGATAATTGCGAAGCCGCGGTTGTAGGCGGTTGGCAGATTATGGTCAAGAAAAATACCTTCCAGCGAGGTGAGATTGGAGTATATTTTGAGATAGACTCAAAAGTACCAGAGACAGAAGTTTTTGCGTTCCTTGAAAAGAAGCATTATAAGATTAAGACTCAACGCTATACATTTGGCGGAGCTGGAAATTTCGTTTCACAAGGTTTGCTTATGCATCCTTTAGATTTTGGTTGGACTAAGTATGATGATAATGCTATTATAATTCCAGATAGTGGAGAAATTCATAGAATAGATGATGAATCAAGATTTTTAACTAAAGAACTTAAAGTTATTTATTCTGCTGAGGAAGATAATAGGCGTAAGGCAAATTCTGAGGACAAATATAAGAAAATGTCTCAACGTAGACCTGATATATTTAAGAAATCATGGGCAAAATGGATGATGAGACGAGAGTGGGGCAGAAAGGTGATGTTTTTCTTCTTTGGTAAGAAGAAAGATAAGAAGACCGCATGGCCTACATGGGTCCAGAAAACAGATGAAGAGCGGGTCCAGTGCATGTCATGGATTTTAAATGATAAGTCAGAATGGATTGCTACAGAGAAAATTGATGGCAGCTCAACAACAGCTACTTACCGAAAAACTGGAAGAAAGAAGCATGATTATTTTATCTGCTCACGTAATGTAGTATTTGATAAACCTGATAAGAATTGCTACTATGATTTTAATCCATATACCGAGATGTCTGAAAAGTATCATTTTGAGGATGTGCTTGGTGATTTAGTAGAGAAATATAATTTGGAGTGGGCAACTTTACAAGGAGAAACCTATGGAGCTGGGATTCAAAAGCGTGAATATTCTCTTAAAGAACATGAGTTTGCAGGATTTAATCTTATTTTCTCTGATAGAGGACGTTTAAATTCTGTAGAAGCAGCAGCTATTATGGCAGAGTATGGTATCCCTTGGGTGCCAATAGTAGATGAGAAATTTATTTTGCCTGATACGGTTGAAGAGTTACTTAATATTGCAACTGCGGATTCCGCAATCGATGGCGGTATGCGGGAAGGATTGGTATTCCGCTCTCAAGACGGAACTAAAAGTTTCAAAGCAGTTAGTAACGAGTTTTTACTTAAATATCACAATTAATCTTTGGGGCTTGTTTAAGCCCTATTTCTTTGGAGGAAAATATGAAAAATAAAACAATTAAAATTAATGGTATTTCAGATATAACCTCTTTTATTAGAGAGGCATCAAAAGTTGATGGAAATGTTCTTTGCACTAAAGGAAGATATACAGTTGATGGAAAATCAATATTAGGATTAATGACATTTGATACATCAACTGGTTTTAAAGTAGAATATCCAGAGACTGCATATAGTTTTGATTTATATTTGAATAATTTTGAAGAAAAAGAGTAATAAATTTGCTCTTTTTTTCTTTTATCTGCTAGGGCAGTAAACACCCGCGTGCAGGAATGAAATAGCCTTTTGGCAATTTTTAAATCAATTTTATCATTTCTTTACTTTTATTAAAATTTATTATATAATATTTATATAAGATAAAGGAGAGAGATAATATGGCAAGTGAAGAAATTCAAAAAATGATAAAAGAAATAAACAATATTGAAACTCTTATAGATTATATTAAAGATAAACAAGGGCAGCCTTATTATCATAGCGGTTTTATAGATATTCATGAGTCAGCAATTATAGATAATTATTATTATAGACAGCTACAGCCTAAAAAATATAAATATTTTGTTAGTAATAAATATAATTATTGATTTTATATAAAATTTTTATTATAATATTTATATAAAGAATAAAGAAAAGAAGGAATAATAATATGGAAAGAATAGAATCAAAATTTGTAAACGAATTATATAATGAAATAGAAAAGGCTGGATATCTTACAGAAGGTTATTATTGTAAATATAATAATGAAGATTTAAGTCTAAGTGATTTTGTTGAGTCATTTTTAAAAAATAAAAATATTACAGATTATATTATTACTTCTACAGATGCTTATGAGTCACCTGCTTATGATTGTGAAGTTTTATCAGTAACTTGGATTGAAAAAGGTATTCTTCAATTAGAAACATTTTTAATAGAAAGTATGTAATTATGAATATAGATTATGGACTTTATATGGCAGAGGCTGAAGGATACTTAGATACAAGAGAAAGTAAAATACAAAAGATAATTAAAAAAGTTAAAAATTATCCATATTCATCTATGCCTGAAGAGGTTTTTTATCAAACATGTGAAGAGTGCGGGATTGCAGCTTCAACGCTCTCCCAAGCAGAGATAAAAAAAATTACAAGGGCGATTAAATAATAGGATTGATTTTTGAAAAAATTTTTGATATAATAAATACATAAAGAAATGAAAATTAATAATTTAAAGAAAAGGAGATTTTTAAGATGGCAGACAGAAAGACTACAAAGAAAGAGTTTTATGCTATTATTAAGGGAATTGTTGAGAACTCAGATAGCGAGCAAAAGGACGAGGTTCTTGCTTTTATTGATAAACAGGTAGAGTTACTTGACGCAAAGGCGGCTAAGGCACAGGAGAAGGCTGCTGAGAAGAAAGCTGAGGGAGATGAACTCAGAGGAGTTGTTCTTTCAGTGGTAACAGATGAGCTTCAGTCAGCAGATGACATTACTGCGCAGATTGATGGTGAGGGTATTACTAAGGCTAAGATTGTTGCAAGACTTGCACAGCTAGTTAAGGCTGAAACAGTAGTAAAAGATACCATTAAGACTTCAGATGGCAGAAAGGTCGTTGCTTACAAGCTGGCTTAATAAGAACTGAAAATTTAGGGATGGCAAACACCATCCCTTATTTTTGATGAGGAAAAAAGATGAAATATTGCGTAGACTATAAAAGAAATTTTAAATATATCAATGATGTAGATGAAATAAAGATTAATTTCCGTAGAACAGATGCATCATTATTAGATTTTATGTTACTTCATTCTAATCAAAGAATTATTATATCAATTCAAGACGCAGATGATTTTATTGCTCATGATTGCATAAAAATCTTTAATGCAATAGCTATAGAACATCCAGAGATTAACTTTGCCTTTTTATTAGGACATTGTAAAGAAAATAATGTTAAAGAATTATTGCAATTATTACAAGAGAATGAAATAAAGCATAAATACTTCTTTTCTGACTTTGTAAATAATTGGGATTTTTTACATGGAATCATGGAGTTAAATCCTTCAGATGTATATTTAGTAGAAGATATGGGATTTGAAATAGATAAAGCGGCAGCCTTACTTCATGGCGCGGGGATCAAGATAAGAGTATTTCCAAATGTAGCTCAATCCATATGGAGCGGCACTCCCGCATTAAAAAAATTCTTTATTCGTCCTGATGATATAGATACATATGAACCATATGTAGATGTAATGGAATTTTTTGGTAAGGAAGATTCGATTGAGACTTATTATAAAATTTATGCTATAGATAAGAAATGGATGGGGAAGCTTAGTGAAGTAATTTTAAGTTTTAATAATGACACTCTTGATAGTAGATTTATATTGCCGCAATTTGCAGAATATAGAATTAAGTGTGGAAAACGCTGTCAAAAATGTAAAAGCTGTAGAATATGTGAAGCTATTGAACACTTAGCGGCAACCTTAGAAGATAAAAATATTATGATTAAAAAAAATAAATAATAATTGATTTTAAATAAAAAATATATTATAATATTTATATAATAAAATAAAGGAGAAATAATAGTAATGATATCATATCCTAAGCAGAAAACACAAAGAAATAAATCTTTATTACAAAAGATGATTAATGATGATGATATTTCAGTTGGAGGCAGAATTTTTATTGGTGGTCACCCATGTACATGTGTTCATATAGATAAAAATGATTATTTTTTTTCTTTTGATGAAATATTTGTGAAATCTGACTATAATCATATTATAGATATTTTAATAGAAATTTATAATACAGGTAGCTACAATAATATAATATTTTTTGATGAAAATACATTAATAGATATAGATTATTTATTTATTCCAGATATCTGTCAATTATTTGGGACTGATGAAAGGAAAAATAAAAATGAATATTTTGCTTGGTATAAATTATATGGAAATTTAGCTAGAATAAAAGGAAGGCACGAATCAAATACTCCAGCAGCATCTTATTGGGCGGCAGATTCAGATACCGTAGGAGAGGCTAATATAGTTTCTAATCTTGGAGATTGTAGATATGAAAATACGACAGAGCTTATGGGCGTTCCAGTATTTTTTAAAATGCACAAAGAAGTTTAAAGAATAAAATAAAGGAGAAATAATTATGGCAGCAAAAGGAAGTATAGCAAAGGAAGAAATAATCGCAAAAATTCTTGAGACATTTCAGGGTTCATTTAAGTATGATAAAGAGATACGTATTCCAGTCCTTGAGAATGGAGAGCCAGTCCAAATAAAAGTTACTCTGACTTGTGCGAAAACCAATGTTGAGAATGATGAAAATGATAGCAGAGTTGCAGTATTAAGTGAAACTAAGGCAGCATCAGCTTCAACTCCAGTTACGAAAACTTCTGTAGCAGAACCAACCGCAGAAGAGAAGCAAGCAGTTGCAGACCTCTGTGCAAAGTTAGGTTTAACACAGTAATGAGTCACTTATATAAGTGTAATGAATGGGAAGATGGTATTGGACGTTGGCACTGCGGAGATGTGGAAAATTTAGCTGGCGGCTCTAATAATTGGTGGTTGCCATGTCGCCTTTTAGGCATGGCTCCCGCAGATTTTGTATTGATGTTAAAAGAAACATTTAATGCAAGTCATATTAGTTACAATCTTAAAAAGAATGTCTTACTCTACTCTTGGGATAAACAAGAGGATGAAAGAAAATATAAAAATTGGATAAATTCCATGTCAAGAAAGGCTAATTTTATTATTTAGTTTTTCATAAAACTTGTAATATTATTTTATAATCAGCAGACAATCCAGAAGTCTTTAAAACTGGTGCCGTTATGGCTGCAGAGTGCGGATGCGGGATATCTACTTTAAGCAGATATTTTTCAAGAACGTATATAAATAAAACTTTCCTATGGCGAAATCCATATAAAACTACCCAAGTATAGAGATGCCGCTTAAATCTTTGGGATTATAGAAAGTTAGTATAGTTGGTTAGTACACTGGTCTGATACGCCAGAGATGCTGAGTTCAAATCTCAGACTTTCTATTTATATGTAGTAAGTAAGTAAAATAAAATAAAGGAGAATTACTATGTATAATATAATGAATGACGATGCTATTTATGTAGGTTATGAAATAGGTTGGAAGCATCAATATAAAATTCAAAAATTTAATAATGAAAAAGAACTAATTGCTTTTTTAGCAGAAGGCTTTAAAGGCTCATTTTATGATTCTATATTATTTTGTGATAAGTATTTTAACAATAGACTCAATTATGAATATTGGGATGGACATGGAAGAAGAATTACTCCACAGGTATATCGTAATGAGGCTTGGGATTATTTTATAAAATATTTAAAAAATAAACCATCTTATATTAATAAGAAACGTTCTTATTGGGTTAAAAAACGTATTTATAAAGGCATGTTTAGGCGAGAGCCTGTTGAGGGGATTCATAAATCTAGGGGTTGGAAAGATGAATCACCGCATAATCATAAAAAAGCTTTATTAGCTATGTATGCTAATCCAGAGTATAAAAAATACAATAGAGGTAGTCACAAAGAAGTTGAAGAGTGGAACTATACTACTGTTGAAAAAAATTGGAAAACCCAAAGAAAAGTAAGACACCAATGGGAGAAATAAAGGAGTGATTATTATGTAATACTTTTAAGGAGGTATTATATATGAGTAGGTCTTATAAAAAATTTCCAATCGTCATTCAAGAGAAAGAGGATTATCGTCTATCTAATCGAAAACTTAGACACGATAAACTTGCGGAAATCCCAGACGGAGGAGCGTATAGGCGGCTCAAACCGCATTGTAGTACGTGGAAAGAAGTCTGGACTAGAGAGCAAGCTATTCAAGACTATGAGAATTTATCTCGGATTAGAGAAATGTATCCAGATAAACAAAATTTTTTAAATTATTGGGAGAAATGTACTAAAAGGAAATAGACAGAAATATTTAGTCTTGTACTATAGAAAATAATATTTTTTGGCTTTTAATTATTTTCTACTTGTTCTTGTATAGGTTTTGAGAAATTTCGCAAAACATTAAGAAGAAAGGTAAGAAAACAAACTAATGAAAATTAAATACTTTTTAGGAATTAATGTAATGAGTTTTGTGTTATCATTATTTAATCCCTTGCCAACACAAGATTTACAAATAGAAGTAGTAGATTTTCAATCTTTAATACAAGATACTGCTTTTGAAGAAGAAGAAATAATAGAAATAGAAACTAATGAAGAAGAAACAATAGAAGAAAATACAGAACAAGAGGAAGTTGATTTTGATGCAGAAGATTTAAGATATATGGCATCAATTATTTATGCGGAAGCTGGCAATCAATGCGAAGCTGGACAGCAAGCTGTAGGTATTGTGGTTATGAATAGAGTTAATTCAGAGATTTTTGAAAACTCAATCCATGATGTAATTTATCAATCTGGTCAATTTACTCCTGTAACAGACGGAAATTTAAATAAAGCATTAAAACTATATGATAATGGGGAATTGCCAGAAGAATGTTTAGAGGCAGCTATGTATGTTTTAGAAGGAAATACTTTAATATATTATAATAATAATTATTATGAAATGAATGATTATTATTTTTTTAGCAGACGAGTAAAAGGTTGTCGCCTTCAAATAGAGCAACATCAATTTAAATAAAATATTTAGTTATTTTCTTTCTTTTGATTTTATATAAAATTTTTGATATAATATTTATATAAAGAAAAGAAAGAAGTGATTATGTGAAATGGAAATATTTATTATGGATTGATGATGAAAGAGCAGTTCCAGAGAAGATGAAATCAGTTTTTGAAGAAATAATAATTTGTAAAACTTATAATCAAGCCAAAGATTGGTTAGATAAAGTTAAAGATAATAAGCTAGATGGAACTGTTTTTGTAGCTTTTGACCATGATTTAGGCGGAAAAAAGACTGGATATGATTTAGCAAAGTATATTGTTGCAAATAATATTAAAATTGATGGTTTTGAGTGCCATAGTTTTAATCTAGTTGGATATAAAAATATTAAAGAATTGCTTCTTCATTATAATTATAAAATATTTGAAATTTAAAAAAATTTTTGTTATAATATTTATATAAACAAAAAGAAAAAAATAATTTATCAAAAGTGCTTAATTGATTTTAATAAAAAATTATATTATAATATTAATATAATAAAACAAAAGAAAAAATAAAGACACATACTGCAATTTTTAAAAAGAATATCAAATTTATATTTAAAAGTAATAGTTATTAATTTAATTTAAAAATAAAGTGTCTTGTTTGAAATTTTGGGATGTAGCTCAGTTGGTATGAGCACACGACTGTGCAAAAATGGTGTTAAGTAGCATAAATGAACATTGGACAACAGTAATTAATCATATCGGTTTATTTTTCATATACAGTATGAAAAATAAAGGAGTGAAAAATATGGGTGCAACAGAAACAAGTAATTATAGAAGAAGAAGAAAAGATAATTTAATTAAGGTATGTGGTAATCAGTGTAATATATGTGGTTATCATAAAACTAATTCAGCTTTAGAATTTCATCATATCAATGCTGAAGAAAAATTATATGGTATTTCTTCTAATGGAACTTGCCATGATTTAGAAAAAGATTTAGCAGAAATAAAAAAATGTATTTTAGTTTGTGCAAATTGCCATAGAGAAATTCACGATAAACTTTTTTCTGAGGAAGAATTATATAAGTATAAAGTTTATAATGAAGATATTGCTAATCAATTAAGAGAAAATAAAGGACAATTGCAAAATAAAAAAATGTATTTTTGTTCAAATTGCGGCAAGGAAATTACAAGATATTCTAAAAGTGGTTTATGTGAAGATTGTTATAAAAAACAATCTCGAATAGTTGAAAGACCAGATAGAGATACTTTAAAACATCTTATTAGAACAGTTCCTTTTACAAAGATAGGAGAACAATATGGAGTTAGTGATAAAGCAATTACTAAATGGTGTAAAACTGAAAATTTACCAAGTAGAAAAAAAGATATAAATAATTTTACTGATGAACAATGGGAATTGGTTTAAGTTCAAATCTTAATTTTTGATTAATCGTGGTGTCGTGGGTTCAAGCCCCACCTTCCCAGTTTACCTAGATAATAGGTCATCCAAAGTGTGCGGGAGGAATAATAAACGCACTGAAATCCAATAAATTGGCAGTTGGCTGACTCGAAGGCTATATTACTTTCATGGAAGATAATATTCTTAATTGATTTTATTAAAAAAATATAATATAATATTTATATAAGATAAATAAATAAAATGTTTTTTAGAAGGTGGGGTAATGCAGCTCAAGCATAAGACATTACCCCAAAGATTGCAAGTCCAAATATCAAAGCCTAGATTTTTAGCAGCTCTCTTCGAGGCACTTGCAAATGCTCTTTCGTTTAATGATAAGACAAAAGTTTATTACTTTAATGTAAGTTCAAATCTTACAAGAGCAATACAGACAGAAAAATTTTTGTTTAACCCTCTCTTTTTAAGGTAGGCACACCTTATAAAATAAAGTGCCATTAATCTGGCGTGTTATTCGAGTGGTGTCAGAAGCTACCCCTTCAAGGTAGTTACATGGGTCCGAATCCCATACACGCTATTTGGCTTTGTCAACCAACAGCTATTTAATAATAGCACCTTTATTAAGCAAAGGTAGTTAAAGACTTAACGCAATTTGAAAGTAAACGTGGTTAGAAAATAACTTTTATGATGATAACATTGCTTGACATACAAAATAATCAAATTAAATATAGCTGGCGGGAGGTTGGATATCTCACCGAGCCTCATAAGCTTGGTTAAATCAGTTCAATTCTGATGCGTAGCAATAGATAGAATGATGCTTATTTCGAAACTAGAATAGAGATAAGTAAATTCTGTCGAAGGTTCTCTTTCCCAGAACAAGAGTGACTTAATATATCAAGAGGATATATTCCGAAATATCGGTGAATGTAGGTTTGGTTGTCATTTTCTTTTCCTTTTAAATAATGACGAATGAAGGCAGGATATCCAGAGTCGACGAAAACACGGGTGCCTGAATACCGTGGTGCAAATACTGGTATTGCACAATTTAAATAAAATCGTTCCATAAAACAGACTAGTGTAAATAGCACGTATTATTAAAATAAAATGAAGTTATAATCTTCGTCTGTAGGTATGTAGGATTTTATTAAAATAATTTATTACTTTTTCTTTCCACTTTCTCAGTTTTTAGCAGTTTTCTGTTATAAAAAAATTGCTACAATTCTTAATTGATTTTTAATAAAATATATATTATAATATTTATATAATAAAAAGAAAAAATTAAACGAGTTCTATTTTATTTATTTAAAATAGTTTATAAAATAAAAACTAGTTGGTTCCATAACAGATGGGAGAAGGTAGCATAATCTGTTTAAAGTCTGATTAGTTTAATGGGATAAAACGTCGGTAGCCCCGAAACCGCTGGTTCGAGTCCAGCATCAGAATTTATTGATATGAGAAGGTCGCTCCTTCCAAGGTTCAATAACGTCTTACCAATTAGAATGTGAAGTAATTGGGAGAGCGAAGTACAAGCTCTAGTTAGATGGCAATCTAATGATAAAGAATAGGATTCCAACCGCGTCAATCTCAGCTCGGTATATAAATGCACTGGGATAATGAGGAAACCATTTAAGAAAACCTGCCATATGGGGAGGACATAAATAAGAACCAAGTCTTGAAGGAATATAGACTTTAAAGAAAACACGGCGGAGACTGCGCAGTCTCGAAGATTTAGTCCGTAAAACTAAGTCAGGGGATAATTCCCCAATATACTTGGGCAGGTAACCTAGCGGCGAGGGTAGGGGTCTGTAAAATCCTGACATCAGAAACATCGAAGGTTCGAGTCCTTCTCTGCCCACTAGTTAGATTTATAGAGATTGTTAACAAGCTCTACCACAAGTAAGAGTCTACTTGGTCTAACTTTTATATCATGATACTTCAAAACAAGAGATGAAGTAAAACAATATCTTGGTTCTAATCCATGAACTGAAAGAAAGCGTGTGTTAGTTATTATGAAACTGGCATTGTAGGATAGTTTTAGAGATGGCATTAATATTTCCTCGTCACTTGGTTGGCTTAAACAAACTTAAAGATATTCGGAAATATTCTTTGAAGAGAGTGACGCGCTAGAGTGAGTAGCGAACCTTATAACCGCCTTAATGACTTTGGGTTGTTATAGTAAAAGTCAATGAAGAGAAATCTTCCGCATAGTCAGTGCGTAATGGTGGCAGCGGTAAGGCATATACCGTATAAAAAATATGCCAATAAGCGGGAATGGCGGAAAAGGTATACGCTGCGCACTTAAAATGCGTTGGGCTAGGTCCATGAGGGTTCAAATCCCTCTTCCCGCATTAGTCACTCACAGCAAATATTTCAATACTTTTTATTAATTTGGGAATTAATAGTTGGATAGTTTTATTTAAAATGCTTTAAATACTACTGTTTATTGAGATAAGGTGACTAGAAAACACTCTAAAATAGGTTAAGGCTAAAGAGAGTATAAATAAAATTGCAAACCGTTTTAAAAACTTCGTCAAAAATATTCCATAAAACACCAGTCTAAATTAGAAAGAGATAGGTTCAGCGTAAGGAATATACGAGACTTATGTAAATACTAATTTAGCATCCAGTTTTGCGAAGTAGCTGGAACATTACATTTATATGAAATGGTTCTTAGTAGTTCGGGACTTCATCTCTAAGAACAAAAAGTCCTTAAATGTAATTAAATTTTTATGGACGCTAAAGATTTGCAAAAAATCTCTCATTTAAGAGAACTTATTGCAATAATAAGAGCGCCCATTAATAAATATGGTGAGTTGGCAGAATGGTTAATGCGGCAACCTGCTAAGTTGTTATCCTGATAAGGGATTGAAGGTTCGACCCCTTCACTCACCGTTAAAGATACATTTTCAGCAAATTAGTAAATATTATTATTTTGAAAGTTTACAAATAATTTTTCTCCTAAGTAGATGATATGTATCTTGTTAAATAATAATTTTTATTGATTTTAAATAAAATTTATAATATAATATTTATATAAAGAAAAACAAAAGGAATAAATTATGAAAAAATTATATAACTACACTTATTCTTATATTATTGATAAAGACAATAGAACAGTTACAGCTATAAGTGAATATGCTGGTAAACCAGTTAAAGGTATAGCAAAGTGCTCTCCAGAAGATGAATTTGATGAAAATGTAGGTGTAAAATTAGCAACAGCTCGTTGTAAAACTAAAATAGCTAAGAAACAGTATAAGACAGCTTCTAATAAAGTTGAGAAATTAGACTCTTTAGTTCATCAAATGAATAAACGATTAGAAAAAATGAAAGAAGAGAAACATGGGGCTTTCATAGGAATGTGTCTTTCATTAGGTGATGAAATTAACATGACAAAAAGTTTAAAATAAAAATAATGGTGCGGTACCTTAGTGGGGAGGAGGTCTTGACTTGAAATCAAGAGTCCAGAAATGGTCTGCGAGTTCGAATCTTGCCCGCATCGTCTCTAGTTATCTCGCGGATATTTCTTAAAATAGGTTCTTTAAAAATTAACCAGTTTTAAAGAAGAGCAATATCAGAATGGCGGATAATTAGAAGGTTAATTAAAAGGAGTGTATTAAAATGGCAACTCATAATAGAGGATATTATCGAGAAATGCGGAAGAAACACATCCGCCGCAGAAAGCGAATAGACCATATGTATGGTGACTATTGGCAGTATAAGTATGAAGGGGAACTTTCAAAAGGGAAAATTCATTGTTCTTGCGGAATGTGCATGGCTAAGACGAGAAATAAAAAGTATCGTCGCAGACATATTCATGGTAATTACGCTCCAAATATAAATTACAAATTTTCTGAAAAGAAAAAGATTTTGGATATGGAAGAGCAATTAAAGGAATTAGACTTAGATTGTTCTTTATATTCAAAAGAATATAATGAGCCTTTATGGGAAACTGCTAATGTTGAAGGAGTCACAGTAGACGGAATCCCGCTTGATGGTCATTATATTGATAAACTTATTTCAAATTTCTAATTTTTAGACACTTACAGCAATTAAACGAACAAGCTGTGTTTAGATGATGTGTCTAGGTTTAATAATTTTAAAGAACGAAAATGAAAGTTTTCAGCAGAAGCGGCACCTGTATCAATTCTGTCCTTTTAAAACATTTCATATAACTTTTCAAAAAAGTATTAAGTAATTTTAAATAAGGGAGTTTTATATGAAAGTTTTATTTCAAAAGATTAAAAGATATTTTAATGAAAATCAGCTAAGTATTGCAATTTGTCTTTTGTATACAAGTGGCAACTTTGAATCAGCATATAATTTATATAGAGTGTTAAATTAATAGCACTCTATAATAATCTTAATTGATTTTAATAAAAATTTATATTATAATATTTATAAACAAAAGAAAAAGAGATTTCCTATTCAAGATTTGTGCCGTTAGCTCATCAGGCAGAGCATCGAACTTTTAATTCGAAGGTGCTGGGTCCAAGTCCCAGACGGCACATTAAAAGCTCTAACTGCAATTTTATTTGGAATAGACTGTTAATCTATCAATCAAATCAAGGAGCTTTGTAGTATTGGGGCGTCGCCAAGTGGTACGGCACAGGATTTTGATTCCTGCATCTCGGTGGTCCGAATCCACCCGCCTCAGTTCTCTTAATTGATTTTAATAAAAATTTATATTATAATATTTATATAAACAAAAGAAAAAGAGATTTCCTATTCAAGTTGTGATTTCAGCATTGTACTCAATATTAAAAAGACAGTGTAGAATATCAATACGGGGCTATAGTTCTAATTGGAGAGAACGTCTGTCTTGCAAACAGAAGGTTGTGGATTCGACTTCCACTGGCTCCATTTATCAATCTTATCAGTTGATAAAGCAAAGTCTGAGGCTTATGAGGACTGACTTTAAAGTTTGAAAAAGTAAACTTTCGTTCAATAGCGTCATTATTGCATGTAATTTGAAGGTAATTTCTTGATACGGGGTAACCTTTAGGATAATAACCTGCTGATAACAAATAATTAATTTTAATACTTCATTAGCTTAATGGATAGAGCATTGGTCTACGGAACCAAAGATGTAGATTCGATTTCTACATGAAGTGTTAAAGATACAAACAGCAATTAATATTCAAGCGTTGAAGAAAAAAATGTATCTTAAAAATAAATAAATAAATAAATAAATAAATTATTATATAAATAAAAGGAAAGAGGAATAAAAAATGAGTAAAACATGGATTTTAATTGGAACTAATGCTTTGGGGTTTGGAGTAAATGAAACAAGAGAAGAGAAGCTTCGTAGAGAAAAAAAGTTTAGTACTGCTATTCATAATACTCCGAAGTTATCTTTAGCTAAGTTAGTTGCAAAAGCTGATAAGGATAATGATATTAAAGTTGCGGAAACCGCACAATTGCTTCAGGCTTATAATGATAAGAAGCTGAAGAGCAAGACTCTTATTAAGCAGGCTAAGACTTTAAAAAGCAATAAGAAAAAGACTGCGGCTACAGAAGTAGCTACAGCTTAAATATATTAGACACCAGATGAGTTGGTCCTGAGATTAAGTATGTGAGGGAGAAGAAGATTAGGATATGCTCAATACCTCCACATTTAAAGTAGTTCTGAAAAATGGATTCGCTTAATCAATTTTGCTGGAGTACCCTAGCGGTCAACGGGGATAGATTTGTAATCTATTACGAAAGTTTCGTGGGTTCGAATCCCACCTCCAGCTTAAAGATACTATTTAACAGCAATTATAAATTATCAAATTGTTTAAGGATTATTTTTAATTTATATTTGTTATACGTCCTGTATAACTCCAATTGTGAATTTATGTCAAATTTATAACAATTAGTAAAATAAAAAGACATAGTATCTTGATTTTGTATCATTAGTTTAATGGAAGAATATTAGATTTCCAATCTAAGGGTGTGGTTTCGATTACCACATGATACTTAATAGACAAGTCAACTGCAAATTAACTATTATGATGAAATAATAAAACAAATTGTGAAAAAGAAATATTAATTCCACTATTTTCTCCTTTTGAGCGTAGAATAATTATTATACTAATAACAATAATAATTGCAACGTTAGACGGAATAGTTATTAACTTGTCTAGCCTCTTTCCTTAGAATAATATATTAATATGCAGTTTATAAAACTGCTATCCTCAATAGTTTAAAGAGAACACTTAGAAAAATTATCTAAGAAATGGAGAGTCATTCCTCCTGAGGATTTTGAGAAGCCTACAGCAAATTAAAATTTTGATAAATTTACAATTTTGAAGAATATTGTATTAACCAAAAATTCTCTTTCTAGGTTTCTCGTATTTCATAGAGAGGAATTTTTGATGGTAGAGTAATAACTCTACCATTTTTCTTGCGAATGTGGTCGAGAGGTTCAAGACGCTGGTCTGCAAAATCAGTGAGCTAGAAATAGTGCAAGGGTTCAAATCCCTTCATTCGCTTGATTTTTATTAAAATTTTTAATATAATATTTATATAAAATATAAATATATTAAAAAGAGAGGTTATTAAAATGGATAATGTATTTTATATTTATTGCCCTTCATTAGATAAAAAAATGAAATATAAAAATAAAATATTAATTTTTAATTTTTATGAAGAAGTTCAAATGTTTGCAAATAATTTTATGCAATATGCTATGACAAGAGCGATAATGGAAAACATAGATATTGTCCCAATTATACAAACAACTCTTACCGTAGTTTCTATAACTCCTTCTTCAAAAGATAGCCCAATAGAAGGAGAAGAGACAATAAATTTTGAAACTCTTAAAGAAAATATAAAAAATAATAATGGTAATGCAAATTAACCAAATCTAATATAAAAGATTAAAAAGGAGAAAAAAGGAATTATGAATAACACATTTATGGAGAATTTAACAAACGCTTCTAACTACGCATATACAGAGAATGGCGGTTTAGCTCATCGCACAACTCGTTCAGCAGTCTATGACTTATTCGCTTTAGGCGGTGCCTACCGCAAGAGAAGTGAAGAGGATTGTATCCTTTTATTTAAGAACGCTCTTGAAGAGAATGAAACTCTAGCTTTAAAGTGTTTATTTTACCTAAGAGATTGCCGCGGCGGTCAGGGAGAGCGTAGATTCTTCCGTTCATGCTATAAGTGGCTAGCTAATAAGCATCCTGAGATTGCTCGCAGAAACTTTGAGTTAATTTCAGAGTATGGTAGATATGATGACCTTATTTACTCTTTAGTTGGTACTCCGCTTGAGGCAGATGCTCTTAATTTTATTAAAATTCAATTAGCTCTTGATATTCAGTGTAAAACTCCTTCTCTTTTAGCTAAGTGGCTTCCTTCAGAGAACGCTTCTGCAACAGAGACAAAAAGAGTTGGAAATATCATTAGAGAGTATTTAAAGATGTCACATAAGGAATACCGTAAGACCTTATCTATTCTACGTGAGAGAATTAATGTCCTTGAGAGATTAATGTCAGCTAATAGGTGGGAAGAGATTGAGTTTGATAAGATTCCTTCTAAGGCAGGATTGATTTACAAAAATGCATTTGCTAGAAGAGATGTGATTGCTAAAAAGTATGCAGCTTTTGCCAAGTCAGAGGACACAAAAGTAAACGCTAGTGTTCTTTATCCATATGATGTAGTAAATAAAGCATTAAAGAATCCATATTCAGGTCTCCCTGATACAGATAGAGTGATGATTGAAAAGTATTGGAATAATCTTCCAGACTACTTAAATGGAAAACCATGTAAAATGATGTGTGTTGTTGATACATCAGGTTCAATGCAAGGTTGGACACCAGATGCTCCTATCAACGTAGCTATTGGTCTTGGAATGTATTGTGCAGAGAGAATTGGGGGTCCATTTAAGAATCATTATATCAGCTTCTCTAGCAGACCTCAATTGATTAAAATTGAAGGCGTAGATTTTGTTGATAAGGTTCGTAGAATTTATAAGACTAATTTATGTGATAATACAGATTTGGTTAAAACTTTCAGGATGCTGAAGGATATAGCTCTCAAGGCTAATCCAGAAGATATTCCAGAAACGATAGTTGTACTGAGTGATATGCAAATAGACGTCGGTAGCTACTTTAGACATAGGTCAGTTGCAACTGAAATGGAGCTAATGAGACAGGAGTGGGAAGCTGTAGGTTTAAAGATGCCCAAATTAGTGTATTGGAACATTGAGGCGAGAGGTGAAGCCAATTTCCTAGACGACGGTCCTAACGTAACATATGTGAGCGGCGCGTCACCTATTATCTTCGAACAAGTTTTATCTGGAGTTACAGGATATGAACTTATGCTAAAAAAACTTGAAAGCAAAAGATATGAAGCTATAAAGTAAAATATAAATGCAGAACTTAATTGTTCTGCATTTTTTTATTGTTATGCGGCAACCTGCTAGGAGCGCCTTCAACCGCAATTCAGATTCAAAATGGCTTTTAGAAATTTTTCACCCAAAATATAAGAAAGGACATTTCTTTATAATTAAATAAAACTCATTTTCATATTTCTTAAAAGGAGGTTGTAGTTTATGGAAATAAAATTCAATGTTATCCATCAAATGTTGAAATCCGCAGATAGTAATGAAAATAAATATCTAGTAGCGGACAGTAAGCAGTATTTAATTGCTACTTTTGTTTATAAAACAAATGAATGGAACGATATTCCTGTTACTGCACTTTTTACATATAATAATAAAACATATGCAAAAATTTTAGGTTCTGACGATGGATTAGCATTAAATCAATGCTACATTCCTTCTGAAGTAATAAAGAGTCCTGGATTCTCAGTTTCTATCTGTTGCGGTGATTTAATTACAACAGATGAAGTTTCTGTTAAAATTTATAAATCTGGATATAAAGAAGAAATTGTTAACTCAGATATAACAACCAATAATATATCCGCACAAATGACTCAACTATTTCAACAGTATGCTTTAATATGCAATCAAATTTTACAAGATTGTCAAGCAATTTTAGATGAAGTTAAAGAAATTAGAGGAGAGAAAAAATAATGGCAGATTATACAAATATGATACAAACTCTTAGTTCTTCAAGTTTGTCAACAGTAATCAATACCAATACTCATAACGCTTTAACTGATGAAGAGTCTGCTATTACAGTAAATAGTTTAAGTAGGACTTTTTCTATTCCTACTTCTTTTACAAAAATGATTGGCATAAAGAATGACCATAATTCTAATGCAATCACTTTTCATTGTCCTCGTTATATAGATGGTTATGATATTTTAAAATGTTCTCAAAAGGTAATTAAGTGGTATAATGTCGCGGCATCTGTAGCTGGCGTTTATCAAATTGAAGATATGCAAGTGCGAGATGAAGATTCTTCAATGGTTGAATTTTCTTGGATTATCGCGGGCGCTATCACATCCGCAGCAGGTAGACTTCAATTTTCATTAGAGTATATTGATGTTAATGAAGATGAAGATTCAATTTGTTATCGTTGGAATACTACAGTTAATGGAGATTTATCTATAGGAGATGGTCTCTATAATGCAAATGTAGATGGCTCTCAACAAATAGGTGACACAGGCACTTTTGAGATTATTTTCGTTGAAGATACACAAGTTAATAAAATGTTACAGGAGGTTTATAATAGTTAAAAATGAGTAAAATATCTATTGTAGAAGCTCTACGTTTAGTAACTATAGCAACAAAAAATTATGTAGATAAACAAGATACATCTATAAATAGTTCAATTGCTACTACTAACAATAGGGTGGACAACCTTTTACAAAAATATCCTTCCTTCTCTAGTTCAGAACGTCAGACTGAATTGGAAGATATTAGACAAAGTATATCTAGTGATAAATATACTGATTTTACTGGCGAAGTTTATACATCTGCGGGAACCGCAGTTAGAACACAAATCAATACATTATTAAATTATTTAGACTCTTTAGATGAAGATGTTGAAACTAAAGCGGATGGATATTTAATTGATGATGATAATAAATTTTATTTATTAAGCAACGGAAAGAAAATTACTGCGGGAGTCTCTATCGCAACTGACCTTTCTGATTATTATACAAAAGGACAGATAAATGGTCTTTTAGCTAATTATGCATCTGCGGATGACCTTGCGACTCTTTCCAATACAGTAGCAAATCTAAATGCACTAGAAGATTTAGATATTGAATTTGATGAAACTACAAGTGAATTAGCTTGGTATAAAAAAGGAGACGCTAATCCTTTAGGTACTATTACTATTACTGGGACAGGCGGCGGTGGAAGTAGCGCAGGTACGACATTTAAAATGACTTATATCAATGAATCATCATTTACTGCAATTTATGGTGATACTAATATAAAGATTGCTTTTAGATGGTCCTCTATTTATGCAGATGATAATTCATCTACAGGACCTGGCTCTATGGTGCTTAATGTCAATGGCGTCCGCGCAGACCAAGATACTAATGTAGCTCAAGGTGATTATGAATATGATGTTTCATCATTATTAGGTAGAGGAACTAATTCTGTTCAAGTTATCTTAACTGATAATACTGGTAGTGTTAGAACTTTAAGATGGACTATTACCACTGTTTCTCTTGAATTAACATCTACTTTTGATGCTTATACTGCATACTATGATGATGCAACTTTTACATATACAGTAACCGCTGGCGGTACATTTGAAAAAACTGTTCACTTTATTTTAAATGGTCAAGAAATAAAAACTGTTACAACTACTTCATCGGGAGGTATTTCTACACAGACAATTCCTTATCAAGCACATGGCGCATATCCTTTAACAGTATATGTAACTGCAACAGTAAATGGAACAGAATTAACAAGCAATGTATTATATTATGAAATTATCTTTGTTAATAAAAGTAGTTCTACTCCAATTATAGCTTCTTCTTTTAATGAAACAACAGTAAAGCAATATGATAACGTTACTATCCCATATTTAATTTGGGACCCAACTTATACTTCTAGCACAAGCTCAACTAGTAGAAACTGTAGACTAGAAGCATTTAATAAAAATACAGAAGAATTTACTATTAATTCATCTATTAATCCTGATAGAACTTTACAATATTGGACTTTAAAATTTACTACAACAGACGATTACAGATTAAGAATTTATGTTGGAACTAGATATAGAGAATTTAATTTATCTGTTGAACCTCTTGATATTAGTGCTTCCCCAATTACAAATAGTTTAGAGGCAGAATTTACAACAACAGGTAGAAGTAATTCACAAAGTAATTATAATGTATGGCAATCATCAACTGCGGAAGGAGGCACTTATAAAGCATCTTTCCCAAGTACTTTTGACTGGGTTAATGGCGGCTGGCAGGTTGATAGCGATGGAAACTCAGTTATGAGAATTAAGGCTAGTAGTGAAAAAGTTACTATTCCTTTAAAATTATTCTCAACTGATTTTAAAAATACTGGTAAATCAATTAAGATTATTTTTAGATGTAAAAATAGTATTAACTATGATACAAAAATAATTGATTGTTATGATAATACAAATGATGATTTAGAGAGTGAGAAGAGACAAGGAATTGGATTAACTCTTTATGCAAATAAAGGTATATTTAATTCTCGTGATATTCAAATGGAAGTTCCTTATAAGGAAGATTCTTATATTGAAATGGACTTAGTAATTTATCCTTCTACTCAAAATAGTTTAATTTTATGGTATCTACAAGGTATCCCATGTTCAGCATCAATCTATGAAGCAACTGATACTTTTGTACAAGAAAATTTACAAACACTTAGTTTAGGTTCTAGTGAATGTGATTTAGATATTTATTTAATTAAAACTTATAATAAAGTTTTAAATCAATATGAAATCTTAAATAACTTTATTTTAGATGCTCCAAATTCAGATGAAATGGTAGAAAGATACCAAAGAAATGATATTTATGATGATTACCATAATATTGTTTTAGATAAATTAAAAACTAAATATATGATTATTACTTCTGATGCAAGTCAATATGATTATATTTTCCCTCAAGTTAAAATAAAAGATAGAGCAAATCCTCCTATTAAAGGAACAATTGCGTACTATGACCCAGATAATAGTAAAAAAAATTTTACAAGTAATAACGTTGGTATTGGTATGCAAGGTACCTCATCTGCTGGTTATGGTAGAGCTGCATTAAACTTAAATGTAGACTTCCAAGTAGACGGTTTTAATTATAGTGAGTCTGGTACAAAAGAATCAACGTTTGCTATGTCATCTAATAGTATTCCAGTTGATTACTTCTGTTTAAAGGCGGACGTTGCTTCATCAGAAGGCGCTAATAACGTTATTTTAACAGATGAATATAATTTATACGACCCTTATGTTTCAGACCCTCAGCTTGATGAACTTTTAGACGCGGCAGCCGCTAAAGGATATGAACCTAAGCACAATAGAGAAACAGAGAGAAGTGAATTAGTTACTGAATTAAAGAACCAAGGATATACAAATAAGATTCGTGGTACCATTGAAGGTCAACCTATTATAGTATTCCATAACGACTCTAGCGGAAGCAAATATACTACAACTCAATTTTATGGAAAGTTCAATATGAACAATGATAAAATTAATTATGATGTATTTGGACAAAACAGAGATAAATATCCTCAACAATGTTGTGTTGAGTTCTTAACTAATGAATCTTTATATTGTGTATTTAAAGAAGATGATTTTAGCGATGATAAGTGGGAAGATGGATTTGAATTTAGATTCCCTAAAAAAGGATATACTCAAACTGATATAGATAACTTACATCGTGTTGTAAGTTGGGTAAAATCAACTGATACAACTGCGGCAACCGATGCTTCTATTACTCCAGTAGTTTACAATGGAGTAACTTATAACAAGGATACCGCAGAATATAGATTAGCAAAGTTCAAAGCAGAATTTGAAGATTATTTCATTTTAGATTCTGCAATTTGGTTATATATATTTACTGAACGTCATTTAATGGTAGATAACCGCGCAAAGAACGTATTCATGGCAACAGATGATGGTATTCATTGGCACTTCAAAAATGACTATGATAACGATACTGCTCTTGGTATTGATAACATCGGTCGTTTAAGCCATAGCTATGGTGTTGAATATAGAGATGGTAGCCAATCATATGGTGGTGAAGAATCTGTATTATGGATAAATTTAGCTAAATGTTTCGCTACTGAAATTTCTAACATGGTTACAGTTAAAGAGAGTGAAGGTGCTTTTAACGCAGAGAGATTAAGTGCTAAATTTAAATCTCATCAGGACGAATGGCCGGAGGCTATATGGATTGAAGATATGTTCAAGAAATATATTAATCCATATGTAGATTACAATGATAGAACTTATATCTCAATGATGTTAGGAAATAAAGACCTTCAAAGAGACTGGTTCTTATTCTATCAAGACCGTTATATGAGTTCTAAATACAATGGACCTACAGTAATATCAGACGCGATTCAGATGCGTATTACCAAGCCTTCCGCAACTGATACATATAATTCACCAAATATAGTTCCACCTAACCAAGATTTAACTATTACTCCATATTCAGATATGTATGTATTAGTAAAATATGGTAATGGTGATTATCAAAAGATAAAAGCTAAACGTGGTGAAGCTGTAACAATGACCGCACCAACATTCGGTGAGACTGGTTCAGGTGGTGTTGAAACTTATATCTACAATGCTTCTCTCTTGACTGACATTGGAGATTTATCAGCTTGCTATTTAAGTTGGTTAGATATATCAAGAGCATCAAAGTTACAAAGAATTATCGCGGGAAGCCAGATTGAAGGATACCAAAACCAAGCTTGGCAAGCAGGTACAAGTATTTCATTTAACTCTGATTTAATTAATACAATTGATATAACAGGATTAATTTATTTAAATACAACAATTGGTATTTCTGGTTGTACAGCATTAAAATATTTCTATGCTGAGAATACTAATGTTCCTTCTGTAACATTAGCTTCTAATAGTAATATTCAAATTATGAAATTGCCAGCTACAATAACTAACTTAAAACTGCAATACTTACAACAATTAAAAACTTTAACATTACAAGGTTATAATAGTTTATCAAGTATTACAGCAGAATATTTATCTACAACTGCTGACCAATTATTAGTTAATATTATTAATAATAGTGTCAATTTAACTTCTGTTAGATTGCTTGATATTTATTGGATATTAAGCGGAGATGGCTCTGATACATTTGATATATTAAAGAAATGTAAAGGTATTACTGAATCAGGTTCTTTAGCAACTTCTTCAACCAATTCATATGTAACTGGTACAGTAGAAATTGAAACAATTAAAGAATCAACATTAGCTGAATATAGAAAACAATTCCCTAGTTTAAGTTTCTTATTTAATAAGACACTTTATACATTATCATTTAGGAATTATGATAATTCAGTTTTAGCAGAATATACAGTCATTAAAGGTTCAGATGGATACGACCCAATTACAACAGTAGACGCTAATAACATAAAAATAGATACACCAAAGAAACCTAGTGACTCTAAATATAATTATTATTATAATTCTTGGAGTAATAGTTATATGAATGTTACTGAGGATAGAATATTAACCGCAACTTATGACGCAGTAGCAAGACATTACAATGTTTACTTCTTTAAAGAAGATTATGAAACATTTGCGGCTAACCCAAGTGCTTATACCCCTTACTACAGTATTACTGGAGATGAGGAAGGTAAAAATACAACTGCAATTAGTTATGGCGGAGATGTCGATATGAATACTATACCTGACCCATTGGAAGATGAATCTGGTACTTGGTTAAAAGGCGGATGGACTGTAGTTAAAACAGATGGTTGGAGAGATGAAAGCACAATTATTCCTCCTAACTTTGAAGAATTAGATACTAATGAAACTTTAACTATACAAAATATAATAGGTACAACATTATGTTTTGCAGTTACTTCTAAAGTAACATTACCAGCAAGTAAAAAAGAGTTCCAAAGTTGCTCATGGGGTGAAATTAATGCAGTTCTAAACGCGGCAACCGCAGGTAAATTAAACTTATCTGATTGGTGGACTCTTGGACAATCTAAGAGTGCTATATTAAATACAAAAGAAAGTACGTTATGGACTTTAATAAGTATGGATAATCAAAAAGGTATTGATTTACTTCCAGCGTATACTTCAGTTCAAGCATATCAGATGAACTCTCAAAAGAGAAAATCTTATTGCTATACTATTAATGGAATTGACGCAGATAGCGATACCTTTACATATGAATACACAGGAAACAGTGATTATATAGTTTTAGCTCCTCAATTTAATTCAATAGATAGATTAGGACGTCCTTTATTAACAACTATTACAGTTACTACAGGTGGACAAACTAAAACTTATGATTTTACTAAGGGAGCAACTTTACCAAGCGGAATCGAGTTTGAGAGTACTGATGGAGAATTAATATACAATGAAGCTGGCTTTACTGAATTAAGCGGAAACGTATCTATAAGGATTCCAGTATCTAACTCAAGCGTCGTTAAAATTGAGACATTCTTAAAAGGCGAATCTTGGAATAATGGCGGATGGTTCTATAGTGAACTTCGTGAACGCGCGAATGATGAGTTTTATAACTCGCTTCCAGGATTAATGCAAGCTTTAGTAACACCAAAGAAGAGAGTAAATTCTATAGGTAATTATACAGATATAGAAATTACCTATGATGGCGATGATGGAACTTCAACCGCAGAATTAAAAGCTATGAATGATGAAGATATATTTATAACTACAGAAGATAAAATATGGATTTTAAACAATGCGGAAGTCACTTCAATTGCCGCAGACGTAGATAAATATCCAGTGTATGCTAAAGAAGGTTCTACATTCTCAGTATTTACTGGAAATGATTCTCGTGTCCGCCATCGTCCAGAGACAGCATTAAATCCAAAGAATGAGTTCTACTGGTTAGGTTCAACTTATGTTGATTATGCTAACGGCTTTGGTGCAGTAGATAAGAATGGTAAATGGAATCAAGGCTATCCAGCTTATTCATATTTTCCATGTGCTTTTGCTATTGAAATGTCTGCAACAGAATAAAAAATAAAGGGTGTTTTTTTAAAAAGCACCCTTTAATATAAAATAGGAGAATTATAATGTGGTATAAAGTAGTTAAGAATAATACAGTCATTGATTTGCTAAAAGACCCATCCTATGTTAAACTTCAAGAACAATATAATTTAAAATTATTATGCGATAAAAGTGAAGCTACTCAGGTTCTTTCATCTGATGGGGAAGTCTGTTATGATTTAAGTGAGTATGTATTATTAGGAATTTCAGAATATGAATATCTTTCATTAAAAGAAAAAATGTTCTCACAGCAAGATATATCAAGTGTTGCCGCAGTTAAAAAATATCATACTCAAAATATGGAAGAAATTTATAATTATTCTACTTCTGAAAGAGCTGAAGTTAGTCAATTAAGAAAAACTGTTTTAGAAATGGAAAATACTAATAAAGAATTAAAACAAATTAATTCAGAAATGCAAACTTCAATTGAAGAATTGATTGCTAGAAATCAAGAACTTACTAATTGTCTTTTAGAAATGAGTGAATTGGTTTATGAATAAGAGGTGCGGAAATGAGTAAACTATGGGCAGAGCAAGTTATAAAAGGTATTAAATCTTTTAATGATGTTCCTCGTTTATTAAAAGAACAAGTAAAAAAAATTTTAATAAAACAAGGATATGAATATTTAGTTTCAGAATAAAAAAAATAGAGAATCTCGTTTTAAAGATTCTCTATTATTTTTTTGCTTTGAATAATAAGATACCGCAACTTCAGACATATGAACTAATTTCTTTACATTATATTCTCTAATAAACCATTCTGAATTAGAATTTACAAACCAACCATAATAAGAAATGCATTGATGTGCTAATTTCTCTGGTATTCTCTTATTAAATTGCCCGTAATGTATATAAGTATAAATATATAATCGTCTAGCCTTTAAAAAGATACATGGTCTAACTTCTGTATGAGTTTTATAAATTACATATCCCATCATATCTATTGCGCGACCGCGTCTTTTACCATCTTTACTAAAATAATCTATTGGAAATATTTGCCAAGTATTTTTAACTTCTAAGTCTAAATACTCTTTAAAATATTGAACTATCTTAATCATCGCCGTAGCTAATTCAGATTTATTTTCTGCTATAAGAATAAAGTCATCCATATAAAATAACATAAAATAATAATTACGACTTAAATTTGTTTCTATATAATGATAAGCAAATGATAAGTAATAATTGCATAAATATTGACTAAGAAAAGAACCTATCGACAATCCTTGTTTAAAAGAGTCTATTAAATAAAAAATAAGATATAGTAAATCTTCATTATCTATATCTTTCTTTAATAACTTTTTCAATCTTCTAGTATTAATTGAAGGATAACATTTTCTAATATCTCCTTTAACTGCAAATCTCGTCTTTTTAGGAAAAGTTCTAATACAATTTTCTATTAATTTTTTACCAAATACCTGACCTCGACCAGGCATTGAAGCACATTGATAGTCTCCAATCTTTTTCTCCCATACTTCTCTTGCATAATAAACTGCAATATAATCATATAATTGATGTTTAATAGATTGGACACCTATTTCTCTAGTTTTCTTAGAATTGCTATCATATTTCTCTTTATATTTAATAGGTTTAAAATGTACCGTCCGCGTCTTAATCTCATAAGCGAGGACATCCGCGATTGTATATAAGGTTCCTTTTAAAAAATCTCTATTATATTTAATAATATTTCTAACTTCATCTTTACTAAAACTAGGAAGATATTCATTAATGAAATTTATAACATCATATCTATTCCACTTATCAGATAAACATTGAGTAATACAAAAATAAATACCTTCCCTATCTAAAATGTTTACATTCTTACAATAAGAATGGTGCATAAAATAATCCTCTTTGATTTGATATAAAGTGTTCAAAAATAATTTGGTTATTGTAAAATATTCTTTTTATTGAAAATATACAAAACTAAATTATAATTTACTAACTTCATTGCATTTTCATGCTTTAACTTTTTCAAGTTAAAAAATCAAAAATTAAATGAATTTTGAGTAAAATACTCTAAGCTAAGACCTCTTTAGGGCGCTTTATAATTTTATCAAGTTTAAATAAATTATCTAGTTAAAATTATAGTGTATCAAAGAAAACGTGACAGGATATTCCAGTTCGAGTTACCGAGACTATTGTTCGCATTCAGAATCCAAGCACCAGCATTGGTACCATTGTTCAGATTGCCAAACCCCGCAAATTATAAAGCCTTGTATATTTTATTATATTAAATTATTTAGAACTTTATTTCAAATTCCTTTCATCTAATATTTTTTGAACCTTTTCTTTTAAAGACGCAGGTACATCGTCTATGGTTTTTAGTCCTTTTAAAATTAAATCTGCATATATTTTATCCATATAATAAATCCTCTATTAATTTTATATATTTATTAATTCATATATATCACATAATGCTAATTGAGCATCATTTAACTTTTGTTCTAATGTAGCCAATTCTTTAGGATAATCTACATCGCTTTTTGGAGTAAAAGAGAAATAAAAATCAAGATTTGATTCTATTGTCTCTTTACTTAATTCTGTCCTAAATTGGTTACAATCATATTGATACATTAACTGACCATTTTCATCAGTAATTTCCTGTTCATTACGACAAATAATAACATCCGCATAATCTGTATCAGGCAATTTGAAATATTCAAATTCTTTTTGTTTAATTGGTGATTGTAACATCATACTTTCTTATTCTCCTTTTGATTATGCGTTAATACTATTACACATTCCATTAGGGCTTAGACGCGACAGGATATCCCAGTGCGAGGTACCGAGACTATGGTGCGCAGCCAGAAGCCAAGCACCAGCACCGGTACCATAGTACAGAGCGCCAAACCCCAACCATTCTCTTTGTCCTGATGTTCCTTGGTCGAAGTATATATAATCTGCAAATCCTGTATTTGATGTTGCACTAAATTCAGTTGGAACCATAATGCTATTATTTAAATCAATACTATGCTTAGAAATATATCCATTTGTATAACCAGGTATAACAAATTCACTCTTTTTACTATTAGCTTTCATAGTAGTTACATTAGTGCTTATCTTAGTTGCATCATGGCAAATATAAACATCTCTTTGAACTGTAGCATCTTCAACAGTTTGAATATCCATGATTACATTACCTAATACTTCATATCCACCTAAGAAACATTCAATTCCACCAATTAATACTGGATATTTTTGTGATGTAGCCGATTCACCCGCAGAGCCATCTATTCCTAGTACATTATCACAAGCCCCTGTCCACCAAGGCATTGTTACCATAAACATCGTAGCATCTGTACTAAAAGCTTCAGTATCTAATGTTACTCTACTATTTGATGTTCCTTCAATAGCATTAATACTAAGAATTTTTGCTGACCATACAACATCATGATTTGTAGTATTATATCTATCTCCACTTATAGTACCAATAGAAACATATGAACCTACTACTAAATTATTTGCATTACTTGTTGTTAATATTGCATAATTCTCATTCTCAGTAGATTCTCTACATTGATAGGTATAATTATAACTTGTACATCCACCTAACACACTTTGTGAATTTATTGTAGCATATTTTATCATTATTTGTAATTGAATAAAGAATAAATCAGCACTAGTCTCCGCACAGTAGTAATTATTATGTTTTCTACAATAAGCAACTAAATTATTAAAATTAGGTTTAACTGTAGTATTAAGTGTTGCATTTTCTCCAGCAAGAGGTTTTCTTCCACTTGCACTATAAGGCTTACCATCAATATCAACCATAGCATATTTACTATGTACCATAAATCCTTGATTATTACCACTTGGGTCTAAACATTCTTGTAATAATGTGTAGCCATCATATCCTGTATCACTAACTGAAATATACCAATAGTAATCATCTTCCCATGTCTTTGCATACCAAGGCATATTTAAAATACCCACTTGTCCATTTGAACCATCACGAGCAAATTTATTATCTGGGTCTGTACTATCTTGAAGTGCTGTTATTATTATTTTACCTGTTTCATCATCTAATTCCCAATTACATTCAATAGGTTTGAACATTGGTTCACTCTCATAATCATTTCTATTTTTTGTAGAAGGAGAGGAAGGTGTACAAACCATATTTTCATTATCATCCATCTTCATACCAGTTGAACTAGTAGAAATATCATATCTTGGAAATTTAGTTGTAAATACTTTACCTGTTCTTTGTAAAGCATATGATTTACTTATATAACTATTAAAGCTATTATTTTCGTCCACTATTTTAGATACCTCCATTAACTGAACAGTTAAGTCTTGAACGCTTCTAGCTAAACTCTCAACAGTATCATTATTAGTGTCATTAGCTCCGCTATCCCAAGATGAAATTACTTTTTCATCTGCCATATAAAGTTCTCCTTTTCTTCTCTGTTCTTTTTCATAATTATATTATAACACGAAAAAGTTTATTTGTCAAATATTTTTTAAAATGATGCTAATATAAATAAAAAAGATTGCCCAATAACAAACTTTTATTGATTTTTAATTAAAATTTTGATATAATATTTATATAAAACAAAAGGAGTTGATAAATATGAACAAGCACTATGCAGTATCTGACCTTCATGGAATGTATGACCTATGGAAACAAATTAGAGATTATTGTGATGATACAGATACTATTTATTTCTTAGGTGACGCCGCAGATAGAGGTCCAGATGGAATAAAGATTATCAAAGAATTATTATCAGACCCTAGAGTAATTTATCTTCAAGGAAACCATGAAGAATTTATTGCTTGGCAAGATATGTCATTATGGATGTATAATGGTGGGAAAAATACTATAGATGATTTTAATAAACTATCACCAGAAGAACAAGATAATATTACAATAGCAATATCTGACCTTCCTATTAAGAAAACATATATAAATACAAAAGGACAAGAAATTATCCTTACCCATTCTGGCTACTGTGAAAATCAGGGACAAGGATATACTCCTTGGAATTATTATCTACAAGGAAAACAAAATCCATATTTATGGGATAGAAGCCACATATATGAAGGGTGGAATTTTGATAATAATACTTATATAGTTCATGGTCATACTCCAGTAGGCTATCTTGGAAATGAATTAAACATTATAGCTCGTTATTCACATAAACCTATGATTAATTATGAAACAGAAGTAATTAATTATTGTGAAGGACATAAATTTGATATAGATATGTGTTCTTTTAGAACAGGAGTTGCTGCATTATTTGATTTAGATGAATTAAAAGTTGAAAAATATTTTTATACATATAATGAAAATTAATATAGAAAGGAAATTTTAAACTAACAATGACATTAATATTATTAGTTATACTCATATATTTATTACTTCTTGCAATTGCTTCAGGGTTAGGTATTTTATTTACTTTTATATTAATAAAAATATTTCATATAGATAAATTTTAACAAAGGAGAAACTATGAAAGATAAAATACTACAAAGATTAGAAGAACATTGGAATTATGCCGTGAGTCTTGGTTATAATCCAGATAGATTTTTAGGCATATGGTGCTATGGAAGTCAGAACTATGGATTTGCAGGTAAAAATAGTGATGTTGATAGTAAAATAATTATACTGCCTTCATTTGAAGATATATGTTTTAATAAAATATGGTTATCAAAAGAACTTCATTATGAAAATAATGAACATATTGAAATAAAAGATATTCGTTTATTGAGAGAAATGCTCATGAAACAAAATATTAATTATACTGAAATATTATATACTCAATATTCTATTATAAATTCTAAATATTTAGATTTATTTAATAATTATTTTATTAAAAATAGAGAAATAATCGTTCATTACGACAGAAATAAAGCTATCAAAAGTATAGGAGGTCAATTACTCAATTTTAAAAGACAAGATTTAGCTAATAATAAGACCCTTTATAATACTTATAGACTATATTATTTTTTAGAAAATTATATTAACAATAAACCATATATAGAATGTATTTATCCAACAGATGAAACTCATGAATTTTTATGGAAAATAAAATATGGCTTATTAAATAATATTTCTAATAATAATGATAATAAAATAGCTATGGGTGAAATTATTCAAAATAAAACACGAAAATTATTAGATAATAATAAAAATATAGATTCTCCATTATGTAGTGAGGCGGCAGCCGCCCTTAACGCAGGAGTAACCGAGATTTTAAAGGCATCATTTTTAGAGGATGGGAACTTTCCACCAACCGCCGCGTCTAAAAAAGAGTTCTTTAAAAAACTAACTAATGCTGAGATAAAGGCTTACTATTCTATTGTAAAAGAAATACGTGAGGAAGGTAACATCACTATATCTAAACTAGTGGAAAAAAATTCCATTTCCCGCCCTGTTTATAATAATCTTATTACTAAAATGAAAGAAAATAATATTGCTACTATTGTAAATATGGGTATGAAAGGTACATATATAAAAATTCTTGAACCAGAGCTAAAAAGTGAAGCTATAAATTATTAACATTAGAGGAGTTTATTGCTCTCTCTTGATTTTTAATTAAAAATATATTATAATATTTATATAAAATAAAAGAAAGGGTGAAAACAATGAAACATACAGGAGCTTCTCGTATTGCAAATTATAATGATGTTAGTGCAAAAACTATACCAAATAAAGATAGAAAAAGAATTAGACATAAAAAAATTAATAATAAGACTGATAACTATGAAGCTTTTTCATTAGTTATATCTACTAATGTTTTAATTATTTTAGCTAATATTTTAATTATTTTAATTAATATTTTTATAATAAAATAAAGAAGGGAAAGAAAATTAATATGACTTTTAAACAATTACAAAAAGAACTCCAGCAATCAATAAAAGATAAAAATAGAGTAAGAAAAAATGTAATCGCAGATATGATTACTTGTGCCAAAAATATGGCAATTGAACAAGGGTGCAAAGATAATATTACAGAAGAAATAGTAGATGCCGCGATTTTAAAGTCAAAGAAAATTTGTCAGGAACAGATAGATACCTGTCCAGTCCAAAGACCTGACATATTAGAAGGTTATAATTTATGTATGTTGTATATTAATGAATTAGCGCCAAAAATGATGTCAGAAGATGAAGTTCATGAGTATATTATACATGAGTTAAATAATATGAAACAAATTTATGCAACTATTAATAAAGGCAATGTTATGAAACATATGATGCTTATATTAAAAGGCAAGGCAGACGGAAAACTTGTTAATAAAATAGTAACAGAATTATTAAAGGAGAACAAAGAAAATGAATAATAAATATTATAATTCATATAATAGGGATAATTTCCTAGCTTGTATGTATATTATAGCAATGATAATTTTATTAATAATGTGCTTTTATAGACCAATTAATAAAATTAGTAATGAAAGACAGGTTATAGTTACAGTAACAGATAAAAATGTTAAAAACAATGGTGATAGTGGTAAATATCTTATATATACATTAGATGAAAATAATACCATAGCTACTTATGAAATTACAGATAGTTTTTTAAGAGGCAGATTTAATTCATCTGATGTATATGCAGGAATTGAGATTGGTAAAACTTATATCTTTACTATCGCAGGCTCTAGAAATGGTTTCTTATCTTGGTATCCTAATATTTATGAGTATCAAGAGGTAGAGTAGTGAATAATGAATTGGAAGAATATAAAAAATTATTAGAAGAATGTTTAGCTGAAAAAGGTTTAACTTTTCAAGATTTTATAAATAAATGTTCAAAAGAGGTTCAAAAAATATTAACAAAAGAAAATACACTTCAAGAAAATATTTCAAATTTAAAGAAGCAATTAAAATATTGTAAAAATCCTATGGAAAAAAAGAAACTTGAAAAACAGCTTAATGAATTATATAAAGAACGGAAAAAGAAGAAAGGATAAAATATGGATACATCTGATTTAGCTAAAAGAATGAAAAATTATGAACAAGTTAAAGAGTCTAAATTAATAAAACGAATACCTGTAGCCATTAGAGTTGATGGCAGAGCTTTTCATACTTTTACTCGAGGCTTTCAAAAACCTTTCGACCCCATTTTAATGCAAGCTATGCAAGAAACTATGATGTACCTTTGTAAAAATATCCAGGGCTGTGTTTTAGGCTACACACAGTCAGATGAGATTACTCTTATTCTCTTGGATTATCAGAATCTTGATTCTGATATGTGGTTTGATGGTAAGGTTCAAAAAATAAGTAGTATTACTGCATCTATGGCTACTCTTGCTTTTAATCAAAATTTTAGTAGAATAGCTACAAATTATATTAATATATATGATAAGCCCTTTGTAGGTGAATATACAAAACATTATTTAACAATCTTAAATAATGCAATAAATAAAGGTGCGATGTTTGATGCTAGATGTTTTAATATTCCAAAAGAAGAGGTTACTAATCTTATTTATTGGCGGCAACTCGATGCTATAAGAAATAGTATTCAGATGGTAGGACATGCTAATTTTAGTCATAAAGAACTTCAAAATAAATCATGTAGAGAAATAAAAGATATGTTATATGAAATGGGCGTAACTTGGGATAATTTTCCTGTTTATAAGAAACGTGGAAGTTGTTGCATTAAAATTACACCAAAAAATCAAGAACGAGTTTTGTTAATTAGAGGAATAACTCCTATTATGAGACCTCAATGGACTATTGATAACAACATACCTATTTTTAAAGATGAAGGAAGAGAATATATAGAAAAATTAGTGGATATTTAATTATTTATTTTATTTTTATAAAAATTTATAATATAATTATTTATATAATAAAAACAAATAATAAAATTAAGGAGAAAATATGGGAAGATTATATGATGACAATAACGAAAATTATAATGGAGGAGGCATGAGTAGACAACGTGATTTAGTTCTTTCAACAAATGAATTTTGTTTCTTGCAGAGTCAAACCAATGGAGCTATTAAAACATATACTGGACCTATAACTATGGCAATTTCCGCACAGGAATCTTTAGTAATATTTAATTCTAAGACAAAACGCTTTGAAGAAACTACTGATTTTGGAAAAGCACGTCAGCTTTTTACATCAGCCCCAGAGGGTTGGTATGTAGTATTAAAGAATCCAAGTCATGATGGCTCTCATCCAGATGCGGCAAAAGCAGTAAATAGTCCTGAATTGTTAATTGGACGCAAGGTAAATATTGCAGGTCCTTGTTCATTTTCTTTGTTCCCTGGTCAAATGGCAAAAGTTATACAAGGACATCGACTTCGTTCAAATCAATATTTATTGGCAAGGGTATATGATGCAGATGCCGCCGAGAAAAATATGGCTTCCGCAACAGTTGTTAATGTTGAGGGCAAAGAAGTTGAAACAAGTAAAAGTAAAACATATCATGCAGGGCAACTGTTAGTGATTAAAGGTACTGAAGTTTCTTTCTACATGCCACCTACAGGTATAGAAGTGCTTGCAATTGGAGAGAAAGATGAATATAATGGAAATAATTATATTCGTGATGCTGTTACTCTTGAGCGTCTTGAGTATGCTATTTTAAAAGATGAAGATGGGGAAAAGAGATATGTTCATGGTCCAGCAGTAGTATTTCCTGAGCCAACTGAAACTTTTGTAGAAACTCCATCTGGCGGAAATATTTTTAGAGCATTAGAATTATCTCCTATTAGCGGAATTTATGTAAAGGTAATTGCTGAATACGATGATAAAGATAAAGAAGGCAATATTATAAAACATCATCCTATTGGAGAAGAGTTATTTATTACAGGAAATGACCAAATGATTTATTATCCTCGTCCTGAACATGCAATGATTCAATATGATGGAAAATATATGCACCATGCTATTGCAATCCCTGAAGGAGAAGGTCGTTATATTCTTAATCGTTTAAATGGTAAAATTCAAACAATAGAAGGACCTAGAATGTATTTACCAGACCCACGTACAGAAGTAGTGGTAAAGCGTAAACTGACTGAAAAAGAATGTAATTTAATTTATCCTAATAATAATGAAGTATTAGAATATAATAAGACTTTATCTGAGAAAGTTGTTCAAAAAATGGCTCAAAGAGGCAAAGCAGACATGACAACAGATATGTTAAATAGCATGTATGCAACTTCTAATCAAGAAGCTACACTTGCAATTTTTGAAGCTAATGCTAATATTAGTAGAGGAACTTCTTATACTAAACCTAGAACTATCACTCTTGATACAAAATATGACGGTGCTGTTGCTGTTGGAGTATGGACTGGGTATGCTATTAATGTTGTGTCTAAGACAGGTGAAAGAGAAGTCATCGTTGGACCTACAACCAGATTACTAAAATATGATGAAACTTTAGAGTCTATGACTTTATCTACTGGACGCCCTAAAACAACAGACAATTTATTAGAAACTGCATATTTAAGAGTAGAGAATAATAAAATTTCTGACCTTATTAATGTTCAAACTAAAGATTTTGTTGATGTTGAGATTAAAGTATCTTATTGTGTAGATTTTCTTGAATCTTATAAAGATAAGTGGTTTAATGTAGAAAATTATGTAAAATATATGTGTGACCGTGAACGCAGTTTGCTTAAGAGAGAGGCTAAGCAATATAGCATTGAAGACTTCTATGCAAATACCGCAGATATTGTACGGAAGGTTGCGTTAGACCTCGATACAGAGCATAGTGAAGACCGAAGAGTAGGTCGTTTCTTCCCAGAAAATGGTATGCTTGTGCACGATGTAGAAGTTTTAAGTGTTAATATAGAACGTCATGTTGCTGAGATTTTAAATGAGCATCAAAAGGAAATGATTACACAAGCACTAGAATTATCAGATGCTGCAAAGAAAATGCAAATGGCTACTCAATTAGCTGAATATAATCGTAAAGAAACTGCACTTCAACATGAAAATGCTATTAAATCTATTGAGTTAAAAATTGAACGTGAAACTAAAGAAATGGACGCTAAAGCTAGCTTAGCATTAAAAGAAAGAGTAGAAGCGGAGGCTGCTAAAAAAGCTGAATCTGATATGCAAGCTATTCTTAATGATATTCAATCTGCGCAGTTAGAGCGTAAAAAGAAAGACGACGAGGCTGAGATTGAAAAGAAAAAGCAGCTCGCAGAAATTGAAAAAGCAAGACAAGCAGCTTATGCGGAAACAGTATCTAATATTATGAAATCTATATCGCCTGACCTTGTAGCAGCTATGAATGCAAAGAGCAATGTAGATATTATGGAAAGTTTAGGTAAAGCAGTATCTCCTTATTCTATTGCAAAGGGAGAAAGTATTCCTGATACCATTAATACTTTAATTCGTGGGACCTCTTTCCAAGACATATTAAAAAATTTAAAATCTTCAGAGAACTAAAATGACAAAAGAATGATAGAAATATCATTCTTTTTGATTTTATTAAAAAAATATTATATAATATATTTATAAAATAAGAAAAAGAAGGTATGATAATAAATGGGGAAAAAGAACAACAATGGTTTTACAATTAGTAGAATGTTTTGTACTGAGTGCGGAAAAGAAGGTGTAATGGTGCCTCGACAAGTTGGTAAACAAAGAGAAGCTGGTCATTTGAAAAGAATATTTTGTTTAAATTGTCAAAAAGAGACTAATCACGCGGAAATTCGCCCTTTCGGAGCATATAGATTAGAAGATTTTCAAGAAGAGTTCCGCTTAGGTAGATTTGTAAATGGAGAAAAAGTTCCTGTAGCAGAATTATTAAGTTGTTCAAAGACAGATTGTGAATATAACAAGTCTGGTAAATGTTGGAACTCAAAAGGTGATTATTCATGCGGGCATCGAATTTTAAAAGAAAATCCTAATGATGAAACAAAAAATTTATTGAATAGAGGTTGGTAATATGAGTAATTTATATATGTTAATGGGATGCCCAGGTGCTGGGAAAAGCACATGGACTCGAAATCATATAAATATTGAAACTGATAAATATATTTCTCGTGACGAAATTAGATTTTCTATGGTGTCAGAAGATGAAGAATATTTTTCAAAAGAAAAGCAAGTATATACAGAATATATAAGACAAATTAATGAGAATTTAAAAGCTGGATATAATGTTTTTGCAGATGCAACTCATTTAAATAGAAGTTCAAGAAATAAGTTATTAAGAAATATTACAGTCAAGCCTAGTTCAATTGAAGTTATATGGATAAAAACTCCATTAGAAGAGTGCATCAATAGAAATGCAAATCGCGCGGGAACTCGGTCATATGTTCCTGAAAACCAGCTTCGCCGCATGTATGGTAATATTGAAGCACCAGATTTTGATGAAGGATTTAACAAAATTTATATAATTGAAGATAATAAACCTATTCAATGTCGTATAAACGCTAATATTATTAAAGATGAAATTTATATTAATTAATTATAAGGAGGAATAAAAATGTCAGAAATTTGGCTTACTAGTGACACTCATTTGGCGCATAATAAGGATTTTATCTGGAAGCCACGTGGTTTTAATAGTATTGAAGAAATGAATGAAACAATTATTGAAAGATGGAACTCTGTTGTAGGATATAATGATATTGTGTATCATCTTGGAGATGTTATGCTAGGCAATAATGAAGAAGGTTTAAAATTATTAAGCCAACTTAATGGGAATATTATTTTAGCTCTAGGGAACCATGATACGGATACCCGCGAGAAGTTATTCAAAACTATTAAAAACATTAAAGATGTTCAAATGGGATATCGTATTAAAGTAGGTAAAAAAACTTTTGTTTTAAGTCATTATCCGCAATTAGTTGCAAATATGGGTGAAAAGAAATTTATTTATAGCCTGCATGGACATACTCATAGTCAAAATAAATGGAGCGACGTGCCACATACTTATAATGTAAATATGGATGCCCACAATTGCTATCCTGTTAATTTAAATACTATTATTGAAGATATCAATAAGAAAGGAGCTTATTAAAATAAATGGAAATATTTGCTATTTTTCTAATTATGGTTATTGCAATAATTCTTTGTGCTATAATTATTTCTATTTTATCTTTTGCTGAAGGCTGGATAATTGGAATATTCATTAAGAAAATTTTTGGAGTAACTTTTTGTGCTGGATTAGCTTTATTACATATTAATATTAGCCCAGATTCAATTCCTTTAATATGTGGAGTAATTAGTGTTATTGGCATGATATTTGGACATAGCGGAACTGGCAATAGTAAAGAATTACAAGAAAAAATTAATAAAATAAGAAGTTAATATTTTATATTAACTTCTTTTTTTTATTTGGCAAAAGTGATTAATTTATCTAAAATGAATTTAATATTTCTTATAAAAGTTTATATTTAAAAAAAATGGAGATATCACATTTATGTTAAATGAGAAAAAAATAAAAAAAGAAGAGGAACTGTGGGCTGCTAAAAAGGATTTAATAAAAAGACAACAAAAAATAGATGAAGAAAAAAAAGAATTACATAAAAAGAAAAAAATTACTACAACAAAATTATTAATTTTATTTTTATTTATAAATTGTACTATTATTGAATTATTTACTGGCTGGACTGTTGTTCAAAGTTTGCAATTAGCAAAATATACCAATTTAGCTCCTGATTTTTCTCCATTAACTACATTAATAGGAGTTACAATAGGAGAAATTTTTTCTTTTGCTATCTACGCTTTAAAATCTACTAAAGAAAATACTAAAAATGGAATTACATATGATATAGCAATGAAACAATTTGAAATAAATAATAATAATGATAATATTGTAGGATAAAGGAGATAAATATTATGGAATTTTTAATTTCTAATTGGGTTTTAATTATTATAATTATTGCGGCTATTGCTGCAATTGGATATGAAATTTATATTTTTATAAAAACCCCAAAAACAGAACAAATTGCAAAAATAAAAGAATGGTTACTTTATGCAGTAACTATAGCAGAAAAAGAATTAGGTTCAGGGACTGGACAAATTAAGCTTAGTTATGTATATAATATGTTTTTAACTAAATTTCCATATCTTTCAAAAATTATTTCTTTTGAATATTTTAGCAATTTAGTAGATGAAGTTTTAGACGAATTTAAAAATATATTAGAACAAAATTCAAATTTACAAAATTATATAAATAAATAATTAAGGAGAATTAATATGAGTAAAAGTAGTTTAGTTAATTACACAAAATTAAGCCCTAATCATAGTGGAACTAGAACACATAAAATTGATAGAATTACTCCACATTGTGTTGTAGGTCAATTAAGTGTAGAAAGTTTAGGAAATACTTTTGCTAATTCAAGTAGACAAGCTAGTTGTAATTATGGCATAGGCACAGATGGTAGGATTCTTCTTTGTGTAGATGAAAATAATCGTTCTTGGTGTAGTTCAAATAATGATAATGACCAAAGGGCTATTACAATAGAATGTGCGTCAGATAAAACCGCCCCTTATGCTTTTAATGATAAAGTATATAATTCATTAATTAATTTATGTATAGATATCTGTAAAAGATATAATAAAACTAAATTAATTTGGATTGAAAATAAAAATACTGCATTAAACTATACTCCAAAAGATGATGAAATGTTATTAACAGTTCATAGATGGTTTGCCGCAAAGTCATGTCCTGGTGATTGGATGTATAATAAAATGGGCAATTTAGCACAAGAGGTAACAAATAAATTAAGCGGGGTGTCGGTTAGTGCAACTTCAACTCCAGCTAAAGTTTCTTCTACCTCAACTTCCGCGTATAAAGTCAAGGTAACCGCAAGTATTTTAAATATTAGAAGTGGTGCTGGGACTACTTATCCTATTGTTGGTAAAATTACTGATAAAGGTACTTATACTATTGTTCAAGAAAATAATGGTTGGGGTAAGTTAAAATCAGGTGCCGGTTGGATTTCTTTAAAGTATACTGAGAAAGTGTAATATAAGTGAGTAGCATTTTGCTACTCACTTATTTTTTTTATTTATTTTAACTAATTTTTAGTAAAAGGACTTGACTTTCTTCAAAAATTATATTATAATAAAAATGAAATAAAAAATAGCTTACTCAATTATTATAAAATAGAAAAGGACAGTTTAAAAAATGATAGAAATTTATACTGATGGAAGTAGTAAAGGTAATCCTGGTCCAGGTGGTTATGCCATTGTAGTAAAAGATAAAGAAACTCAAACAATAATTGATTGTGAAAATGTTCAAGAGCCTCTTATTACTAATAATCAAGCTGAATTAAAAGCTATTCTTTTAGCTTTTGAATTAGCACAAACTAAATTTAAAAATGAAACTTGTTTAATATATTCAGATTCAGCATATTGTGTTAATATATGTAATTCATGGATATATTCATGGGCAAAAAATAATTGGATAAATAGCAAAAAGAAACAAATAGAAAATATTGATTTAATTAAATCTCTTTATAATTATCTTACTATAGATTTTTTTAATTGTCAAGTAATCCATTGTAAATCTCATTGTGGAATTTTAGAAAATGAGCTTGCAGATGCACTTGCTACTAATAATAAAATTAAAATTGCCAAAATTATAAATAATACTACTTTAACAAGAATTAATATAAAAAATTGACTAATTTTATAAAGTATGATATAATTAATTATAATAAATTAAGAAAGGATTGTAAGAATGTCAAAGTTATATAACGAAGATAGTATTGAAAGTTTATCGCCTCTTGAATTTACAAGACTTCGACCTGGTGTATATGCAGGAGATACAACATATTCTACACAATTATTAGTTGAAATAGTTTCTAATGCTGTTGATGAATTTAGACTAGGTAATGGAAATAAAATAGATGTGACAATAGATAAAGATGAAATTACAGTTCAAGATTATGGACAAGGCTTCATTCCTAATTCATTTAGAGAAGATGGTAAAACTATTCTTGAAGCAGCATTTAGTGTATTAAATACATCTGGTAAGTATAGAGAAGATGGCACATATGAAGGAACTTCATTAGGTTCATTTGGTATTGGTAGTAAAATTACTACTTTTTTAAGTCATTGGTTAATAGTTGAAACACACAGAGGTAATCAATATGAAAAGATTATTTTTGAAGAAGGTGTTTTTGCAAATAGAGTTACTGGTCCTTGGTCAAAAGAAAATGGTACAGTTGTTACTTGGAAACCTAGCGAAGAATTTTTTACACATACAGAGGTGGATATTAGTAAAATTAAATCTTTGTTTAAAACAATCGTATGTCTATGCCCAGGTCTAACTATTCATCTTGATTATAATAAAGAAATTACAGATTTCTATTCAGAAAATGGATTAAATGATTTAGTAGATGAAGCAACAAAAGATAAAGAAATTATTAAAAATCGTTTTAGTATGAATTTTGTCGATGGTAAGAATAAAATGGATATGGTATTAACATATACATCAAATTATTCTTCTACTATTGTTCCATATGTAAATACAGGTTTAACTGAATCTGGTCCACATATAACTCAATTAAAAACAGCTTTAACTAGAGAATTTAATAAATTTTTTAGAGAGAAGAAATGGCTTAAAGAAAAAGATGAAAATTTAACTGGTGATGATATTCAAGAGGGGATGTATATAGTATTTAATATGACAGCTCCTAGCGTAGCTTATGATGCTCAGGTAAAGAGCAGAGTAACTCGTATTGATACAAAACCATTTATACAAGCTCTTGTAGAAAATCTTCAAGTTTGGTTTGCGGCTAATGAGAAAGAAATAAAAGAAGTTGCGGATAAGTCGATTAATGCTCGCAAAGCGAGGGAAGCCGCAAAGAAAGCTAGAGAAGCTGTTAGAGATAAAGAAAAGAAAAAGAAAGAGAAAGTTTTAAAATTTGATAGTAAACTTGCAGATTGCTATTCGAAAGATAGATTAAGTTGTGAGATATATATAGTGGAAGGTGATTCAGCCTCAGGAAACTTAAAGATGGCTCGTGATAATAAATATCAAGCTGTAATGCCAGTAAGAGGTAAAATATTGAATACCCAAAAAGCTAGTCTTGCACAGATACAAAAAAACGCTGAAATTATGACAATGATTGATGCTTTTGGATTACATATTGACCCTAAAACTATGAAAGTTACATATGATAAAGAAGATTTGCGGTATGGGAAAATTATAATCATGAGTGATGGAGACGTAGATGGCGCCCATATTAAGAATCTATTCTATACATTTATATGGAATTTTTGCCCAGAACTTATTATAGATGGATATGTTTATGCAGGTGTTCCACCTCTTTATAAAATTACAATAGGAAAAGAATATAAATATCTTAAAAATGATGAAGCGCTTGAAGAGTTTAGAAAAGCTAATCAAGGTAAAAAATATTTGGTTAATCGTATGAAGGGCCTCGGTGAGATGAGCGTTGAAGAGACGGAAGAAACTCTAACGAAGCCAGACCAACGCATTATTAAACAAATTACTGTAGAAGATGTAGATGCAACAAATATTCTTTTTGAACAATTAATGGGAAATGGTGTGACAGCACGTAAAGCCTATATTAAAGAGCATAGTAAGGAGGCTACTTATAATGAAGAATGATGTTAAACAAGAGCTTGGTACAAACTTTATTGAATACGCGGTTGCTGTCAACACGGACCGAGCTATTCCAGATGCAAAATCTGGATTAAAGCCAGTAGCAAAGAGAATTTTATGGTCTGCATTTGAAGAAGGAAGATTATTTTCTAAACCTCATGTAAAAGCTGCTAGAATTGTTGGAGATGTAATGGGTAAATATCATCCTCATGGAGACTCAAGTATATATGGCGCAATGACTAGATTATCTCAGAATTGGGTTATGCGTTATCCGCTTATAGATTGGCATGGAAGTAATGGAAATATATCAGGTGATGGGGCTGCCGCAATGCGATATACAGAGGCAAGATTATCTAAACTTGCGGAAGATGGAATGTTAGCTGGAATTAAAAAGAGAAATGTTGATTTTACAGTTAATTTTGATGAAACCCTTGATGAGCCTGTAACTCTTCCCGCAACTTTTCCTAATCTTCTTTGTAATCCAAATACAGGTATCGGAGTAGCAATGGCTTGTAATTGGTTGCCGCATAATTTAAATGAAGTTGCTCAAGCTATATATGATTATATAGATGGAAAAGAGGTTACTTTAGCAGGTCCTGATTTTCCAACTGGCGGAATTATAATAAATAAAAATGATATTCCTGAGATTATGAAAACTGGGCATGGAAGTGTAAAAATTAGAGGAAAATATAAAACTGAAAAGCAGAATATAGTATTCTATGAAATTCCTTATGGCACTACTATTGAAGGATTATTAGATGAAATAAGTAAAGTTTGTGATGCAAAAGAGATTGAAGGTATATCTGAAATTCGTGATGAAAGTAATAAAAAAGGAATTAGAATTGTTATAGAATGTGAGAAAGGCGTAAATCTTGATTCTATAGCTATGAAACTTTATAGTAAAACTAATCTTCAAACTTCAATTTCATACAATCAAGTAGCTTTAATTGATAAAACACCAGTTGAATTAAATTTAATTGATTGTATTAAAATATATATTGAACATAATATTAATTGCATACAAAAAGAAGCTGAATTTGATTTAAAAAAAGCTACAGATAGATTGGAAATAGTAAATGGCTTAATTAAGGCTCTTGAAGATATAGATAATATTATAGCTTTAATAAAGAAATCTGAAAGCGCGGCAATGGCTAAAGAATATTTAATGATAAAATATCATTTTACTGAAAATCAAGCTAAAGCAATTTTAGCTATGAGATTAAGTAGTTTAGCTAAATTAGAGAAAGTTGAATTAAATCAAGAGAAGAATGAACTGGAAAATAAAATAACTGATTTAAATGAAATTATTGCAAGTCAATCAAGAAAAGAAAGTATTTTAAGAGAAAGACTTCAATCTCTTGTAAATAAATATGGTGATGCTAGAAGAACAGAACTTGCACAAATTGAAGTTCCAAAAGAAGAAAAAGAAATTGCGGAAGTTATCCCAGAAGATGTAGTTGTTATTCTTACCCAAACTGGTGATATAAAGCGTATTCCTAAAACTTCATTTAAGACTCAAAGAAGAGGCGGCAAGGGGGTTAAAAATGAAGATGAGGCTATTTTAACTTCTATTTCTACAAATACTATTGATAACTTATTATTATTTACTTCAAAAGGTAAAATGTATAAATTATTAATAGATAATGTGCCTGTTGGAACTAATTCATCAAAAGGAATAAATGTAAGAAATCTTATTAATATTGAACCAGATGAAAAAATAGTGGCGGCAACCTCTCTACAACATCAAACTAGTGCTAAATATGTAGTATTCTTTACTAAGAGAGGTCTTATCAAAAAGACTTCATTAGATGAATATACAAAAGTAAAAAGAAGTACGGGAATTGCAGCTATCAATATTAAAGAAGGCGACGCTTTAGCTAATGTAACTTTTATTGCAGATGAAGAAATTATAGTTGTGACTAAGGAAGGTATGTCTATTCATTTTACAACCAATGAGATAGCAGCTATTGGTCGAGTAACCGCAGGAGTTAAGTCTATTAAACTTAATGATACTGATGAAGTATTAATTGGTTTACCTATTCATAAGGATACAGATTATTTAGCTATCTTTACTGAAAAAGGTTATGCTAAAAAATGTTCATTAGAAGAATTTCCTCTTCAACAACGAGGCGGTAAAGGAGTTATGGTTTATAAACCTAGTGGCGTTACAGGTAATATAGCAGGAGCTTTAATGATAAATGATGAAGATAATATTCTTTTAGTAGGAAAACCTAATTCAATATGTATTAAAGCTACTGAAATTCCTTTATTAAATAGAATTAGTATGGGAAATATAATGGTTAAAAGTAATGTAATATCTGCGGTTAAGCTATAGAGCTGCCGCAGACTTAAAGGAGAATAAAATGGCATTTGATAAAAACAAAATTCAAGAATTATATCCAGAGGCGATAATGTATGAAGCTATGCTAATTCATAAATCTACTGATAGTCAACTCCAATCTGCTTGTGAAAGTGGAAATTATTTTGGAGAATTAAAGAAAGATGGATATTGGTATCAGTTTGAAAAACATCAAAATAATTCATATTTATTTTCTCGTAGTTCAAGTAAAAAGACAGGTTTACAAGCAGAAAAAATAGCCAATGTTCCTCATATCGCAGAAGCTCTTGATTGTTTACCAGTAGATACAATTTTAGTAGGTGAAATATACTATCCAGGCGGGAGTTCAAAGAATGTAACTGAAATTATGGGATGTTTACCAGATAAAGCAATCTTGCGTCAGAAAAGTGGCTGGGGTAAAATTCATTATTATATCCATGATATTTTAATGTATGAAGGAGTGGATTTGATAGCCAATAAAGTTGGAAATGAATTAAGATATAAAATATTAGAAAAAATATTTAAACTTCATAATTTAGACCAATATGATTTTTTAGAGTTGGCGGAAGCCTGGTATGATAATCTTTATGAGAGAGTAGGAAATGCACTTGCCGCAGGTGAAGAAGGCATGGTTATTAAAAAGAAAGACGGAATATATGAGCCTGGAAAACGTCCTGATAGTAATCTTAAAGCTAAAAAAGTTGATTTTGCTGACGCAGTGATTATAGGATTTGAAGAGCCTACTAAAGAATATTATGGAAAAGAAATTGAATTATGGCAATATTGGATTAAAGATAATGAAGAAGAAACTCGTTTGCCTATTGATTTTCATTATAGAGAAGAATCTGTTATTCCAGTAACAAAACCTTATTATTTAAATTGGCATAATTCTCGTATTCACATTGGAGCATATGATGAAAATGAAGAACTTAAAGATATAGGAATAATTCATTCTGGTATATCTGATGAAATGAAACAAGATATGTCAGAGAATCCAGATAAATATTTAAATCAGGTATGTGCAATTCAATGTATGGAAAAATCTAAAACTGAACATACTATTAGACATGGCTTTTTTAAATATATGAGGGAGGATAAAGACATCAAAGATTGCACGATTAAATCTATCTTTTGATTTTTTTAAAAATTTTTGATACAATATTTATATGAAAGATAAAAGAAATAAATATATAAAAATAATAGCTAATAAGTTAGTGGACTTAGAAAAAGAATTGCAATTGGGCAAAAATGTTCAAGAGAATAGAAAGAAAATTAAAGATATTATGGACTCTCTCTCTTTAGAGGATGCAATTAAAGTAGATAGTTATATCATAAAGAAAAAATTATTGACATAATAAAAATTTTTTGATATAATAATATTAAATAAAATAATTTATAAGAAGTTAAAGGAGATAAAATAATGGCATTAAAGGAAAATAGCCTCAAGGTTTTTAATTACGTAAAGAGCGTTAATGGTCAGAATATTACAGCAGCAGATATTGCTGAAGCAACAGGATTAGAGACAAAACAGGTAAATGGAATTGTAACATCAGCATTTCAGAAGAAAGAGCTTATGGAACGTATTCCTGCAGAAGTAGAGCTTCCAGACGGAACTCATAAGCCAGTAAAGCTAATCCGTTTGACCGAAAAGGGACTCGCATTTAACCCTGATGCTCAAACAGAGGAATAAATAATGACAATTTAAATGGATTAAGTGATAAACTTAATCCATTTTTCTTATATGGAGGTGCTTAAAATAACCTTTTTAGAAATGTTAAGTTTAGTAGTTCTTATTATTGGTATTATTTTTATTATTATCAGCTATAATGTTATGAATAAAGCTCATAATATTAAAGTAAATAAAGATAATGAAATAAAAGAAAAAGAAAAAATACAACAAGAAATATTAAATCTTTCCTATGAGAAAACAAAGTTATTAGAAGATATTACAAAAGAAAAAGAAAAAATTGAAGAATTATATGAAAATGAAAAAAATCAAATTTCTGAACAATTAAAAATTTATAGACAAAATACTGATTATGCAAGTAATAAATATTTTGAAAATCTAGAATTACAATATCAAAATGCGGAAACCGCATATAAGAAAAAAATAGAAACTTTAAATATAGAATTTAATAAAACTAATCAAGAACTTCAAAAACTTAAAGATACACTTGCCGCAAGTATTCAAGCAAGAGTAAGAGAAAAAGAAATTCAAAATGATTTAGCTTTCTATTGTCTACAAATTTCTGATATAGATAAAACTGATATAACACGGCTGGAGCAGGTTAAAAAGACTTTGAACAAGCCTCGTGTGCTTAGTATGTTAATATGGCAAACTTGGTTCCAAAAACCTTTAAAAGCATTATCAGCAAATATACTTGGAACTAAAACAATAACTGGTATTTATAAAATTACAAATATAGAAACTGGAGAATGTTACATCGGTCAAGCGTCTGATATTGCAACTAGATGGGCGGAACACGCGAAATGCGGACTTGGAATCGACACTCCCGCAAATAATAAATTATATCAAGCTATGCAAGAATATGGTTTATGGTCTTTCTCTTGGGAGCTTTTGGAAGAATGCCCGCGAGATTTATTAAATGAAAAAGAAAAATATTATATTGAGCTTTATGATTCCTATAATTTTGGATATAATTCTAACCATGGGGTGGGAAAATAAAATGAATTTAAAGAATGGAGACATTTTTGGGACTAATAAAATTATAGAAAGAGATTTTTCTAAGAAACGAGAATATTGGGTCTGCGAATGTCAAATATGTAAAAGTATAAGAAGTGTACGAAGCGATAATTTATATCAAAAATGTAGAAGTTGCGCTGCTTCTAATAAAAGAAAAACTGGCATCAAAGATAATTTAACTGGGCGTCAGTTTGGAAATTGGACAGTTTTATATAAAGCTAATAAATCAAATTATTGGCATTGTAAGTGCAAATGCGGAGAAGAGAAAGACGTTTTTAGAGGCAATTTAACTTCTGGAAAATCTTTAGGGTGTGGTTGCACGAACTCATGGGGAGAAACACAATTAAAATATTTATTTAATAAATATGATATTTTTTATAGTACACAATTTTCTTTTTCTGATTTAAAGACTGATAAAAATTACAAAGTTCGTTTTGATTTTGTAATTTATGATAATCTAAATAATATTTTTTGTTTAGTTGAATATGATGGTCGTCAACATTTTCAATTTGACAATAACTGGAAAATGACCAAAGAAGACTATGAAAGATTAGTATATATAGATAATTTAAAAAATGAGTATTGTAAAAATAATAACATTTTATTATATAGAGTTAATAAAAACACTAATTTAGAAAATTTTGTTTCCAATCTTGCAGAAGAATTGAATAAGAAAAACGAAAGGGGAGAATAGAATGGAATTTAAGAATGGTAGAGTTATGAATTTTGAAGGGGCTTTTAGAGGAATGAGGAATCCTCTTGAAAGTTGGAATAAAAGTGATAGTTATTTTGGAATAGTTGATGTAGATTCAGATATTGATTATGATATGGCAGCTGTATGGGCAGAAAAAGAAAAGCCTGAATATTATGGCGAACATTTTGGAGAGCATGAAGATGAAAGAATTGAACTTGAAAATAAATATGATAAATGGTTTATGATGAATGGATTATTATATAGAAATGATATAGATGATTATTATGAAGTTGCTTTTCTTGGTCCAAATGATTTAGATTTAGCTCAAAGGTTAATAAAAGCTGGTTCAGAGCATCGTAAATTTTTGCGTCAAATTTTTTTATCTGTTGATATTACGGCTCCGATATATTGGTGGAAAGAATTTGATACCTACCTCATTGGAACTGTACGCAATTCTACTTCTACCATGCATAAGCTAGCTTCAACTCCTATTACTATTGATTGTTTTGAAACTGATGATATTAATAGTATTTATGAAATTGATAATCAATTAACAGAAACATTAAGTGGATATGATGCAAATAATTATATTTATAGTTTTGATGATGGAGATACTTTTCTTTCTGATATGATTGATTTTTTAGAAAGTTTAAGACAAAGGTATCTTAAAACAAAAGATAAAAGATATTGGAAAGAATTAATTCGTTGGCTACCAGAATCTTGGCTACAAACCCGCACAGTAACAATGAACTATGAAAATATTTTATCTATATGCAAACAGCGTGAAGGACATAAACTTACAGAATGGCATCAATTTATAGAATATGCAAAAACTCTTCCTTATGCCAATGAGCTATTGTTTATAAATAATAATTGATTTATTAATTAAATTATTATATAATATAATTATAAAATAAATAAATAAATAAAATAATTATATTAAAGGAAGATTAAAATAAATGACAAAAAAAGAAGCGTTTATTAAAATGGTAGAAGAATTGCTTAATCCTCTTGATATTACAGAGATAAGTAAAGATGAAACTACTAAAATGGCATTAGAATATTTTGATGAATTAAAAAATAATAAAACAAAAGATAAAGTAGAATTAACTGAAAATGGAATAAAAATTCTTGCTTTTATGCAGAATAATTATGAGAAATATAATAATATATTTAAATCTAAAGAAATTGGAGAAGGATTGTTTGTATCTTCTCGTTCAGTGTCAGGTTCAATGAAAAAGTTAGTAACAGAAGGTTTTGTTGAAAAGATAGGTTCAGACCCAGTAGCTTATTCAATTACTGATAAAGGCAAAAGTAAAGATTTAAATTGACATTATTTAAAAATTTTGATATAATTTTAGTATAAGATAAATAAAAGAAATAGTAAAATAATAAGGAGATAATAAAGCATGAGGAAAGCATTAAATCAAGAACATATTGAAGGTAGAGTTTATCAGCATGAATTAGCGATAAAGACAGTTCAAAATCAGCAGTCTGCTAATTTTGGAAAAGAATTTATTAATGGTAATATAGATATTGCTGTTGATGAAGAGGGACTTAATGTTATTCAAGTACATTTTACATATGTAACTGAAACTACAAAGAATGGCGGAAAGAACGCTACATTTACAGCTTTAAAGAAGATTATAGAAGAGGGCAAGGCTTGGATTACAGATGGCAAAGATGCTGCAACAAAAGTAAAGATTGATACAGCTCTTGCATTAAATGATTTTTATACACAAGATGATAATTTAGTATCTGTAAAGATGAATGAGGGCGGATTTGTTACTATAGTAACAGAGTTATGTCCAGAAAATGAGAGAAATACATTTAATGTAGATATGTTAATTACTTCTGTAACAGCAGTTGAGGCAGATGAAGAGAAGAATATCTCTAATCCATATGTAACCATTAAGGGAGCGGTATTTAATTTTAGAAATGATTTGTTACCTGTTGAATTTATTGTTCGTAATGAACAGGGTATGAAGTATTTTATGAATTTAGATGTAACTAATGCAGAGCCAGTTTATACTAAAGTATGGGGTAAGATTAATTGTACAACAGCCACTATTGAAAGAACAGAAGAGTCTGCATTTGGAGAAGCTTCAGTTAAGACTTATGAAAAGAAAACTAAGGAGTGGGTTGTTACAGGCACTGCAAAGGTTCCTTATGATTTTGGAGATGAAAAGATTTTAACTGCTGATGAGGTAAGAACAGCTTGTCAAAATAGAGAAGTTATGCTGGCAGAAGTTAAGAAGAGAAGAGAAGAGTGGCAAGCTTCTCAGGCATCTAAGAATACTACTCCAAATGCTTTTGGAGGTCCAGTTGAAACAGCTCCTGCAAAGAAGGGCGGATTTAATTTCTAAATAATATAAGGGCGGAAGCCCTTATATTTCTAGTTTAAATTGATAATAAATAAGGAGAAAATATATAGCATGATAGATTTATTAAATATACAGCCTCATCAAGTTAGTCGAGACCTTAGGGGTTATTCAGTCTTCTTCTATGGAGAGCCAAAGAGTAAATAAAACTGCTCTCTTTATAGGTAACTATAAAGTTCACATCGCAGAAAAATCGGGAACTTCTATTTAGATGAATCCGAAGGGAAGTTATAATATAACAATTATAACACACGCAACGCGTAGCTTTTGAAACTATTATTTTAAAGGAGAATGTTACACATATGGACATCCAAGATATGATTCAATTATATAATGAAGGAAAATCTTTAAGTTTTATTGCAAATAAATATAATACATATGGAGCAAAAATTAAAAAAATTCTTATTGATAATGGAATTAAAATAAGAACTAGAGCTGAGCAAAATAAAATTACTAATCAAGAGAGAGGAAAGAAAGTTAATCATACTTATTTTGATAATATAGATACTTGTCAAAAAGCATGGCTACTTGGTTTTCTTGCGGCAGATGGTTCTGTAGCATCAGATAGAAATAGAATAAAAATAGGACTAAGTTCAGTAGATAGAGAAATTCTTGAAAAAATTCAGAAAGAATTAAACTCTGAAAGAGAAATTTTAGATTATGAAACTAATCAAGGATTTCAAATTTCAGAATTAAGTTGGAGTAGTGAAAATCATAAAAATAAATTAGTTAAATATGATATTGTTCCAAATAAAACTTATAAAGGAATCCACTTACCTCAATTTGAAAATGATGACTTTAAATTAGCTTATATTTTAGGATATTATGATGGCGATGGTTGTTTTAAAAATGATGGAACAACTTGTAGATTTGAAATTTGCTCATATGATAAAACAATTTTAGAAGATTTTGCAAAAATAATTAATCAAAAAATTAATAGTCATAAGGAAGTATATAAAGACCCTAGTAGAGAGAATTATTATACTTTAACTTATTCGACTAAAGATGTTATACAAATTTTAGATTCTATGTATCAAATTATGAATAAAACAAATAGTTTTTATCTTCAAAGAAAATATAATAAATATATAGAATGGAAGAAACAAAATAATAGAATATAGTAAAGCCAAGAGTCTGCGACTTCCTTAAATAAGGAAGAGAAGGTACGCTAAACTGGATTGGAAATAACCAGTCGATGAAAATGAGAGTAATCTCCAGAGTGTAAGATAAAAAACTTACAGTTAATAACTAATTGGGTAAAACCACAATAGCCACTAAATTTCCTAGGCATTTGTTATTAGCCTTTGAAAAAGGATATAACGCAATTCCAGGTGCGATGGCTCAACCTATTAATTCTTGGTCTGAATTTAAAAAGGTTTTAAGACAACTTAAAGATGAAAATGTTAAGGCGATGTACGAAACTATAATTATTGATACTGCGGATATTGCATATGATGATTGTGAGAAATATATTTGTGCAAATGCTCCTCGTGGAGACGGCAGTTTTGGTGTAGACGCAGTTGGAGATATTCCTTATGGTAAGGGATATACAATGGTAGCTAAAGAATTTGATGAATGTTTAAGAAGTATTGTTCAGATGGACTATGGTCTAGTTTTAATTAGTCATGCGGCTGATAAAACTTTTAAAGATGAACAAGGTAACGAGTTTAATCAGATTGTTCCAACATTAGGAAGTAAAGCTCGTAATATAGTTTCAAGAATGTGCGATATTATAGCATATTCAAGAGCAATTCAAAATGAAGATGGAACAACTTCTACAAAGCTATTTATGCGAGGTACACCACGTTATATAGCAGGCAGCCGTTTTAAGTATACACCAGATTATATAGATTTTAATTATAATGCATTAGTAAAAGCTATTAGTGATGCTATTGATAAACAAGCTGCGGAAGATGGTACTGAATACTTTACCAATGAAAGAAATAACTTATATTCTAATGTTACACAAGAATTAGATTTTGATGAATTAGTTGATAGTTTTAATTCTATTGTTAATAATTTAATTGTAAATAATTCAGAAGAATACTTTAAGAGTTATTGGCAACCAAGAATTGTTCAGATTACTGACAAATATCTTGGTAAAGGTCAGAAAGTAAATCAATGTTCTCGTGACCAAGTAGAAGCACTTGATTTAATCATTACGGATTTAAAAGAATTAACAGAAAATTTAAATCCAGCAAATGAATAAAGAAAAAAATGAGGCTAGCTTTAAAGGCGAGCCTCTTTTTGATTTATTTAAAAAAATATGTTATAATATAATTATAGAAAATATTAAAGTGAAAGAGGTCAATAACTATGCATATGGTAACTTGCATTTATTGTAAAAAAAAGTTTGACCGAGATAAAGTTCCTACTATCCAAGTTTCCGCACGTCGTTATGCTCATAAAGAATGTGCAGAAAAGGGCGAGGCAAGTAAAACTCAAGAACAAAAAGATTTAGAAGCTCTTGAAAAATATATTATGAAACTATTTGATATGCCTTATGTTAATGCTAGAATAAGAAAACAATTAAAAGAATATCAAGAACAATATAATTATACTTATAGTGGTATATTAAAAACTTTAGTTTATTGGTATGAAATTAAAGGTAATTCTACAGAGAAAGCTAATGGCGGTTTAGGAATAGTTCCATATATTTATGAGCAGGCTTGTCAGTATTATTATAGTTTATATTTAGCAAAATTGGCAAATGAAGATAAGGATATAGAAGAATATAAACCAAAAGTAAAAACAGTTGAAATATATCCGCCAGAAGCTAAAACTAAAACTATAAGATTATTTAATTTTGATGATAGTGAGGAAAGTGATAGTGTCTAAATATGTAGATATACCATCTATTATTCAAGTCATAGGAGCAATATATAATTATCCTTCTTTACTTGATGAAGATGATAAATATTATTTTAATGAAGAAGATTTTACAGAAGAATTTCATAAAATTCTTTTTGGTTCTATTTATAATTTACACGCTTTAGGTGTAAAAGAAATTAGTCTAAATGCAATAGAAGATTATTTAGAGCAACGTCCAAAACAATTGGCTGTATATAAAGTTAATAAAGGTGCGGAATACCTTCAAAAGATAAGTCAAAATACACAGTTTGCAGCTTTTGAGTATTATTACAATAGAATGAAAAAAATGACTTTATTAAGAATGTATCAAAGTATTGGTATGGATTTAACTTGGTTATATGACATTGATAATATAACTGATTTAAAAAAGAAGCAAGCTCAAGAAGATTGGTTAGATAATACTCCAATAGACGATATAGCTGATTTAATTGATAAAAAAATTACTGATATTCGTTTAAAATATGCTGATAATAGTCAAGGTGGTATTCAAAACGCGGGAGATGGTGCTATAGAGCTCCTACAGCAACTTAAAGAGACTCCTGAAATTGGATATCCGCTTTATGGACCATTAGTGAATACAGTAACTCGCGGAGCAAGACTTAAAAAGTTTTATTTGCGGTCTGCCGCGACAGGAGTTGGTAAAACTCGTTCAATGATTGCTGATGTTTGTTCTATTGCTTGTGATGAAATATATAGTTCATCAGAACAAAAATGGATAAATAATGGTACTAGAGAGCCTGCAATGTTTATTTCTACAGAACAGGAATTAGATGAAATTCAAACTATGATGATAGCATTTTTATCTGATGTTGATGAAGAGCATATTCTTAATGGAGAATATTATGTCGGAGAATGGGAGAGAGTTTGTTATGCAGCTAATCTTTTAAAGAAATGTCCTTTATATGTAGAGCAATTACCAGATTTTTCTTTAAAAGATATTGAAAATACTATTAAGCGCGGAATCCGCGAATATGGAACTAAATATATCTTTTTTGATTATATTCATTCTAGTATGAAAATATTGGGTGAAGTTAGTTCAAAAGCTGGAGTAAAAGGATTAAGAGAGGATAATATTCTTTTTATGATTTCAATTAGAATAAAAGATTTATGTAATCAATATGGAGTTTTTATTATGACAGCCACTCAGTTAAATGCGGATTATCGGACTGCAGAGCAATATGACCAGAACCTTTTGAGGGGTGCAAAATCGATTGCTGACAAAATAGACCTAGGTATGATTATGTTAGAGACAAGCCAAAATGACTTAACTGCTCTTGAAGATGTTATTAGGTCTGGCGGATTTGAAAATCCTAGTATTAAAATATCTGTGTATAAAAATCGTAGAGGTAGATATAAAGATATTTTATTATGGTGTAAAAGTAACAGAGGAACTTGTAAAATAGAGCCTATGTTTGCGACAAATTATCAATATGAGCTAGTTCCAATGGAAGATTTAAAGATAAAAATTAAACCTAAAATAGAATCGAGTGCATTTTAATAATGGATAAAGATGAATTAAAATTTAATTTAACTATAAATCAAATATTAGATTATACAAATGAG